CGAGAAAAACCCGTCTATTGTAGAGACGCAAAAATGGCCTTATATCGTCCAATTGAGTTACTTGTACTATGATACTGAAACCAGAACGACGATCGATTGCCGAGATTATATTATAAGAATTCCGGCAGGTGTTATCATCTCACCCGAAAGTATTGCCATTCATAAAATCACACCCGAGATAAGCGATGATGAAGGGGTCGGCATTAAAGCCGTATTGGATAAATTTAATGCATGCCTGCAAGACTGTGATGTAGTAGTGGGGCATAATATTTCATTTGATAAACGGCTCGTCATGGTCGAGAGCATTCGACATAAAATGAAACAACATTTTACAACAATGGGTGTAAGAAAAGCCGAATATTGTACTATGAAAAAAAGTGTTGATGTATGTAAAATTCCGGTGACGAGCAAAGAAGGCGATATTTATTTTAAATACCCTAAATTGAGTGAACTGCATGAACATCTATTTAATACCGTACCGAAAGGACTACATAACGCTATGACGGATGTCTTGGCGTGTTTACGCTGCTATGTACAACTCGAACATCATTATGACATCGCTCTGGATAGTAATGCTATATTGATGGCGATGATCAAGACCTATTAAGACGAGGTAAGCGAGCCAATTTAACTTCTGCCATGCCATTTTTTCTATAAAAAACAGTAACAATATCGGGATAGGTTTTTTTCAGATATTCAGCCGCTTTTTTATTCATATCTTGTCGATCAGTACCTAAACCACCCGGCGCGTTAAACTTTGTTTTAGGCACAATGTTATTAAAACGCACTACCCCGCCGTCCATTTTATAATATAATATAGACTGCTCAATATCCTCTTTACCTTCTGTTGTTGGAATTAAGCTTTTTAATTTTCGATTAATGTAACCAAAAGTGACGCCAATAATAAATTTTAAATCGGTAGTTGTTTTAGTATACATGAAAAAAGCATTTCTGACAGGGTAGACACCCCAAATATACAAGTGCTCTTTTTTTAATATTTTATAAGCATCATTGAAAAACTTATCCAAGTCTTTTAGTTTGACTAACTTACCCGCAGGGGCTTTGCCTACTTGTCTAGTGCCTCTGTTATTTGCCCGATCGGAAGTATGTTTACGAGTAGACTTTGTTGAGTTTGACCCTCTACCACCCACCAACTGCTGTAATTCTTCCACATCATCGTCCAATGATACAATATATTTATTCTCTGGAAAGTAATTGGATATAAAGACGCGTTGGTGAGCTATACCGATTTTCCCCACCACTATTTTATGATAATGCGTTTTTGGAACTGTACTATCATATAATTTCTCCTGCTCTTTGTTCGCCACGAATATGTATATTTTATTTTTAGGTACACCACCCTTTAACAACGTTGTCAAGGTTTTATCTACTATTTCATTCGCACGATTGTACGAGGGTATAGCAACAACATAATTGGATAAAGTAGACATTTATATTATTAGCTTTTAAAAAAAGCTATGACCAACCTTTAAAAAAGGTTGTGCCAAAACCAACTTAATACTTACATCGGTTTTGGCGGGCTTTTTTCAAAAGCCAATTTACATCGGTTTTGGCGGGCTTTTTTCAAAAGCCAATTTACATCGGTTTTGGCGGGCTTTTTTCAAAAGCCAATTTACATCGGTTTTGGCGGGCTTTTTTCAAAAGCCAATTTTCAAAAGCCGTTTTGGCCCAACCTTTTTTAAAGGTAGTATATATAGTAAATAATAAATATGATTATAAAGAAAGAAAAAAAGAACGGCGTAGAAATTATACATGTCAAAAAAGATAAAACCGATGAAGAAATGGAAAAAATAGCCAATACATTAATTAAACCAGCGAGTATACATTTTATAGTAAAACATGATACAGATGTGTATACAGAAGATGGAAAATTGTTGCTGAAATTTAGAAAACATAAATTACCGAAAGCAGAAATAACGCAATTTTATGATAATGTCATTAATTTCGCCAAACGCACCTATAGCTCTAACCGCGGCTCTACTTCTGCGAGTAAAAATAAAAATGTCTATGAAAACCCAAAAGTATTATCCAACATTATAGGTTATATGGATAGTTTTTCGCCCTCTCAAAAAGTGCTGTTTAAACAGCTGCGTAAAACGATTAATATTATTGCGCGCGAGTGTAGATTTAATGTAGAATATCCGGAAAAATACAAACAACTCATTCCTTTAATACAGAAGATTGACCATTTATATAAAAAAATGTTGCCCACGTATTACGCTAAACAAGTTAAAAAAGCCAATCAGACCTATTTTAGAATCCCGAAAACAGCATTTACGACGATTACGACCAATGTGAATTTTCAAACCAGTATTCATAAAGATAAAGGCGATGATGCAGAAGGTTTTGGCAATTTAGCTGTTATTGAAAACGGTAAATATTCCGGCGCCGAGACATGTTTCCCACAATATGGTATTGGTGTAGATGTCAGAAATGAAGATATATTATTTATGGACGTACATCAATGGCATGGAAATTTACCCATGATTTATGATGAGAAAGATGCGATTCGTTTGTCTATTGTATGCTATTTACGGTATAGAGTATGGGAAAATACACGCAAAATATCTAGAAAGGTATTGGACAAACATAATAAAACTGTTAAAAGTATTAAACAACCGGCTTTGGAAAAGGGCTTTTGAAAAAAGCCCGCCAAAACCCATGTAAACCGGCTTTTGAAAAAAGCCTGCCAAAACCGAGGTAAACCGGCTTTTGAAAAAAGCCTGCCAAAACCGAGGTAAACCGGCTTTTGAAAAAAGGTTGAACCAAATCAACCCTTAAGTTTACATCGGTTTTGGCGGGCTTTTTTCAAAAGCCCTTTTCAAAAGCCCTTTTCAAAAGCCGTTAGCTGGAACACATTTCACAAGGTTCATCATCCAACAAATCCATAGTATTATTATTATTATTATTATACATCTTGCTCGGCGCAATCGTAAACTGCTGTGCCTGATGTTTCGCCTTGCGGCGCAAATAATACATTCCCGTTTTAAGTCCGGCTTGCCAAGCGTAAAAATGCATGGAGGTCAGTGCTTTGTAATCCGGGTCTTCCATCCATAAATTTAAACTCTGGCTCTGACAAATATAGGCGCCCCGATCCGCCGCCATATCAATCACATGTTTCATCGGAATTTCCCATACAATTTTATACTTGTCTCTCATATGCTGTGGAATAAAGTCAATATGCTGAATACTGCCTTTATTTATGATAATGTTATCTTTTAGTTCTTCATTCCATAGACCAAGATCCATTAGTTCTTTCATTAAATATTTATTAACAATAACAAATTCACCTGCGTTGGTTCGCCGGCTATAAATATTACTGGTAAACGGCTCGAAACATTCATTATTGCCCAGAATCTGTGAGGTGGATGCAGTGGGCATAGGGGCCACGAGTAGAGAATTGCGCAATCCATGCGCAATAATACTTTCTTTCAGAGCAGACCAATTGTAGCGTTCATTGCCGGGCTGAACATTCCACATATCAAACTGAAGAATGCCCCGTGCCGCGGGTGAATCGGCAAAAGAACTATACGCGCCTGCTTGTGAGCGTTCTAAATTTTTAAGTTCAGCCAGGATAGGCTTGTGGGTTTGTAAAATGGAATAAAACTCTTTATTCATAGGATTATAAGCGTTACATATTGGATTGCTCTGGTCTGTAAACAGCTGCGACCCTGGAACCCAAACCTCATTCAATGCTTTTTGTCGTTCAATCGCAATTTCATTCGAACACTCTAGGGCGGCATGATACATGGTTTCAAATATCATTTTATTTACTTTTTTCGCAGCGTCGCTATGAAATGCGATATCCATCAAGACAAAAGCGTCTGCTAGGCCTTGTACACCAATACCAATCGGACGATGTAAAAGATTACTGAGTCGGGTTTTTTCTGTAGGGTAGAAATTAACGTCAATGACTTTATTTAAATTACGGGTCACCACTTTGGTAACGTGGTGTAGCTTTTCATAATCAAATGTTTTATAATCTTTATCAATGTTCACAAACATACCTAAACCTATACTGGCTAAATTACACACAGCGGTTTCGTTCGCATCGCTGTATTCTATAATTTCGGTACACTGTGACGTAATCATACCATTAAAAATACCCGCATGTTTTTTGGGTTCATTAAAACAATAGGTATCGGCTTTTCTGCCCGAGTTACTGGTTTTAGTAATATATACAACTTCTTTTTCGTTGCTACTGTTGCTACTGTTGCTACTGTTGCTACTGCTGCTTGTAAGAGATAAGTTTATACGCGCTGATTTAAACCCTAATTCAACTAACTTTTGCAAACTGTTTGTAGAAATGACTAATGTGGATTTTACAGATGTAGATATGAATTTGGTATTTATACCGCAGGTTTGTAGCATCAACTTAATGTTATAAATAAAATCTCTACTAATGTTGGATAAATACAACGTTTCTTTAATAATGATGGTATTACACATGTCATAATCATAATACTTCGATAGCCAGGCTATTTTGGTGTTCAAATCAGCATTAATAGGGACAATATGTATAGAGGTCGGATACGTTTCTTTACCGTCAATCAATGGGAAATTACAAGAAATAAGTTGGGCATTGATTTTTAACAGTTGGGCTTCTATGGTATGAACTTTTTCACGTTGAATATAAAATTTATGTTGAGGCGTACAATCCAGAGTACAGCCATCGCTTGTTTCAATCGTGATTAATGGTTGATTAATACCTGTTTTTTTTATAACTGTCTCACTGAATTCTTCGCCATTCCATACATTTACCTTTTGTCCATCCAATGCTTGTATTTCAAAATATCCCTTGTCTGTTAAAATACGAGTCTCGGGGGCCACGCATAAATTGGATGACTTTATGGTACCCAGATTTTTCTGGTTGCTTTTCTGGTTAGCCGCGTCTTTATACAGTAAATACGGTGTCCCTGTTTCCATTTGACTGTCCAATATTTTAAACCATAGTTCCCGGGCTTTTACAATTTTAGCCGCTTTACCTTCACTCGTATATTTCGCATACAAGTCGTTAAACGCTTTGCCATAGCAGTCGGCAAGACCCGGGCATTTATGAGGGCAAAAAAGTGCCCATTCGCCATCTGCTTTAACCTTTTCCATAAAAAGATCAGGAATCCACAAGGCATAAAACAAATCACGTGCCCGCATTTCTTCATCACCATGGTTCTTTTTAAGTTCTAGAAAATCTTCTATATCGGCATGCCATGGTTCCAAATAAACCGCAAAAGATCCGTTGCGTTTGCCGCCCCCTTGGTCTACATAACGCGCGGTAGCATTAAAATTCCGTAGCATTGGTACAATACCATTACTGGTACCGTTGGTGCCATTGATATGCGATCCAGTCGCGCGAATATTATGTATATGCAAACCAATACCGCCAGCCCATTTGGAAATTTTGGCACAATCTTTGAGTGTATTATAAATACCATCGATGCTATCGCTTTCCATACCAATTAAATAGCAAGAGCTTAATTGTGGCCGGGGTGTACCGGCATTGAACAATGTCGGAGTCGCATGCGTAAAATATTTCATAGACATGAGATCATAGGTTTCTTTCACACTTTGCAAATCCGCGCCATGAATACCCAGTGCTACACGCATCCACATGTGTTGTGGGCGTTCAACGAGTTTATTATTGACTCGCATCAAATAAGCACGCTCTAATGTTTTGAAGCCGAAATAGTCAAAGAGATAATCGCGCGAATAGTCAATCAACCCATCCACATAAGCAGCATTGGTTTGAATAATAGACCAAAGAGCGGAATCTATCAAGGGTTTATACTGACCATGAACATCTTTAAATGAATACAGCATAGCCATTGCTTCTGAAAAAGACGAGACAGTATTTTTATGATTATTGGAAACCACAATACGATTGGCCAAAGTAGCATAATCCAAATGTTTAGTAGACAAGGACGCACATTGTTCAGCAGTGAGTTCATCGATTACGGTGGTATGAATCTTATCATAGAGCTGGTCAATCACTTTCATGACCAACTGACTATAATTAATGGATAGAGCTGGTGCTGGTTCTGCATGTCCAACCATTGTGCCCAACTTTTTAACGCGTTTTAAAATTTTATCAAACGAGACTTCTTCTAGTGCGCCGTCACGTTTGGTTACACGCATTTCTTGTTCCATAATTATGTATGTGTATAAATATAAATAGTTATATTTATATTCATTTAACAAGAAGAGTTTATATAGATAAAATTGATTTAATTAATTATATAAATATAAATAGTATAATAAACAAATCAATATATATTAAATTACTTAATTACTTAATTAAAATGATAAAATATAACATGTTGGTATATTTTATACAACATCTTATTTTAAAGCGGCAAAAGCAGACCGCAAATGGTAAGGATTTAAAATTTAATCACATGTGCGTCATTGTGACTAAAAAAGGCGTGCCGTTAAGTTATGGCCATAATGTATATGATTCGAAAAATCAAATCACTGAACATGCGGAAGAGATGGCATTAAGAATATTGATTGAAAACAGGGAACGCGTCTATAGTAAAAAGAAACCTTTATATTTAATTGTGGCTCGGACGAATGGATATAATAGCAAACCGTGTTCAAGGTGTTTAGCTTTGATTGAGAAACACTCGCATATAATAAATATTAGACATGTATGTTATTCGCATGAAGAAGAACTAGATGGACTTAAAACAGATAAACTAAAGAATTTAATGACGGAAGATCCATTTATATCTTCTTATACGAGAAAATTTTGTGCCTCTATGAGAAAAAGTAAAAAATAAACAACAACGAAAAATAAAAAATAAAAAGTAATTATATACTATGGTTTTCAAAAGCAATATAATAAGTAAACTAATTAGGTTTTGTATTTCTATAGTGTTTATTTTTATTGTGTATAAAATTATGATGATGTTTTTTGATTATATGAGATTAAACAAAACGGAAGGTTTTTTAACGAGTGGGGATTATCCTGTGGCAGTAGATAAACCATTACTGTATGAGAATTATAACATGGTCGATAAACCCGGTGCATCACGATTAGGCGCGGCACAAATTTATGTAGATTATCCTATTTTTCCAGCCCATTCAGTAAAAATTAATAATCTTCGCTATTGGAATCTTCCCACCAACGGTGAATGTAGAGCACCAGACATGTGTAATAATCTTTATAAAACTACTCATCAAAAAGAGTTTGTGCCATCGACCCCGCCCGCTTGGAATAATGAACGACGGGTTAATTTTCAAGTATCTACACCGAATCTACTTTTTTGAAATAATGGTATAATGTCTGTATAGGCTTAATAATTTTTACATCTTCAACTTTGTCTTCTACTTCGACAATACTGTCTTCTACTTCGACAATAATGTCTTCTACTTTGTCAGCAGTATCGACAATCGTGTCTTCTACTTCGACAATACTATTGACAACACTGTCTTCTACTTTGACACTGTCTTCAGCACCTTCTTTGATAACGTCGATAATATTAATATAACATTTTCCTATACCGCTGGTAATATCAGATTCGGATGATTTAGATGTTCTATTTTTTTTGTTTGGCGCCCGATGACCAAATCCATTTATTCTATCGTGTTCAATCGTTGTCCACAACTCTTGTAATTGTGGCAAAGCATGCGCAAACCATAATTTATTACGTAATACCAATACACAACTCATCTCATCCTGTTTCCAGTAAATATTTTTTATCCAAATCATATGCTCGTGTTTTTTTAGATTTTCATTCTCCCATTTTTCAAACCCGTGTTTGGTCAAACCCATTGGCGCATATTCATAATGCGGTTTTGGGGGGTTATCTCGGGTAAAGTACATTATCATGACGCCTTTATTGCTGCCATCTTTGGCGTGGATATACGAGGGGGCTCTGCCCCCTTGCCCCCGTATTCGATCAAATTCTTCATCTGTTGCTGCTGCTCTGGCGGTCGGCGGGGGGCGGCACGAGGCAATTCCATCTGTTATACTGTCGTAACTGTCAGCTTCAAACGCATCATACGATTCATATTCAGTAAACCGCGTCTCTAAAAAATCACACTCGTTCAAATTACATACTTCCATTTGTAGTTGCATTTGAACCCAGTATTCCATTTTAGGAATACCGTCAATATCTCTATTGACGATATTTTTAACTTCAATCATGCGGCCAAACCGGTCAGAAGATTCAAGAGTGTTAATACCATCAGGGGATGCCGCTAAAAACGAAATGGTCTTGTGTGGAATACATCCGAAATCACTTATTTGTGTTTTATATTTTCGCTCATAGAGCATAATAGATACGGGTTCATACTTATTCCCCCAATGCATTGGGGATTCCGTCGATACAAATGAAAATTTATTCGTATCTATAGGTTGGCATTTTTCATAAATCAATTGATTTTTAGTGCTGTCGCTAATAAAAGCTTTCCAAATATTACTGGCGGTAAGACAGGTCCAGCGAAAATTATACCATTCGGTGGTGCGTTGAACCGGCTGTGGTATACTTTTCAAATAATTGATTTTTCCCTTCATGAGTTCGATATTGGGTTTGACACGAATAAAGGTAGACGAATAGGACCGCAAAGGCGCAATATATCTATAAAATACTTTCATAGCACGTTGAATAATAAGATCGAGCTCATCACATAGAGTGTTTTTGACAATGTCGCCATACGTAAACGCCCCGAAAAATACTTGGTCGAGTTGTTTACCTAACAGTTGGGCTACTTGGTCTACTATATAATCGTGAAAATGCGGTTGAATATACATCATAGGATCTTTCATTATCAAATCATGAATAAGCATGCCAGCATTTTCCAGTAATTCTTTAGAATCGTCGGCACTTATCATTTTCATTTAGTTTTAGTTTAAAAAGAATAACTATTATTGATATAAATACTTGTTTACTATTTATATCAATTTTCGCTTGGCTTTTGAGAAGGCTTTTGAGAAGGCTTTTGAGAAAAGCCGGCCAAAACCGAGGCAAGACTGACCTGGTAAACTTAAGGTGGATTTGGCTCAACCTTTTTTAAAGGTTGATTTCAAAAGCCTTGTTTCTTGGGCTTACCCGCTCCTAATGATTTCAAAGTCGACACGCGTTTCTCTTGCCGTTTAATCGTGAATTTTCTGGTAACCGGGTTAAAATGTAGACAAGGAATAAGCCTGATTTTATTGGTAGACTTGTCATATTGGACATCTTTTACATGTTGTAGCTTCTTCTTATCCAAACTTTCAGTCAGATAACTTTTTAAGGTGGCGATTTCTGTCGATGATAATTTATGTTCTACTGAAATAGTCTCTACATATTCATTCAATTGCGTGATTTTGGCGGTTTTATTTAATTTGTTCCATGGTTCGCTTTTATTTAATTGCGACTCTTTGTCCAAAAACATGTCAATGTTGGCTTGTTTAGAGTTTATGGTAGTTGTGTTGATAGTATTAATATTACCACTTAAAAGCATATTTTTATATTTAATGTTTTTGAGTTCCTGACACTCTTCATCCGCCATTGTTATATAGTATTAGAGCGATGTGTTTAACCCCTTTTTGAAAACAACAACAACCTTTTGAAAAAGGTTCAACAAAACAACCTTTAAACAACCTTTTGAAAAAGGTTCGACAAAACAACCATTAAAAAAGGTTCGACAAAACAACCATAAGTGTTATACGTTAAGTTTCCTCGTATTTTTGGTTTAAACCTTTTCTCAAAAGGTTTTATGAAACAAATCCACATTCAAGGTAAACAGCACATTTATAAATGTATGAAGGCTAATCTAGACGAAAATGCCGATAAATATAAGGTACGCGAAGGTATGGAAGATTTGAATGAAGAATTATTTACACATGCTATACAGTTTGATATGATTAGGCGGCTCTACCTTGGCAATTCCGACCCGCCCGCTATACAAGCTCAAACACCGAAGGTAAGCGAAGCAGATGAAATTGCCCCGTGCCCGACCGCAAGCGCAAGAGCAACAGATGAAATTGCCCCGTGCCCGACCGCAAGCGCAAGAGCAACAGATGGAATTACCCCGTGCCGCCCTTCCCCGACCGCCAGAGCAGCAGTCGGAATTGCCCCGTGCCGCCCTTCCCCGACCGCAAGCGGAATTGCAAAGAAAATAGCTGGCTACAAAAGTCAGGATATTAAAAAAGAAATGTATGATAAAGATCAATTAATTACTTTCGATGAAGTGGTAGAGAAATTGGTGGCTTCTAAATTAAAATGCTGCTATTGTTCGTGTCAAATAATGTTGATTTATAAAAATGTGCGCGAACCGACCCAATGGACACTGGATAGAAAAGATAATGATTTATGCCATAGTTGTGATAATACAGTTATAGCATGTTTAAAATGTAATCTACAACGACGGGTGACGAATGTAGATAAATTTGAGTTTACTAAAAAACTGAAAATTCAAAAAGGCTTTTGAAAAGGCTTTTGAGAAAAGCCTGGCAAAACCGAGGTAAACTTTGTACACATTTTAACATGTAAAACGTTGATTAGTTTACAATTTCACCCTTTAATTGATTAATTTTTTGTTCCAACTCCATAATTTGAGTTTGTATGTCTTTATTTTTCAAATATTTCTGATATAATTCAACCCGTTCTTTTTTTTTTGTTTGTTTTTCCTTTTCCTTTTCCTCTTCCTTTTTTTTCTTTTCCAGCCAATACTCTTCCGAATATATATTACCTTTTACTTTTAGTTCCCCTTCCAACACTGGTATAGACGAATATCTCACTATGGCAAGTAATTCATCTAATTGTTCTTTATGTGTTTCGGATATAGTTGTCTTTAATTCAAAGTATCGGGTTTTTGTATCAACAAGTCTTTTCTCATTTGTTTCTTTTTTTTCTCTTTCATTATCTACGTATTTTTTTTCCCAATATGCTAATTGTTTAAATAACCAATCTTGCCGATTAATATCTTCTTCACGTTCTTCAAGCTTAAATGTAGTAATTCGGTCGCTGAAACAACCCAAATTATATCTGGTTCTTAAATTATACAACTCATACATTATAAAATCCATAAAACCTATATTACTTATTTCGTTGCCATAAATAGTGATTGAGGTATTATATCCATTCGCATCATAATTACGTGGTTTTAAATTTGTATGTATTGGAATAGTTATATCGTCTATAATTCTTTCCTCTAGAATTTTGTTCTCTTTATCGACATATTTGCGTACTTTTTTGACGTATTTAATTACAAACAAATTATTTCTGAAAGCATACTCTTCCCACGTTTCGCTATCTATTTTATCCATTTGGTTTATTAAATGTAATATATATTTATTATCCTTTCAATTTTATATTTTATATTTTATATTTTATATTTTATATTTTATATTTTATATTTTATATTTTATATTTTATATTTTATATTTTATATTTTATATTTTATATTTTATATTTTATATTTTTGGCCCAACCTTTTTTCAAAAGGTTGTAAGGTTGTTCGTTATTTTCCCATATTTTTGGTCCAACCTTTTTCCAAAAGGTTTATGGAACACTTTACTTGGACAAAAGGTGACCCAGCAGAAAAATCATTAAAGAGTGATCATCCACAATTAAAGGTAGTCGTAGAAAAAGAGGTTACAAATGTAAATTTAGTAGACAATGGTGGGTTTATCAACTGTAATAATAAAAGACAATTGGCGAATGATAAATTAAATGATAGAAATATGATCAGCCAAATTGGCCAGAATCCATTCATGACAAATAATAATTATCTACACGATTTAGAAGTTCAACAAAATTTTCTAATACCTAAAAATTCTAATTATAAAGACGCTTTTGTTGAAAAAACGATGTAAAAAGTGTTGTAAAATAAATACTTAAACCTAATCATTATTAACTATTTAAATAAATAAATAAATGTCTACTTCTACGTGTTCAACCCAGAATTCTCTACTACTCACGAATTTAATGACATATTATAAATCAAATGATAAAATAGAGCAAATGTTACGCATTATTAATGGCGAGGCTAAAATATCGTTACGTATAGTGGACTGGTTTACCACGAATTATGCCAAAAAACATTATACGGTTTATACTATTGGGGCAAATGATGCAACCACCCTAGCTAAAAGATTTAAAGTGTACGTCGACTATAAGCTGCGGTTACGCTCTTACAGTAAGCTCCGTTTTGACCCTTTTTGCAGATGGGAAAGAATCACGATTCCGTATAAAGAGGATAAATGTATTCAAACCACTATCGGCCAATTGAATTTTTTTAAGTGGGCGTTTGAAAATGAGGTAATTTCATATATTGAGAGCAATTATGCTGACATTGAAAAAGATATGAATAGCCGAAACAGCACGTCAAAGCGAAAGTTAGCTACCGGTACCGCACCAAATGTTACTCGGAAAAAACGTGAAGAGCTCTCTATATCAGCTGCGAAAATAATAAAAAAAGAGGATGTTGAGATTGTGATTAAATTTAATTAATAATCGCTTTGGCTTTTAAAAGCTATAGCGAATAACAATATAAAGACATAAATAAATAGTATTGTATAAGATGGAATCGAAAGAACTAAATATTGTAGACCTTATTGAAAACAACCCAATCACAAAATTATCGAGTGATTATAATGTGAAATTGTTACAGAAAATAAAAGAACAGTTTACTGATTTCGAACAGCAACTATTTTTATCTAGTTTTTATTGCTACTTAAATCATCACCCAACAAATGATTTTGTGATTGATTTGGATAGTGTTTGGAAATGGATGGGGTTTCAATCTAAATACAATGCAAAACGAGTATTAGAAAGAAATTTTACAATAGAAAAAGATTATAAAAACCCGCTTCGCTCACCGGCGAAGCAAACAATTCACACCAAAGGTGGTCACAATAAGGAAATTTTTATGTTAAATGTAAAAACTTTCAAATCATTATGTTTAAAAGCAGATACAAAAAAAGCTGACGAAATTCATGATTATTTTTTAAAAATGGAACATATTATTCAAGAATCTATAAATGAAGAAAGTAACGATTTGAGAAATCAATTAACTATTAAAACCATTCAATTAACAGAACAAACTATTCAATTGGAAAATGTTGAAAAAGATAAAGAGCTGTTAAAAGAAAAGACCATCATAGATCAATTTCCATTAAACACACAATGTATTTATATTGGAAAAATAGATAATAAAACACTAGGAATACCTGGACATAAAATGTATCATGAAACTGTAATTAAGTTTGGTCAAAGCAATAATTTGGCAGAACGCGTTAAATGTCATAAAAAAACATATGAAAATTTTAGATTATACGCAGCATTTAAAGTTAAAAATAAAATAGAAATAGAAAATGCTATAAAAAAACACCCAATATTAAAAACAAGACTACGTCTAATTACATTGATTGATGATATTACATATCGTGAATTATTAGCATTAAATGAGGAAGAATTTACTATTGAGAAAATGGAAGAATATATTAAAGAAATAATTAAACAAAACGAATATAATGTTGAAAATTATAATTTGCTATTACAAAAGAATGCATTGTTAGAAGAAGAGAATTATGCTTTTAAATTAGCAAATAATGAAAAAGATAAAAAAATAAACGAATTATCTCAAAAATTAGAAAACTATAGCGACACAAATATGAATGACATTACAATAGTCTCTAAAAATAAAATATCAAATAAATATGGTATTTGTAAATTTGGGTATTTTTTATATGTTTTTCAATATGAAAATATGCGATTTATTTGCTCTATAACACGACAAAAAGATTTTGACAGTATATGTTCAACTTTATTAAATTTGTATCCGTCAGGAAGTATGATATATAAACAAATAGTTAATGCTTCATTTTCTGAAAAAAATATGTACTTTTTGTTAAAACGAACAATGACACTGTTAGGCAGTAATAAATTCGAAGGTACATTTGAAAACGTAAAGACCATTATTGATATAACTGTCAGCTTGGAAAAACTATTAACTGAAAAGTCGACAGATTTACCACAATTATTAACCATTATGAAAAATGAACCTATAAATAATGTACCTGTTATTGTCAATTATGTCGATCCCGAAACGCCACAAGTTAAAAAAGCAAAACGGTCGATTGATCAAATTAACAAGGAAACAGGCGCAATAATAAAAACATATGAATCTATAGAGGCTGCTGGTCGTTCATTAGGTTTAACTACTGGCACAGCCATTGGTATTGCTCTAAGAGAGAAACGTGTTTGTCAAGGGTTTATTTGGCGTTATACAGGCGTTTCAAGAGAAGAACAATATAACGAACAACCAGTTATAAAAGTATGTTGTTCTACTGGAAATAAAACATACTTTAAAACAATAACAGATGCCGCTAAAGATGTTAACATCTCGTCACCTGCTTTACGTCAAAGAATTATAACACAAGTTCATTTATTAGACCATCATTGGATATTTAATAAAGATATAAAGCCTACACATTATAGTTAATACTAAATGTCAATAGTAAACGACTGTCCAATATGTTTAGACCATATTACCGATGATACTAAAAAAATAACCCAATGTAATCATACATTTCACGATGCATGTTTGACCATATGGATACATACTAATAATTCTTGTCCATTGTGTAGAACCCCATTTAATTTTATTAAACCTATAAATAATAAACCTACACCTGCATCTACACCACTTATCGTTCCTTTATCTTTTTGGTTTAGTCAAAACACAGGGTTAGCCATACCTCTTATAAGTATACCCTTTGCTCTCTATCCCGAACATAATGCTCCTTCAGGAACAGCTAATTTTACTAGAATTAATATATAAATAAATTAAAAAATAAAATAAAATAAAATTTGTTGTCACAAAAAAGTAATTAAATATAAGTATTTAAATTTAATTACTTTAAATACTTATCATGGGCAATAGTTCGTCTACCATTATTAAAAATATAAATTTCGAAGATGTACAATATGCAATAAACGATACAACGAGCATTATAATAAATACGTTGGAAGAAACCAATCAAAAATGCTTGATTAAAGGCACTATAGCTATTGATAAAGAAGTCGCCTTTTTAAATACACAACTCGCCAAAGATAAAAGTATTCGAATACTTATTTATGGTATGAATGCATGCGACATCAGTCCTGTAAAAAAATATGACCAGCTTATTAGTATTGGGTTTTATAATGTCTACATTTATTGCGGCGGGCTCTTTGAATGGCTACTTTTACAAGATATTTATGGAAAAGAATTGTTTCCTATAACCACATCCATAGCCAAAGAGAGTGATATTTTAAATTATAAAGGCCGTTGTTATTTCAATGTTAAAATGCTACAACACTTTTGAAAACACTTTTGAGAAAAGTGTGGCAAAACCCGTGATAAAACCCTGTGATAAAACCCGTGATAAAACCTGTGATAAAATTCTTTACTCTTTCTGTCACAGGTTTTATCACGTGTTTTGGCTCAACCTTTTTTAAAGGTTGACTTCTAATCCATTATAAAGCTGATTTAATTGCCGATTCACTCGAATGAATGTAGCACATTTCGGAATATCTTTTATTTTTTTAGCACCTAAATACGTCATACAAGAACGAATGCCACCGAGAATATCCAATAATGTGGTTTCCACTGGACCTTTATATTCCACCTTGACGGTTTTACCTTCACTGCTACGGTATTTGGCCACACCGCCACTGTATTTATTCATCGCGGTAGTAGAGCTCATCCCATAAAATACCTTGTATTTTTTCCCTTTTACAAGGTCATCAATCAATTCGCCGCCACTTTCCAAATGCCCCGCAAACATGGACCCGCTCATCACAAAATCCGCACCACCTGCATAGGCTTTGGAAAAGTCACCAATGACCTGAATACCACCATCACTTATAATATGCGCATCAATGCCATGGGCTGTATCCGAACATTCCATCACCGCACTTAATTGCGGCATACCAATCCCCGTCTGTTTCCGTGTGGTACAACAACTGCCATTACCGAGCCCTACCTTTACAATATCTACTTTGCCATTCATCACTAAATCCAACACACCTTCGGATGTACAGACATTCCCCGCAATAATAATCTTATCAGGATATCTTTCTCGGACGTGTTTGCATTTCTCTACAAATTTATTCATATAACCATTGGCCACATCCATACAAATGATGTTGGGATTAACCCGTTGCATTATTTCTTCCAAGTTTAGTAAATCCGCATCATTGATCCCACTAGTGACAGCATAATAATTTTTATTTAGTTCTTGGCCGTGGGATAACAAATCCGCGGCTGTATAATATTTATGTAGACAAGTAATGACTTTATGTTTCTCCATTTCTTTTGCCATTTCCAATGTACCGGTAGTGTCCATGTTACTCACCATAATCGGAATACCTGTCCATGTTTGGGGCGAATATTTAAATGTAATAGTACGCTCCAACGCAACTTCCGACCTGGAAGAATAAGGACTACGCTTTGGTAGCAATAGAACGTCTGAAAAATCAAGTTTGATATCATCTACTATTTTCATTTTTAGTTACAGCGAATACTATAGTGTACAATTAACTATTTATATTCTTTTTTAACCAACCTTTAAAAAAGGTTGTGCCAAAATATATAGAAAAAATAAGGTTTTAATTTTTTTCATTTAATTTTTTGTTGTTTTTTATTACGTGAAAGGTTTAACATATATGTTTTGGCACAACCTTTTCTAAAGGTTGGTGTTAAACAATCTCACACCCCGGTGTTGAACTTGGATTTGCGTAGCAGAGCCCCCTGATAAAATAATCGATTCGTTCTAACCAATTGTCTAGCAATTCTGTGTCTGCTGTAATGTCACCATTCGCATCAAATACCCGCTTGTGACCTTCGACTGTTTTAAGCCAGTTTTCATGATATATGTGACATTTTTCCAGATAGTCCAATGGTATGGTTTCGCCTTGGCGCGACCGTTTTAAAACCCGTTTATATGCTACATCAGGATCCGCTTTGATATAAATATAATTAATTTTGGGTAATTCATCAATAAATTCATCAAACCATTTTTTATAAATAACAAATTCAATCTCTTCTATTTTCTTATCATCATAGAGCATTTGCGCAAAGACATTAAAATCTGTATAAATGCTACGCTCGGTAATGATGACGTCATAATTGCCTTGTAATGCTTTGCGAAACATGGAAAGCCGGGAAATATAGGCCATCATTTGAAACGCAAAAGCATACTTTTCAATATTACTATAATATTTTTCCAATATGGTTATGCCGTTAGAATCCTTTATAGTATTCCATAGTTCAACTGGCTCATCGAGGAAACAAATAGACAACAGCGTATTGTCTTTTTCTTTATAATAGTCTTTAATATGCTTAAGCAGTGTTGACTTGCCTGATCCAATATTACCTTCAATGGAGATAACGATAGATTGCTTTTTAGAGGGCCCGACCATTGTTGATGCCATTGAAGCAATAGTAGTATATAGTAATATTTATCTTTTATTATCTTTTATTATCTTTTTACTATTTTATTATCGGTTTCAATTTTGGCAATTCCGCTTGCGGTCGGCGGGGGGCGGCACTGGTAAATTTTGCTCATATATTGACATGTGAATGTCCTATATAATTTTACCAGTGCCGCCCCCCGCCGACCGCAAGCGGAATTGCCAAAATTGAAATAGAAATAATCCACCTAATATAATAATACATTATACAACTATATATTTCAAAGATGGATCTTATTCAACGTAAACTGACTAAAGCAGAATGGACGAGCATTGAAATTCCTGTTTCTAGCGATGAGAAACGTATTATTGAGCTTATCAAAGACGGTTACGCCAATGTAACTTTAACGCGCAATTATACACCTACGCTGTTAAAATATATGAAAATTGCTAGTAGTGATCAACTGGATACCTATATCTATGTTCAATTCATTCAAAAGCATGTAGCCGCCCTCGTGAAAAAATACGGCATACAGAATGTACCAGTGGTAGAAATCAATTCGGATAAACTGAAAAAAGCCGATATTATTCGGATGAGCAATACAGAACGGCAAATTAGCGAAAATAAAAGCAACATGTTTGAGTTTGTTCTGTTGGATTTACTCGAAAAATGTTTCAAATGTAAAGCCAGTAAATCCAAAGGGCCGAAAGGGCCAGGGCCAGGGCCAGGGCAAGGGCAAGGGCAAGGGCAAGACAATTGGCTTTACTACTATTATACATTGAGTGTATTAATCACCTATAATGTAGAGTTGTTTAATTCTACTCTGAAACAAATTCTCAAAACAATTATTGCTGCTCTAGAGTCCGGCGTGGATATTAAAGTCTTGTTATCCATGGCACAAGAAAGTATCGAGAAAAACGACTATTTGCTGAAATACGCGGACGAAACTCTATACGAACATCAGAAAAAGTTGTTTACTCTATGTAAGCAACCTGCTAGTAAGTTGGTGCTCTATATTGCCCCTACAGGCACGGGGAAAACTCTGTCGCCGCTTGGCCTATCCGAAGGCAATAAAATCATCTTTGTGTGTGCGGCACGGCATGTGGGTCTAGCGTTGGCCAAAGCCGCCATTTCCGCAGGGAAAAAAGTGGCCTTTGCATTTGGATGTAATGGGGCAGAAGATATTCGTCTTCACTATTTCGCCGCCAAGGAATACAGTATCAATCAGAAATCCGGGGGAATTGGTAAAGTAGACAATACCGTCGGTGATAAAGTGGAAATTATGATCAGTGATATTCAATCCTATTTACCGGCCATGTATTATATGTTGGCTTTTAATCCTAAAGAAAAGATTATTCTGTATTGGGATGAGCCGACCATTACGATGGACTATGCCGATCACGAATTTCACGCTATTATTAAAAAGAATTGGTCACAAAATCTGATACCGAACATAGTCTTGTCTTCTGCGACGTTACCGCAAAAAGATGAACTCGGTGAAACGATTAGCGGATTTAAAGAGAAATTCGCAGCAAGTCAGAGCAGTGGTGTGTATGAAATCATCAGCTATGATTGTAAGAAAACCATCCCTATTATAAATCGTGAAGGGTTTGTTGAAATGCCGCATTATTTATATGACGATTACTCGAAAATCAGCGAGGTGGTTAAACACTGTAAAAAGTTTAAAACGTTGCTGCGTTATATTGACTTGGATGAAGCGGTCAAATTTATCCTCTATGTTAATTTACCAGAACATGATGGGAAAGAGCAGGTGTATATCACCAGTCGCCGTTATAAAATGGAACTGCATTTCCCCAATGTAGAGTCGATTACCATGGCCAACATTAAAAACTACTATTTAGAATTGCTGGGAAATTTGAATCCGTTGGCATGGCCGGAAATTTACACGTTTATGACAACACAACGCAAACAAAAACAAAAGTCTAATATTAATATCGTCACAACAGACGCACATACGTTAACAGATGGCCCGACTATCTTTCTAGCCGATGATGTGGAAAAGATTGCCAAGTTTTATATTCAAAACGCGCAAATCCCGCCGAGTATCACCAATAAACTCATGGATATGATTAAATTTAACAAGACGATTAACGAGCAAATCAGTATTTTGCAAGAAGAGCTGGAAAATGGCGTGAATAAAGAAAAAGATACGACCAAAGTAAAGAAAGATACAGACGAGCGTATTGATCCGGAAACGAAAAAAGAGATGGTAAAGATTGAAGCGCTCCAATCACAAATAAAGATCGCCATGTTGAATTCGATATATGTGCCCAACACCAAAGACCATCTCTATAAACACGCCTATAATGCACATACCCCTGAACACAGTAAACCCTTTACATGTACTATTTCCGAACTGGTAGTAGAACAAATTATGTTGATTGATGATGTGGATAACAGTTGGAAGCTGTTGCTCCTAATGGGTATTGGTGTGTTTGCCAGCCATAAAAGTATTCGATATACTGAAATTATGAAACGACTGGCTCAAGAACAGAAATTGTATTTGATTATTGCTTCGACGGATTATATCTATGGGACGAATTACCAGTTTTGCCATGGCTATATTAGTAAGGATTTAGCTTATATGAGCCAAGAAAAATGTATTCAAGCAATGGGGCGTGTTGGACGTAATAAACTTCAGCACGATTATAGTGTGCGGTTTCGTGACAATGAACTTATTTGGAAATTGTTTCAAACGGACGATGATAAGCCAGAGGTGAAGAATATGAATGTACTACTGGGGGCTCACCCCCGTATGTAACCCCCGTATGTAAACCAGTAACAGATGTAAAAATAAAAATAAAAAACTAAATTAACTTTTTATTTTTATAACATTTTTATTTTTATAATCAAAATACTCAAACTACTCTACTAACGACGGCCTTTACCTCTTTGAACAAAACTTTTTCTATTTCTATTTTTTTTATTTTTATTTTTATTTATATTTATAAATTCAGCCCGTTTTGCCTGTTTAGGTTTTTTCATATAGGTGGTATCAACCGGTATGTAAATACTATATTGATACTTGTTATCCTCGTTATCATATATCACCGAATTAAAGGAAGATAGCAGTATAGCATCATCGACATAATAACCACAACCTTTGCTATATAATAATTCTTGATTAAACAAGGAGGTGTCATAGTGACTAATGTTAAACTCGCGCCGACAATAACAGCATTGATAACAAGGATGTTTATGGTCATCGGTTGTTTCTTCGATTCGGTCAATCATTCTCTCCAAACAAGCAGGATGAAATGTTTTTGCACATGGTTTGGCGCATACAAACACTTTGTTGCTAATGTGTCTATAGCAAATACCACATTCCGGATCTTTCTTTTCATCCTTTTCATTAAACGTTTTTCTATATTCCAAAACGTTTAATAAACTGAAATTAATTTTGTTGCTGTGTTTGTTTTGAATCTCACTGATGCTCTTGATAATGGCTTCCATTTCTTTTCTTTTCTTCGATGTTTGTTTGATTGATTTGTTGGTTTGTTTGTTAATTTAATTTCATACAAGTATTTCAATTTTCTGTAGTTTTCGTAGGTCCACCACCAAAGAGTGACTGTTTTTGTGCTTTATATAAATTATAATTGGCTGTCATTGGATTTAAATAACGAGTAGATAATACTACGACGATACCTGCTAACAAACTATATTTCCATTTGAACTGAAAAAAAGGAACCACAAGTAAAAGTGCGATTAATAGATACGCGATAATCTGTACCATGTTAAACCAATACTGGATTTTTTCTTTGGTCTGAATACCTCGATTAAAATCGTCATCCATAAATTGTAAAAAAACCATACCTTCTTTGCCGGCAGGTTCGAAATAATATTCATAAAAAGGGCGATGTGTATTGCTTTTAACTACATAATCCAATACATGTTGCGGAAACAAGTAGACAATCGGTAACGTCGTAAAGCATTTAAAGACATAAAAAGGCTTAAACTTTAATTTATTTTGTAGAGAAAAATCCCACGTTTGCTTATCAAAAATCCCATTCACATTTTTAATAAGGTCGCCATTTTCAGTGCTTAATACGTAAGCACCCGATCTGGCTAATCGTAGACCAACTTCTATTATTTTCGCATCTCGGTATTGGACATTGACAATACCGGTATAATCCGTCATGTGTCGGTTGACCCATTCGGTAATATTGTGCGGCGGTTTTGTCTCGGACGAAACGTATTTCCAATCATCGGTAAATCCATTCTGCTTTTCCGAATAAGTATATGTTATCTGATGAACTATTTTCCCTTTGAGTAGAACATAGTCGGTCATGCCCTCATTCGCATCAATAAATTCAGACCACATCATATTTTTATAATGGCTATATTTCTTAAGTTCGTTAGCATCATTGATTTTAAAACAGTTTTTAGACGAGGCACTTAAATGGCCCCACCGGGGTTTTATAAAAAGGGAGCAATTCCGCTTGTGGTCGGTATAAGATGAATTCTTTTCCCCCGATAGCATTTGAAATACCTGCTCTTCTTTACCTTTGACATCTTCTAATTTTCCGCCCATTAATCCTTGACTTTTAATAATCCATAATTTATCATAGACAAATTTATAGTCTGGATATTTTTCATAGGCTTTGCCATCATACACCGGCATGTTGCTGGTTAAATGAAATTTAAAGGGGTCTATATAAGGATTGAAATACCCCATCAGTTTACACCAGGCTTCTTCTTTGGAAAATAACTTATTAAAAAGGAAAGACATTTATGTATAGTGTTTCTCTACTATTAGTGAATACAATTTAAAAATTGAAATACTTTTATGACAACTACTTACCTTAAAACCTTAAGAAAATGGCTGTTGTTCCACTTCATATTCGTGCGATGTTTAATTATTCCGTCAATCAGCAGCAGCGCGACAAAAGCGACCTATTGGAAGAGGCACATAATACTTTCGCAGTGACCAAACGAGATGGCACTCGAATATATTTGCCGACCGAGATATGGGAGATGATTTTTGACATTTCACACAATGTGGATACGTGTCAGACCCACTTGGCGTTTAAAAAAGAACGCATCTATAACAGAGACACTTATTTCACATTCTCGGGCACGTTGCAAGAGTTTAACCATACATCACGCATGATGGAATTAGACAGTTTAATATTCGACGAACGGTCGGAGGGCGATGAACTGCCTTGGGAGCATCACTGCAAAGGTGCTTGTGGGGACACAGATAATTGTCCAATGGAACGCGGTGCGGTGTGTTCTAGCATTTGGAAAATTATGGAATTTAACAGTCAAAAAGAGTTGAATCTCTACAAATGGCTCATTCCTCGCGCGTATTCGTTTTATGGACAATATGAAGTTAAAAATTTTAAAATGGAAACCAGTTATGATGGTATTGAACCAGGTATTCCGACTGGCAGCCAGGGTGATTCATGTGAATCTATCTCGGGTCAAATACCCAGCAAAGGACCTCAACAGACATGTACTCATTGCGATTATCTGTTTTACATGTCAGACAAGCATTATTTCGACGACGAACATCAGTTGGAGTATTGTGGGTGGCGTTGTCATGCGATAGCGAATGGTATACTGCCCTAACCTAACGATGTTGTTTGTTGATAAAATTAAAAAATAAAAATAAAAAGTTGATAAAAACAAAAATATAAAAAAGGATTTTCACCCTTTTTATTTTTGTTTTTTTTGTTTTTTTTGTTTTTTTTGTTTTTTTTGTTTTTTTTGTTTTGTTTAATTGATTGCTACGAATTTGATGCGTGCATTGAATCGTTCTGGGTCATCTTTAATACAAAATACATTAAACAAATGAGTCCATACCGCAACGTTGGGTTTTTCCATATGAGATGCTACAATAAAATTTTTAAATTCACCCCAAAGTAGAACTTCATCTTCAATAATGGGGATAAAATTTATCCATAAATCGTGTATCATTTCCCATTCGACATAGCCTTCACGAAAACCGCCATTTACTTCATCTATGAATCTGAACCGATAACCGACTGTTTGCGGAATAAATTCAATACCGCATCCACAGTCACATATTTCACCTTCGATATCGTCATCGTTAAGTTGATCGGCCATTTTTCTTAAATATAATAATATTTATTAATATGATTATTTAAAGTAATAAAGTAATAAAGTAATTCAATTTTTACTAAAAGGGGCTGTTTCCCTCTGTTGTTTATTTTTTGGACATTTTTATACATATGAGTTTGCCACACTTTTTCAAAGTATGTTTTGGTTCAATCTGCTTCGCTTGAACCTTTTTTTAAAAGGTTGCTCACACTTTTTCAAAGTATGTTTTGGTTCAATCTGCTTCGCTTGAACCTTTTTTTAAAAGGTTGCTCACACTTTTTCAAAGTATGTTTTGGTTCAATCTGCTTCGCTTGAACCTTTTTTTAAAAGGTTGGTTAGATATAAATATATTCCAACGGCGTATCATCTGGAATATGATCTGGATTTTGTATATAAGGTTCCAGGTGGCACCACACGCGGTCATTGGGATAGTCGCGTACCGAGCTGGCAATCAAATCCAACAGATCGCCCCATGTCTCGATTAATGCGTAAGGAATATAATGTTTCCAGTTTATATCAACCAGCTGGTCTTCTATCATAACGATCTCTTCATCTTCGAGAGCGAGTATAATTTTAAACCCCATTCCTTCGCCGTGTAAGAACGAGAGTCCGCATCCGCAGTCGCAGACATATTGTTTTTTAATGTCCATGTTATTATATTGGTCGTACTTGACGTTTTGAACATCCATTTTGTTTTGGTCTATTTCACTTTGTTCGTTTGTATGAGTGTGGTAATGGTAAATTGAGAAAAGTATTTCAATTTTAAGGGACGACCGTCCCTTTGAAACCCTGTTCAATATTAAGGGACGACCAACCCTGTTCAATATTACGAAACGCATAAACTTTTGCTCTCAACTCTAAATAATACTTGTATCGTTCGAGAGGTAATTCCGAATCAAACACTTTACTATTACCAGTAGAGATGACCTCTACTTTTTTCTTATCTACTCCCGAGTTCGGATCTTGTTGAATCATTGTATTATAAATTTTTATTGTTTTCCAACCTTCCAATACTTTTTCAAAAATGAAAATGACGTCTTCGCCTGTAATGCCACGCTTTGTTGTGCGTTTCTTTTCGCGACGTTCTTTCTTTTTCAATAAAAAAGATTGTTTGTAGGTGTTATCAGATATAATATTCATTATAAGTATATAATAAATATAATAAATATTATTTATATTTTAATCTATTGGATTTATCTATTTTATATTTTTATATTAAATTTTTTCCAAAAACCTATGCTATCTGGTAATGGATTATAAGCACTATCTATTTTTAATAATTCAACTAGTTTTTTAGCAAATCCGTTTCTTCTCGCTCTTGAATGTGTCCAAATCATAATAGCTGTATTATTTTCTTTTTCTTTTTCTTTTACACAAAAACAAGGCAATAAATAACATGATTTATTTCCATCAATGTAATCAGTTGCAAATAGTTCATCCATCATTGCGCAGCGTTTATACATTGCGTCAGTTTCATCCACTCGTAAACCATACAAGTTTCCTTTTATATATTCTTCTAAAATAGTTGTTCTATTATATATGAAACCATTATGGTCATCCATTAATTCATCCATCAAACACCAAAAATCACTACCAGATACAATAGTTGTTAGTTTAATTTCACCCCAATCTTCCATTTTTTGTTGATATTTAATTATTATTTAAATAATATATCAATTTTATAGTGTTTATTTTTTAACCAAAGGGTATTACTTTACCAATTTGTTGAGTGTACTCTCATTTTTCCCATATTTTTCTAAAAGTAATCCTTCATAACGTTCAAATAGTTCTGTTACAACTTCACTTTTATAAAAGGGTAGTTGACATTGAGACATAAGTCGTCGTATATTCTTAACAATATCAATCGTTAAATCATTCTTGATATTATTTTTAATACGCAGTTCATCCAAATGTTGTAAAATAGAATTAGGTTTACATCCTTCTAATGTTTTATCAATAACTATAAACATTTCAGCTAGATGAATCTTTCGCCGTTTAATATTTTTCTCTTCTTGTGTGGTTGATTCTTTTAAAACTTTTTCTTCGTTTCTACAAACTGTTGTTCCATTTTTAATTTTGCCGACAACATCTTTTGATAGATGTAATTCTTCTTCTATTTCTTTATTCTTTTTGCCTTGTTTAAACAGTTCTCTCGCTTGTAAAATAAGTTCATCACTAACACCATTTTTTGCATTTCTTATAGATGTCGACATTTTCTTTCTTGTTTCAGCGGATTTCGTTTTACCAAAACTATGATGTCCTTCGCCTTTCATCTGTTCGGATTTATCTTTATATACCTGTTTTCGTATGATTTCCTTACAGACTTTCTCTTTCAACTCTTTCAATCGTATTGTTTCGTTATAACCTTCTTTGCCTTTCTCATTACAATTTGTTTCTGTGAAATTTTCTATTTTGTGTTTTTCCTCATTACATATCTTATACATTTCCATTTTTATATTTTTATCATCGGTCAAAAGATATTTTTCAAAGGCAATTGCTTGATTGTATTTAACAATTAGGCCATTTTTGACGAGGGAAATGAATTTCAGGCAGTCGGATTTACTTGAAATAGTATAATCAATATTGTTCTCAATATTTCCAAATCCAAGAAATTCTTTTATTTTTTCCAACACTTTTGGATGGTTTTTTTGAGAAATCGATATATAGAAACTAGTAATTTTATTTTTATTTATATAAAAGCACCCTTCGGCGTCTGTAATACCTAAAATATAGTTTATATTCATTCGTGGTAAGTTTGTTTTATCTAGAATTTTATTTTCATTATATTCTTTGCATTTTTTATACAGTTCTTCTTTTTGTTCTACTACATTTGGTATATCTGCTAATTTATAAAATTCGTTTAAACATTCTAGTTGCGGTTGTTTTATAATAATACTATGACGAATATAATCCAAGAGTAATTTATAGTCATTGCTTCTCATCATTAAATTATATTGATTACGTCTGTTATGTTTATGGTATAAACCATCTCTGGTCATCATATTTTCTACTCTGTCATTTCTATTTTTAGATGTTGTGATACTTCCACCAAAATGATAACGAATAATTTGTAAAATATTGGATCTACATTGTGTAATTGTTATGCCTGATTGATATCCTTCTTCTATTTTACGAATAAATATACAACCATCGCCATCTATGACGCCTGCTATGTAAGAAGCACTAGGTGGAAATGTATGAAACCGCTGAAGTTGTTTAATGTTATCTTCCTCAATAGATGTCATCTTCTATATTGTAATATATACGCGTTTTCCGTTTAAGTCCTTTCAATTTAATCATATTATATTTTTAATGTTGCGATTTTGGCTGGAAATATATCATTTTCCAAATCATCGACTACTTTATTTATTATTGTTAATTTTTCTAATATGGGTATTTTATTAGATTTGGTTCCAGTCCAAATTTTTTCTAGTTTCGGATGGGTTTCTATTTTGAAGAAACTTCTTATTTTATCTTTATTCTTACCAACAACTTCTTCGTAGTAGTTAACATATTTTCGCATCATATCTTGTGTAATTCCTTCTGGAAGAGGTTTTGTACTACTTTTTCGGGCACGCTTAGTACCTTTCATAATTCCTTTAGAATTTTGCTCTTGTTCTTCTCTTGAAGCTAATCGTAAATTTTCCAAACGATTATTAATAGGATTTCGATCAATATGATCAACACTTAAATGTTTTGTACCTTTTCCGTTGCCGAAACAATTCATGATAATTTGATGAATAAATAATGATTTATAAGAACATAAAATATATCCGTTTGAATGTTTATGCCATGTAAGTTTATTGTTATTGTTGCTATTTTTTTCAAAATCCAAAATTTTTTGATAACTTTCTATTGATAATTTACATACTGTATCTTTTTCACAATACATCAACAAATATATATCATCATTTTCTTTTATTTTCCATAAAGGATTTTTCATATAATATGGGTCTACACCATTCATAGCATAGTGTCCTGGTATATATTCTAATATATCATGTTTAATACATAGCTGTTCGTGATAATGATGATAGCATATTACATTTGATTTCCTCAAATCATAAATGTTGTTATTTTTGAAAACATAATTTACATTGATATCTTTAAATCCAAAAATGAATTGTAAATAATTAATACAATTGCCATTATAATTATAAGACGGATATATATCGGTTTCATTAACAAAAACAAATTTCTTTTTAAAATTTATTATTTTATCTCTCGTTTCAAAGTCTAACATATATTTCTTATCGGCATAATGAATATTACCACAATTTAATTCATTATCAGTTGAATAAATAGGTTTTGACATTTCTATAGTGATTTCTGTTACATCGTCAAACGATCTAATTATATTATCAATTTTATCATTATTCATATTATAATTTAATAATATGAATTCTTTTTATATTGTTTTCAACTAATATACTATTTATATTAGTTAGTCTAGTTGCTATACGCTAAACCTCCCCGGTAAGCACATAGCCACCCCAATTTTTCAATTGAAGCATGGACTATCCCTTAAGTTATCATTGGATGTTGTTAGCACCCTCAAACCCACTCCATTATAGTCTCTGAACCTTTCCCATGTGCTAACATTAGCGCATTTAGGGACTTGGCTGCGGATTGTCCAATCCTTTTCGTTATTACTATGCTCTAGGTCATTACCCCGAGTATTCCATATGCTTTCGCAAAAGGAAGTAGTAGAAAAGGCTATTAGGATGTTCCCGCAATTTAGAAATGTTGCCTCATCTGATAGTCAGATAGAGACTAGCTGGTTACATAATGTGTTTACAACACATATTTGCTTTACACTGTTTATCCAATTTAGTAAGCAAATAACTAAATAGGCAGCCAACTGTTTGGCACAGGATTGAAGTATGCCAGACATGACCCGAAGTACGTTATAATTCACAGCGTACACTCTAACTTTAGCAGTCGCGGTACCCGCAACACACGCGTTCGACAACACCAGCTGAAGAGTGGCGTTATCAATGCGCGAGAAGTTGCACGTGCCGGACGGCTGGTGCTCTTCAGGCCGCAGGGCGAACGAGTAGACGTTGATACCAGTGTCCGGGTTGCGAGTGTGGTGCTGGTACGGCTGAACGAGGTCAAAATACGTTCCTTCACGTTCCGAGAACCGATCTTGACCGTTGAGCTGCAGCTTGGCAGTCACAACGGGGTTCTCACCCCAGCAGTGCATATCCAGCGACGTCTCCGTGAGGACGAACGTACCGGCATCAGACACGAGCGACTCGGGACCAGTACCACCACCAACTCCGGGAAGAGTAGGGCCTCCACCTTCCCAGTTGGTCCATTGAGTATAGCTTGCAACATCACCAGCTTCCGTCTCATTAAACAAACCGCTGCCGTTGATAAACGAGTTAGTAGTAGCAGCAACCGCATTGGCTCCACCGAACGCATGGATAGCGTTCAACAGCGGGTCAATTGCGTCCGTGTAATTGAACGGTTGAGCACCCAGCGTCTGGTATAAAATATTACCAGGAGTCAACGAGCTACAATAATCGACGTTGGCATCAGGCTGGACGACAAACACCAACTCTTTGCAGGGGTGGTTGAAGTTCAATTTGATCTTGTTCGACGAAGAGCCGACCGACTCATCGCCGGTAAACTGCAGCTGTTCAATAAGGTATTCGTGGGGGTTCTGGGCCATCCGTCTGCGCTCATCCGTATCAAGAAACACATAGTCGACATACAGGGACGCAGCCACGAGCGACTGGTTGTAAGCCGTGGTGACTTTCGTCGACGGCACGGTACCAGCAGTCGCATTCGCCAAGTTGTTCACAGCCCACAGACATTCATCAATCGGGCGGATATCCAGATTGATTTTAACCTCGTGATACTGAAGAGCAATCAAAGGCAGAGCAAGACCGGGGTTGCGGCAATACCAGAACTGGAACGGCACATAGAGAGTCGTTTCAGGCAGAGCACTGCGCGGGGCACAGACCTGTGCCGGGGCAGTGGACGCACAAGGGCCATCCACTGCGTTAAACGACGGGTCAGTGATGAAGGTGAGCTGGGTCGTATTGCCCACCATCTTGAAGTAACCACGCTCCTGTTCTTTCGTCAGCGTGAGCTGATTCCAGATGTGCATCCAGTCACCATACTGTCTGTCAATGCGTTGACCACCGATCTCAACTTCAACCTGGGAAATCATCTGCTCACCAGGGAAATCGAGCCAGCGGGCATAGACACCTTGATTGAGAACACCACTGTTGGGACCATTCGCCATCGACTGGTTGATTTCGGGCAACGTCACCTGTAAATAGGTGCGGTACGCCAAATCACCATTGCGACTGATCGTGCACGTCACACGCCGACCGAAATCAGCCTGGCCGTTGAACGTCTGTTCAATCGATTCCATAGCAAAGTTGGTGTGACGACGATAGGTCACCTTCCAGAAGGTAATCTGGGGGTTACCCGTCAGGTAAACATCTTGAGCGCCATAAGCTACGAGTTGCATAAGTCCTCCTCCCATATTGTTATATTATTGCTAAAGAAAATAAATTTGGCAAAAACAACCTTTTTTAAAAATCAAACTTGAAAACAGAAAATCAAGTTATTCCAAATATACACTAAATATCGTTAAACTGACACTTATTAATCTCGCGCCCCCAAGTGTGCTTCAATAAATTTGCGTACATAACTTTCTAAATAGACTTCTTTTTTACCTTCGTGTTTTTTTGTAAAAATATATTTATCTTCATTTTTTTTCACACTCCATCCCGATTCTATAGCATTATAGACAAAAGCCATTTTTTGAAGTTTCATAAAATCTACATTTAAATGTTCAGGTGAATCAATTAATATTGTATTTGTATTTGTATTTGTTGTCGTATCATTCTCCATTTCTATTAAAAGTAGACTAGAAAACATTCGTGTTTTTCAAACTATCTATCACGGCAAAAAAACAATCTTGTTTTTGGTTCGATTGAACCTTACTAGTTCAAAAGGTTGTTGTTTTCTAAAAAGGAAGGTTTAAATAAATAACACTAGACTAGTATATAAATAACAAGTATGCCTATATTTAAACCAAAAAATACCAAAAAAATAGAAATATCTAAAAAAACATCTACTACATTAGATGGCAAACATAAAGAAATCACAGAGGCTATTAAAAAAGAACAAGATGAGCTTTTGCCATCGCTTATTCAACAAAAAAATGAAATGGCCAAAAATTTAAAGGAAAAGTTAAAAGAAAATACATTATCCATTGAAGAGAAACTTGAATTAAAAGATAAATTGACGGAATTAAAAGAACAAATAAGTCAAATAAATAAAAGAGAAAAAGACTATTTGCTAAATAATTCCTCTTTTATTTTCGAATATTTTGAAAATAAGAAAAAAATAGCGGAATGTACAAATAAAACAACTATTTTAGATACATTTTTTAGTATAAATAAAAACAGTGATGATTCTCAAAAAGAAAAAGAATATATATCGAATGAAAAAAAAAATATTCAAAAATACATGACCAATGTCGATGACAGTTTTTTAGATATTAATAATTTTGTTCAGCAAACCGATATATGCAGAGACTGTAACAAGGGCGAAATGATTCCAGTGGAACACGAGGGCATATTGGTGTGTAATATGTGTTCGAAAAGTATTCCCTATTTAGTAGAGAATGAAAAACCTTCTTATAAAGAGCCACCCAAAGAAGTGTGTTTTTACGCTTATAAACGCATCAATCATTTTAGAGAAATATTGGCGCAATTTCAGGCGAAAGAAACGACACAAATCCCCGATGAAGTCATTGTAAATATTCATCAACAAATTAAAAAAGAAAGAGTTAAATTATCGCAAATCACCAATAAACGGGCAAAAGAGATTTTGAAAAAATTGGGCTATAATAAATATTATGAACATATACCATTTATTAAAGATAAGTTGGGCATTAAACCGCCTATTATGAGTTCAGAGCTGGAAGATACCTTGTGTAATTTGTTTATGGAAATTCAAGGGCCGTATGCGAAATATTGCCCAGATGACCGAGTGAATTTTTTGAATTATTATTATACCGTTTATAAATTATGTGAACTGTTGGACCAGCACCAGTTTTTACCGTTTTTTCCCATGCTAAAAGACCGTGAAAAAAGGATTGAACAAGATGAGATTTGGCGAAATATATGCGATGAATTGGATTGGGAATATATACCGACCATTTAGAGGGGAGGGGTACACCCCTCTTACACCCCGGGAGGTCACCTAGCGGCGACCTCTGTTGCAAACTATACTACGCAAAGTTATGCAAATAATAGTTAAATAATTATATTTATATATTATTTTACACCTTCGCACATTTAAAACGCCGACGCGTCGGCGATAAATGAATGACGAAGGTAACAGTTACCACGCACTTGAAAAGTGCGAAGGTGTAAGACCGTCGTTGTCGACGCAAGTATAACAGATTGCATTGTCTATTTTAAGACCGCCGATAGGTGGTCTTGCCCCGACCGCAAGCGGAATTGCTTAAAATGCCCTCGGAAATCCCACCAGATTAGCACCAATACCAAAGCCAGCACCCGATCGCGCACTCACACCCATGCTCGGCACATACGTATCCAGAATGCTAAAGGTAGCCGCCGCCGTCAAAGCAATCAAGGTAATCTCATCCAGATTCAACGACCGCTTGGGGATGGCAAACGCAGCGATAGCTACCATCAAACCTTCCACCAAATATTTAATTGCACGCTTCACGAGTTCACTAAAATTCAGAGCGTCGGTAAACATTGTTATAATAATTGTAAAGAAAAAAGCTTTTGAGGAAAAAGCTTTTGAGAAAAAAGCTTTTGAGGAAAAGCTTCGACAAAACCTTCGACAAAACCCATGCCAAAAGTTTGTCGTGGGTTTTGACACACTTTTTTCAAAAGTGAAGTTTGTCGTGGGTTTTGACACACTTTTCTCAAAAGGGGTTTTGCCGAAGCTTTTCTCAAAAGCTTTTTTCTCAAAAGTGGTTGTATATTAATATAAAAAATAACTTAAAACCTATTGAATTAATTAAGTATACAATGTCTACTTTCTCTAAAGATTCTACTTTTACTACGTTGCCTCCGCAAAACACTAAACCAAATGGCGTAGAATTCAGAACATTGGCCGATGGTACTCAAAATCCCCAATATGTGGATTTGCTCGATGAAGACAAGCCGGTGGCCGGCCAACGTTTCGCCTGTATTTCATTTATTTCGCCTGAAAAGATTTTGAAGCAGAGAGAAATGTTTAATTTTCAACACTTTCTAAAGCAGTGGGATATGCACAAGTCGCTCGAAAAGTTTAACCAATTTTTGAGTTTTCTCGCGTATAAATATACGCTAAATTTCGACCATTTGACCAAAGATCTGGTAGAGTTTTGTTCCGAGGAAAAGGAAAATCTATTTACGTCTACTCTAGAAGATGAATTTAAGAATTTTATGGATGTGAATGATTCGCGTCTGGAAGAAGAGTTTAACAAGAAGCATAGTTTTCAGACGAGTACTCGCGGCTTCAAAGTACGCGGCTCTTACCCGAGTCAGTCCGAGGCTGAATTGCGCTGTAAAATGTTGCGCGAAGTCGATCCGAACCATGATGTCTATGTGGGACCGGTTGGTACATGGGTGCCTTTTCACCCGGAAGCCTATAAAACGGGTCGCGTCGAATACTTGGAAGATGAGCTAAATCAGCTCATGCAAGAGAAGAATAAAAACGAAACATATGCGAAAACCGAGTTTGAAAAGCGAGTGCGAGACAGCAAGGAACAAGCAATGAAAGACAATATTAAGAAAGCACAAGAGTCGGGCAATGTGCTGACACAAACGATTAATGAACAGGGACAACTGATTAGCGTGAAGGATATGAATACCACCGAGTCGACGATTAATATTGATGATGGTCCCAGTAGCGGCAGTAGCGTCAGTGCGGCAGATGTGCGCAGAGCACTCTTTGAAGGAGAAAACATTGTGATTGATTATAAGAATTCCGATCACGGTGTAGGGCAACTAAATTCAGTTTCAGAAAAGGGAACCTATGTTCCCTTTGAAACAAAGGGGTATACCCCTTTAAAACCCCATCTAAGTAAATAGGAACCTTATTTGAACCCCCTTTACTAATAATACTTAAATAATAAAAACATATTATTTAAATATAATGATGTGATGTTTGCTAGTAAAAATAAGTGTCATTATGATACTTGTACTAAAAAAGTATCCATGACTGAAATGATTTCCTGTAAAGGGGCACAGCCCCGTGAGGCAAACTAAATGTGAACATATATTATTACCACCCTTTCGTTTACCTCATGGGGTTTGAAAGGGGCAGAGCCCCTTTAGTTTACCTCACGGGGTTTGAAAGGGGCAGAGCCCCTTTACCATTTCGACTTTTTAACATTTATCTTCGGTCCCGCTCCTCTTTTCTTCTGACTATTTGGATCATACGCATCATCTTCATCATCGGAATTCAAATCTTTGGATAAATCCCAAAATTGCTTCGAGCCTAATTTGAAATCCGCATGGGGTTCCGCCTTGTACCAAAATATTTGGTCTTGTAATTTATTCGATTTGGAATTGTTATTAATGACGAGACACTCAAAATTTTCAGTACATTGGTCCATCACTTGACAAAAAGATTCAAAGGTCGGAAACATGCCCGCATAGTTTTCCCAGATACGTCGCCGGTTAGCAATATATGGCTCTCTTAAAATAAACACATAATCAATATTCGTCCGTAAATTAGGGGGAATACCGAGAGGATATTGCATGGTAATAATGAGCATCACTTTCCAGTGCCGACCATTCATAAAAAGCAGACGCATGATTTTATCTTTCGTCCAGGTGGCATCATACAGACAATCGTCTAAAATAACAAACGCTCGAGGATCGATATTACACTTTTTATATTTTTTAATATCGCTTTGCACTTCTTTCATAACCTGCTTTTGTCGCTTTAAAATATTCTCAATGATGGCAGTATTGTACTCATCGTGAATAAAGAGTTTAGGCACATGCGAACTGTAAAAACCGTTGCCCGCTTCTGTTCCGGATATAACAGTACCGATAGGAATATCTTGATGGTAGAAAAGTAAATCTCGGACTAAATAACTCTTACCTGTATCACGCCGACCGATGAGTACAACTACAGGTCCTTTATTTTCATCGGGTTTAAAACTAATATGTCGCATTTCAAATTTTTTCAGTTCTAAAGTCATTTATAATTAACCTTTAAAAACAACCTTTAAAAAAGGTTGGGCCAAAAACCGCAAACAACCTTTAAAACAACCTTTAAAAAAGGTTGGGCCAAAACCCGCAATCAACCTTTAAAACAACCTTTAAAAACAACCTTTAAAAAAGGTTGAGCCATAACCCGCGCAAATTTATAGAGTAAAAAAAACCTACAAGTTCGCATCGGTTTTGCCACGCTTTTAAAACTTGTTTCACGGCGAAAGCGGTGAGTTAAAATATCGTATAATAAATATTAAGCAGAACTAATGGAGTTTTCTTATAAAAAAAACGATAATAAAAAACTATTTACAAGTTTAGTAGATTTACAAGTCTCTCAATGTCAAAATTATATACCTTTATATGAGAAGTTCTTTACTATTAATGATACCAATTGTAACTCTATTCAATTAAATAATGTAAATTCTCTACAAAGCATTCGGTCTAAAGTAACCGATAATATATTTAATGGTACAGTTCTTAACCAAACCACAGGATTGAAAGAAAAAAAAGATATATTTTTTAAGTTTAGCCCTCTGCTCGATCCGATTAAATATTTAATAGGCAAATATGATGTTAGTAATGTAAATCTGCTAAATTTACCGATTTATTCCGTTGCCGCAGATAGAAATGCTGACTCAAAAACTCTAGACAAAAATAACGCTGCCTATGTCGACGGGTTTTTTACCTATTTAACCAGTCAATTGTTACATAATCACGGCTTTAAACATGGTATTGATTTTTACGGTTCTTTTCTAGCGATGAAAAATGATTTTAGCATCGATGTATGTGATGACATTGATTACATGAGTGAATCCGAATTTTTCAATAATAATAAAAATATTTTATATACGATTGACGAATCACAAGCTACTCAATTTAATAACAATAATAATACACGTAATTGCAAACCAAAGTTAAATTTAAATTTAACTACTCTTAACGATCATTCCGATACTATTCTTCTACAATTGTCAGATATTAATGACTTGTCGCATTTGGATACTGTTTTTAATTCAAATACTAATTATAGTACTAACCAATTATCTGATGCTGATATTGTCTATGACAATGTAAAAGAAGGCAACAAAAATAAAAAAGATACAGAAGAAGATAATGATAAAGAAAGTCGGTCGTCTTGTTCATCGCGATTTTCCGATACGGAAGAGGAAGGTGAAAGCGATGGGGAAGCAGATGGGAAAAGTGATAATAATGATAATAATGATGATAATGATAATGATAATAATAATAATGATGATAATAATGATGATAATAAAGAGGAAGATTCCTATAGCGAAACATCCAGTAGTTCATCTTCTTTTTGCGAAGATCAGCTGTTTGTAAAAATTAAAACCTTTCCAGTTCAGGTCATTTCATTAGAATGTTGCGAAGACACACTAGATTCGCTAGTAGAAAATGATGAGGTTCCTTTAAGTGACGACATGTGGGATTCTATAGTCTTACAACTCCTCATGACATTAATTACCTACCAGCAATGCTTTCATTTAACACATAACGATCTACATTCCAATAATATCATGTATATGAAAACCAATGAACCCTTTTTATACTATAAAGTAGATGAGAAATACTATAAAGTACCGACGTATGGACGCATTTTTAAAATTATTGATTTTGGTAGAGCCATCTATAAATTCCGTGGCAATCTAATGTGTAGTGACAGTTATCATAAGGCCGGTGATGCGGCAGGGCTTTATAATATTGAACCCTACTTTAACAGTAAGAAACCACGTCTGGAACCGAATTATAGCTTTGATTTATGTCGTTTGGGTTGTTCTTTGTTTGATGCCATAGTAGACGATATCAGTGATATAGATGAGCTAGAATCGCCAATTTTAAAAATAATAACTGATTGGTGTAAAGATGATAAAGGCAAGAATATTATGTATAAAATGAACGGGGAAGAACGGTATCCGGATTTTAAACTCTACAAAATGATAGCCCGACTAGTCCACCAGCATACACCGCTGAATGTTTTACGTAATAAGCATTTTAATAAATATACAGTGAATAAAAAGACCATGAAGAATGCGAAAGATAAGAATATTGAAGTAATGAATATTGATGAATTGCCGTGTTATATTTAAACACTACTTTTTAGAAAAAAGTAGGACAAAAAGGTACAAACGTAGTAGGTGCAAACGTAGTAGGTGCAAACGTAGTAGGTGCAAACGTAGTAGGTGCAAACGTAGTAGGTGCAAACGTAGTAGGTGCAAACGTAGTAGGTGCAAACGTAGTAGATAGGGCAAAAAGTATTTTATTATATTATTATTTAAATATATAAATAATAATAATAATAATAATAAAAATATAATATAGCATGAAAATTGGTGTACTTATTCCTTCAACATCAAATGGCAGAAATTGGTCAACGTATATGGAAACGTATTTATATTCTATAACACTTAAAACATTTTTATTAACTTGTGACAATGAACATAGTTATACTTTGTATATAGGCATTGATCGTAATGATATAATATTAGATACAAAAGAATTTAAAATAGGAGTAAATACATTTGATAGCATATTTAAAAATGTGAAAATTCAATGTATGTATATGGATGGTATTACAAAAGGGCATTTAACTATTATGTGGAATAGACTATTTGATAAAGCATTACGAGACGGTTGTGATTATTTCTTTCAATGTGGCGATGATATTGAATTCAAAACAAAAGGATGGGTAAATGAATGTATTAGTAAATTACAAGAAAATAATAATATTGGATTAACCGGCCCTATTAATAATAATACGCGAATTTTAACACAATCTTTTGTTTCGCGTAAACATTTTGATTTATTTGGTTGTTATTTTCCAGGACAAATAATAAACTGGTTCTGTGATGATTGGATTAATGAGGTATATCGTGGACTAAATTCCTTTTTTCCACTACATAATCATGTTTGTTTAAATGTTGGCGGGAAACCAAGATATACTGTCAACAATGATCCCAATTGGAATAGTAGTGTAGATAAAATGCGTACTATATGTACCGATCTTGTAAATAAAGATTTAATAAGAATTAAAAAAATTAAAAAGGTGTAATAAATTCTAGTAGTTAACTAATATATATATATAAACTTAAATATATTTATTTATTAAATTAAAATGAAATTACTTATTTATGGACACAAAGGGTGGATTGGTACTCAATTTGTTTCATTCATTAAAAAGGATAATAGTATTGATTATATTTTAGGTCAATCTCGTGTAGACGATACCGAAGTATTGTTAAAAGAATTAGATACTATAACCCCCACACATGTAATTTCATTTATTGGGCGGACACATGGTACAATAGGCGAAAAAGAATATACGACGATTGATTATTTGGAACAACCTGGTAAATTAGTAGAGAATTTGAGAGATAATCTTTTTTCTCCTTTATCATTGGCCATGGCCTGTAAAGAACGTAAACTTCATTATACATATATAGGTACTGGTTGTATTTTTAATTATAAAGATATAGATCAAGAACATTTCGATTTGAATGATAATGGATTTAATGAGAATGATGTACCTAATTTTTTCGGATCGGGTTATTCGATAGTCAAAGGGTTCACGGATCGGTTAATGCATCAGCTATCCGACACTGTTTTAAATTTACGTATTCGTATGCCAATCATAGAAGAAGATTGTCCGCGTAATTTTATTACAAAAATTACCAATTATAGAAACATCTGTTCAGTGCCAAATTCCATGTCGGTTTTGACAGAACTATTACCTATTGCTTTGCGAATGTTGAAATCAGGAATGACTGGTACAATAAATCTAACCAATCCCGGCGTGATATCGCATAATGAAATACTAGAAATGTATAAAGAATATGTAGAGCCTACATTTACATGGGAAAACTTTAGTATAGAAGAACAACGCAAAGTCATAGCATGTGAAAGGTCGAATAATTTATTGGATACGTCACGGTTAGAAGCATTCGCACCAGAAGTAAGACCTATCACTGAAGCAGTTAGAGAGATTATGAAAAATTACAACCCTACAAAAAAACAAGTAACAAAAGTAAAACAAGCTCACACACAACCAAAAATAGATTTTCACGACAACGAAACAACCATTTTATTTGTCACAGGTGGGGCAGGATTTATTGGGTCTAATTTTATTAATGAAATTTATAAGCAGTATAAACGAATCAAAATAATTAATTTTGATGCACTCTATTATTGTGCAAACGAAAAACAAAACATACGCGAAGAAATTAGAAAGGATAAAAACCGCTATACGTTTATTCATGGTAATCTTCAAAGTTTAGATTTATTAAACTATATTTTTCAAATAAATAAAATAACACACGTGATACATTTTGCGGCACAATCACATGTTCAAACCTCTTTTACGGATGCAATTCAATATACAAAAGATAATATTTTAGGCACACATAATTTACTGGAAGCAGTACGATTGTATTGTCCAACCCTTAATAAATTTATTCATGTATCTACAGATGAAGTGTATGGTGAATCGATGTTAGATACAGACGAAAAGCATAAAACAGAACAAACTGTATTGTGTCCGACAAATCCTTATGCGGCAACAAAAGCGGGTGCTGAACTAATCGCCCAAGCATATAATCATTCTTTTAAAATGCCGATTATTATTACCCGTGGGAATAATGTGTATGGCCCCAATCAGTATCCGGAAAAAGTTATTCCACGATTTATACAGCAATTGAGGAATGGTGAAAAGGTCACCATTCAAGGCGATGGCAGTTGTGTGAGAGCATTTCTTCATGCGATAGATACGGCGAATGCTTTTATTAAAATTTTAGAAAAAGGTAGGGTTGGTGAAATCTATAACATTGGTTGTGATGAAGGCATGGAATATAGTATTTTAGAGGTTGCTAAAATACTAATTAAAAATATAAAAGGTACAGACGACTTTGAACAATGGATAACATTCATTGAAGACAGACCCTTTAATGATCAGCGGTATTATATTAGTAATTACAAATTGAAAGAGTTAGGTTGGGAAATTAAAATAAAATTTGAAGATGGGATTGTAACTTTATAAAACGCCGATTATATCCAATGTGTTCTAATTTTTTTATAAATAGCAATATAAGAACAACCATATTCTATTTTATCTATTGAATATTCAAATACATTTTTTGTTTTTTTTATAATTTTAAAAGGGTCTACGCTATAGTCTTTTATTCCACTCATTGAATCAAAACGCCATTGATTTAAATATTTTGTATAGTTAAAAAAGTATTGTAAGTGATTTTCATAATTTAAATCTATAAATGGTGGTGATTTATAACATACAGTATCTTCAACTATATATAATCCATCATCATTTAATAATGGAAATAACAACTCGAAAGACTTTATCACATCTCTATTAACATGTGAACCATCATCAAGAATAATATCAAATGATCCATATTTTTCGGTAATTTTTTTTATAAATGTAGAATCCGTAGCATCTCCTATTTCTATAAATAAATTATTTTCCGCATCCTCATATGTTTTACATCTATTATCAATATCTAAACCTAAAACACAAGTGGAATTGATAAATGCTTCTTTAAATGCTTTTACACTACCTCCATTGTAGACACCGATTTCTAAATATTTAATTGGTTTATCTCTAAACTGGTTTAATAATGTATTATATTGTCTTGTATAATTATGATAACTTGCACATTTGTCAGTATCATATTTATTGAAAATTGATTCAAGTGATTCCATTATATATTTAATTATATATTGTTTATTTATATTATATTATAATAATTAATATATAATATTTCAAAAAAAATGGATATTGTTCTGAAACATTAAATACTTTTGAAAATAGTTCATTTGATATAATTATAGATGATGATGTTAGTTATAAAACGTTTGTAATATATTTTCTATAGAAATATTAATATTTTCTGGATGATATTTTTCAATTCTTGTTGTGTCTAATATTATACTCGGACGAATCGCATGATTAAGTATTTCGTAATTATTATTAATATTATTAATAATGTTATATTTTTTTTTAATATCAACTAAACTAATGGTTCCAGGATTAACAAAATTCATTATTCCTATTTCTTTATTTTCTACTATTGACGATAATAAAGGAAATAAAGAATCAATGCATGTTATAGAAAATTTACTATCAGAAATTTTTGTGAAACATTTTAATTTTGTTAATAAATTTTTTGGATTTGAACAACTAGAAAGAGGATAATTTATTCTTAAATATAAAACATTTGTATAATTTTTAACAATATTTTCAAGATATATTCTACACTCACTGTAGAATTTATCATAATAATCACCAATATCACATTCTTTTTTAACACCAGGTGTATTATATATTCCACCCGAACCAAATATAGTTAAATGTATATTTAATTCTTTACATATATCGCACAATGTTAGTTGATATGTAATATTCGTTTCAATTGTTTGCTCTTTATTATCATCACACCAGTTTATATTTGGTTTTCCGGTTAATCCAGCGGCATTTATAACAAAATTTGGTTTATACAAAGAAAGTTTATTTCTTATAGCAGAAATATCATTTAATCGTTCTGATATTGAAATTACATTTTTCCCTTGTATTTTTAAAATGTTCATAATATGTCCTCCTAGATATCCACTGCTACCAATGACTATATAATCAACTGGTTTAATAAAATTACAGATGTTATCTTTATCAGAAATAATAATAGGACCAAGTAAAGTAGGTAGTTTTAAATTAATATAAGGGTCAAGATAGTGAATATGAGTTGTTTCATCTGATTTAAAAACACTGGAAAAATGATATAAAACAATTGTATTTTCTTCTAATGTTAAAAATCCATGAGCATGATTGGGTGGAATTAATACTTGATTTAATTCATTTAATAATGATAAATTATAATATTGAGGAATTAAATAATTATCAGAGTTAATGTCTAAATTTATTATTACATCTAAAATAGAACCTTGAATACACGTAACGAGTTTTGAAAATGTATTACAATGTAACCCTCTAAATACATTTTTTTTATTTATACTTATAGTACATTCTTGAGGCAAAAATGAACTATTTTTAATAGGAAAATATAATTCACCACGGTTATCTTTAAATGATTGTAACATTATATTATGCGTATTGATATAAAACTATTTTTAATATATATTTTATATTAATGATTATTTTACTTTATGGTTCAACTGGATGGATTGGTAGCCATATTAAAAATTATTTAAATACACATTTTAAAAATATAATTGTACATTTAGGAATTGCTAGGTGTGATGATTTTGACCAACTTTCAAAAGAAATTAACAAAATTGGTCCTGATAGAATTATATGTTCAATAGGGAGAGCATATGGTAAAAATGTATACAATACATCTTATATTGAAGATAAACTTAATATTAATATTAGAGATAATCTAATAGGTCCAATAAATATATCTAATATTTGTATTAAATCGAATATACATTGTACTTTTGTAGGTACAGGTTGTGTTTATAGACAAGATAACAAAATATTTAATGAACTAGATAAACCAACCTTAATTTCTTCAAATCATGCAATTATTAAATCTACAACAGAACAATTAATTCAAACTAATTATACTAATTGTCTTCATATTAAACTTAGTTATCCTATTTCTGGAGACTTTCATCCAAAATGTTTATTTTCAAAAATTATTTCATACGAAAAAATAGTGAATAGTGATATATCTATAAGTTATTTACCTGATATTATACCAATTTTATTAGATATGACCATAAACCATATAACAGGAATATACCATTTAACAAATACAGGATCCATTAATTTATTAGATACAAAATTACAATATAAAATATACAATGACAAAACACTGGATATAACAGAATTTTCAATAGAAGAACATAACACTATTATAGGAGAGCGTTCAAACGTAGTTATTGATAATAAAAAAATTAGCACGTTATATCCTACGATTATGAATACAAATGATGTAGTAAAATTAACACTAGATAATATGAAAAATACATGTCAAGCAATTATAAAATGTATATGTTGTCAAAATGAAAGTTTAAATTGTATTTTAGATTTAAAATACCAGCCATTGGCTAATGATTTTCACTTTAAAAACATAACATCGCATAATTATCCATTAAAATTGATGAATTGTACAAAATGTAACCACTGTCAGTTATCTCATGCAGTTAATCCGGAAATATTATTTAAAAATTATAAATATGTTAGTGGAACATCAAAGACAGGGCATAAATTTTTCAAAGATAATGCAGAGTTGATACAACATTTTAATAATAATAAAAAAGGAAAAATACTGGATATAGCATGTAATGATGGAACACAGTTAGATTATTTTAAAGAACTAGGTTGGGAAACATATGGAGTAGATCCTGCTGAAAATCTTTGTCCAATTGCAAAAGAAAAAGGACATTTCGTCATTTGTAGATTTTGGGATGATAAATGCGTTGAAGAACTACCAATTATGGATGTAATAACTGCGCAAAATGTATTTGCACATACAGCAACTGCTTCAGACAGTTTTTTATTAAACTGTAAAAAAATCATGGATGAAAACAGTAGTTTATATATTCAAACATCACAGAGAGATATGATTATTAATGGAGAATTTGATACAATATATCATGAACATATTTCTTTTTTTAATACAAAGTCGATGAAATTATTAGTGGAAAGATGTGGATTAGAATTGAATAGAGTATTAGAAAATGAAATTCATGGGCGTAGTTATATTTTTGAAATTAAATTAAAAAAAACCAATGAATATAATGTAGATGAAATTATGAATATTGAAGAAAAATTGGGACTGTACACTCCATTTATTTATGAAAAATTTAAATTAAATTCTGATAAATGCGTTAAAACATTATCATTAACTATAGACAAATATAGAAAAACACATAAATGTATTGGATTTGGTGCTGCTGCAAAAGGACAGACTGTCTTATGTTATGGTAATATTGATCTGGATTATATCATTGATGAAAATACATTAAAAACAAACACATTTTCACCAAAACTAGATATACCTATTGTTGATATAGACTATTTTATAAATGATAATTCTAGTGAAAAATTTCTGATTGTTATATTAGCATGGAATTTTGCAAAAGAAATTATTGGAAAAATAAATAAAGTAAAAGGATTAAAAAATATTATTATTATTGAAAAATATTTTCCTGAAATAGTATTTTTTTAAGTTTTATTAAAAAAAAATGTTTTAAATTTGGTTGCTGGTGTGATTGTATGTGTCTCTTTTAGTATATTTGGATTAATAATTATATTTTGTTTTTCATTAAATTGCAGTATTTCTTTATAATAGTCAAAATGTGGAATATCAAATCTATAAATACATATTTCTTTTAACAAAACTGTTATATTAATGTTATTTTTATATAAATCTGTAAAATTATAAGAATTTAAAGTGTTATTTATCGATAAGAATTTTTTAGTTAAATTCATAGATCTATTAACATAATTTAGTGCTGTATCAATTCCATATTCAGTTAATCCATCAAAATTGCAAATTAGATCATATTTTTCGTTAATTGAATTAAAATGATGGGCTGGTATTAAATTTAAAAAACAATTATTATAATTATTTTCACCATATAAAGCAACGTTGTTTTCACCTATAATATTAAAATTATAATGTGCCTGTATTATACTTGTAGTAGGTATATCAACAATAGTATATTTTTTAACACCAAGCTTTGACGCATAGTATGGTATTCTACCACCTCCTCCACCTATTTCTAATATAGATGATTCTTTTATATTTTCAACATATTGTGATATATTCCATACATAATATAACGCATATAACATTCTATGTGATATTTTTCCTCGCGAAGTATTTAAAATATATCCATAAGAATAATCAAACACTTCTGGAAAATCAACTTTAAAGCCAATTTTGTTGTCAATAAATGGAAATAGTGCTTCAATATCTAAAGTATTTGTACCATCAATATATATTGGTATAATATTCATTTCATCTAATAATTTTTTAAGGGTTATAAATATTATTATTGACTTATCTTTAATAGTATCATCCGACGTAATATTTGAATAACACTCGTACCCCCAAGCGTATGGCGTTTTAGAAATATTTTCTAAAGTATGAGAAATCAAATCATTATTATTTGTATTTAACAAACTAATAAAATTATTACAATATGTTGGAATAATAGCGGTATCCCACATTGAATCTTTATTTATATAATAACTTTTTTTGATATTATTATAGTAAGTAATTATTCTATCCATTTTATTATATAAAATAATACATATTATATTATATATTATTATACGCATTACTTCATACAAAGTATTGGTGGGTGTAGGAAATAATTATTTTATACTTTCAGTTTGCTAATTGTTCCATATGGTCCATAATATAAATATCTAGTTAAAAAATTAAATTCTTCTGAAACAATATTATTTTTTAAATATGAAATACAATATTTCCATTTAATTGCGAATGAATATGGATTGTTAATCCATTGATTTAATAATTGAGGATGAAATGATGGACACGGAACATTATGACCTTTCAAGTTTCTATAATCTATAATTGATTTCATTTTATAATTTTTATCTAATAGATATTTTGTAAATGGAATTTCTAATAAATGTATAGCACTTATTGATTTATTTAATAAATTATTCAATACAATATAAACATTTTTTTCAATAAATATTATTACATCATCTATTAAATTAAATTTAAATTCAACTGGTGTGCCGACCAAACATTTTTCAGGAGCATACCAATGACCCCAAAAATCACAACCGTCCCGACTATTTATAACAGAATTCATAAAATTAGTTATACCGTTAATTGGGAATAATAAAGAATCATTAATAAACATTATCCATTCATAATTTAATTTAGTTTCTTTTATTAATTTTAATCCATTTAACCACATTTCCCAATCTGTTCCCGCGCCTTTATTTTTTACATAATGAATTTCAAATGGTAGTATTGACACGTCTATATTATTTATAGATGACGAAGCAGTATAAAATAGAACATCATACCCTATATAAACTAAACTTTTCAACCCTTGGATAACATAATCAGCAATAATATTATTTAAATCATAATGCGCATATAGAACTACACCTTTCATATCATATTTTTTCTTAGGAAATAATATATATTCTTCTGCATATCCATATTTATGGAAAAAATCCTTTTTATTATTTAATGACACATTTAATAAATCATAATTATATTCAACATCTAGACCATCAAATATATTTTTATATTTTAATTGTTTATTGATAAAATTTATACAATAATCATATAATACAGGAATAGATGGATACTGCTGCTCACCAACTCTCCAAATATTTTTAATAAAAATAGTTTGTTTAAGAAATTCATCATTATTTTTATGAAAAAACTCTTCTCTCTCATATAATGGTTCAGATGGTCTATGATTATTTTTATATAAACAACAAATATTGTAACCATTATTTTGTAAAACTCTAGATAGTCCAAATTCTCCGGTTAATATAGAGTCTAGCTTATTCTCTTTTTTCCCCAGTACAGTATTCGTATATCTTCTATATATACTATTAGCTCTATCCGTAGAAATAACAGGTGTTTTTGTTAATAATTTTATAATATCACTATTTATTTTTATCAACGTAAAACTACAAGATAAAGCCGGTAGATCAATCTCATCATTCCCACGTCTAAACATATTAATATAAGGAGAACATGCATTAGCATTATTTTTCACCATTGAATCATAAAATGGACAAAGCCAATGTGAATCAACAGTTGATTCCATAAATGGTCCAAATGTACTTGAATTTATGAGACATAAATAATCGAATTGTTGTTCTAATGGTTTATTATATTTAGTGGACATATAATTAATACCATTAAACCAACCTTCATAGTCACTACAGTTATCTTCTCGAAGAATATGTATATTTTCCTTTTTTGGTATAATAACCTCGCATTGGTGACCATTTATAACAAATATGGTTGTTATATCCATCTTTATCCATTTTGTGTCATCTAGGCCATATTTAATAAAATATGATAAATTTGTTTCATTTTTTTTTTCATTTTTTCTTTCGTAATAAACATATATTATACATATTTTTGATTGCTGTATAGGGTGTTGTATAATATTAGGAACGCTAATAGTTGTATTTTTAATTTGGTTTATATTAGTTCTATTATTAGTTCTATTATTTAATATAAATGGTATCGTTTGTTTAGTGTTGCTAAATATGAATGGCGTTTGTTTAGTGTTGCTAAATATTAATGGCGTTTGTTTATTATCACCAAAATTAAATTTTCTCATATTTAAATTTAATATATATATTTAAATATATTATATAACTATAATTGTTAATATTAAAATTATAATTTGATTATCAGACCAAATGAATTTGTAAACATTTTATTGTTTAATAATCTGGATGCGGGTTGTCTGCGAGTCATACATCTAAACTATTACATAAGGGTTGGAATATAGCATTACGATATTGTTTTAATTTTTTACACCTTCGGACATTATAAATGTCCGAATTAACGTTGCCTTTGTGACCGATAAACCGCCGACTCGTCGGCGTTTTAAATGTCCAAAGGTGTAAAAATGAAATAACTAGTACGTAAAGTACTATTTAAATATTATTTAATAATTATTACTTATATATTAATGAAAACCCTTGTATTATACGTATTTCATGAGTATAATAGTCGTGTAGAAATGTTTATAAAAAATGCTATATTTTTTGATGAAAATATTGATTTTATTGTCATATCTAATAACAAAAATAATAAATTTACAGTTCCCCCATATGTAAAAATACTACCAAGGGATAATATAGGATATGATTTTGGTGGATGGAGTGATGCTTTATTAACAGACAATTTATATATGAATTATGAAAAATTTATTATAGTTAATTCTTCAGTTATTGGACCTTTTCTTCCACCTGAATTTAAAGGAAAATGGACTGATATATTTTTAAATGGATTAAAAAATAATATTAAATTATTTGGTTGTACAATAAATACGTGTAATGATCCTATAAATAAATCTCATATTCAGAATTATGTTTGTGCTATGGATAAAATAACATTAGAATATTTAATTAAATGTGAAATATTTAGTATGACAAATTATGCCAAAACTTATAACGAAGCGGTTTGGAATAAAGAGGTATTAATGTCAAGAAAAATACTTGAAAATGGATGGAATATAGGTTGTTTATTATCTTATTATAAAGATGTTGATTTTACATTTACTACTAAACGTCCTAATCAATATGTTAATCCATTTTTAAATGATATAATGTATCCAAAATATATGAATAAACTATGGAATGCCTATGAATTAGTTTTTATAAAAGGAAATAGACAATAAAATATGTATGGACTTATAACTATAGAATTATAACTATAGAATTATAACTATAGAATTATAACTATATAAATATGAGTTAATTATTATTATTAATATTATACTACATGGATAAACAATATGAACCCTATTGGTCTAATTATTTGAAACAATTTGATATTCCAAATAGTAATTTTAATAAAATATCAATAAATACAAACAAATTTTGTGTAATAGTTGAACCCAGGATTCATATAAATCTAATATTAGTAATTAAAAATTTTATGTATTTATTACAAAATAAAAACTGGGGATTAATAATTTTTCATAGTAGTAAAAATATAAACTACTTGAAAACAAATTTACATGGAATATCTAACATTATTTTTATAAATGTAACTGAAGAAAACTTAACTGTGGGGCAATATAACCAATTATTATATTCTACTACATTTTGGAATAGTTTACAATCATACAATTGTAAACATGCTTTAATTTTTCAAACAGATACATTATTATTCAATGATAATATTGATGATTTTATAAACTATGATTATATAGGAGCGCCTTGGAGCAAAGAACTGGCGTGGAAAAAAAATATATTTGAAAATGTAGACATAGGAAACGGTGGATTATCTTTGCGAAATGTTGATAAAATGATTAAAATATTAGATACTTATCCAAATAATATTATAATGAGATTTAATGAAGATTGTTATTTTAGTTATTTTTGTGTTAAAGACAAATATAATATCCCTTCAGTCGAAGTAGCTATGAAGTTTTCGATTGAAACAATTTATTATGAAAATCCGTGTGGAATACATAAACCGTTGTTATCTATGTTTCCAAATAAAGAATCGTATATTAAATTGCTTAGTAAAAGAGTTGTTATTACATAAAATGATTGGTTACAAGGATTTGTGTTATATGTTTTTTAAAATCCCGGCGCATCCGTAAAAGCCCCAATGACTTTGTTCCCACCCGATTCACTCGGTATGACTTGTTCAATCACATAGATGCCTACAACAATGCTAAAGTAGACCAGCAAAGTATCTTTTACCAACTCTTTCAAGGGTTTACTTTCCTTTAAGACAATTCGCATTTCCGCAAACCGGAGCAGTAGATAAACTACAGCAATAATCCCCGCATTTAAAAATATATTATCCATTTTATACTTTTATAAACTATAAAATGAAAAAGCAAAGCTTTAAACTACGCACAGCAATTCCATCTGTTGCACCTGCGCTTGCGGTCGGGTTATAAAGGGACAATTCCGCTTGCGGTCGGGTTATAAAGGGCGATGCCCCTTTAAGGTTGAACCAAAATCCAGTCTAAAATTTTTGGATTAAATATTAACCTATATTTTAGGGTTGTTTTTGGTACAACCTTTTTCTAAAAGGTTGGTAGTATCTCCACATCCAACATCGGCGGCGGTCTAACGTTCATCGGTTTACTATTCAATTCACTAATATCTGAAAAGTCTAGTTTTATATCATCTCCTATTCTCAATTTATCTTCGTCATCGTCTTCTAAATGCCGTTGTTTTTCAAACGATTGTGCTGAAATGGTCTCTAACCGTTCAATCGTTTTAGGGGCTTCCACTGACGTTTCAATACCTCTAATGTCAATCGCCCGATCTGTATCCGAGAATGTAAGTTTATTATTCGTTGGGGGTGCTGGTGCTGCTGATGTCGTAGGTACTGCTGATGCCGTAGGTACTGCTGATGCCGTAGGTGCTGGCGTAGGTGCTGGTGCTGTTTGCGCTACGGGCATTGATACTGGTTGTTCAACCGGTATAGCAATCTTCTCTTGAACTTCTTTCACATCCACATGCTGCTCTTCCGTCTCATCCATATACGCCCGCAAAATCGCCTCTACCGGTATACTTTCTCTGACCGAGTTCATAATGCATTCGCGAATTATCAATTCCAGTTCCCGATTATGTTTCTGGATTTGAAGCGGGGCTATATTCTTTTCGAACAAATAAATATTCGTATATATTTTGCGTGCCACATTAATGTAGATTTTATGAATAAATGCGTCAACTGACGGTACATCGATATCCACTTTCTTTTGTTTCTGACCCACACGCACACACGACAGTGCTTTCAATTGAATCACATGAACACATGTAATAAGCTCTTCTAGATACACACACCCCGACGATTCACATATTCTTTTTCGCTCTGTCTCAATAATTTCACTGTTCCATTTGGGTACTCGTGTTAAGAACGTCTGAAAGGTCATTAAATATTTATCCAATTCATCATTGTCTTCACATAATTTCCACGCCTCATTAAAAATCGATTTCAACCCTTGAATAATTTCTGGTGTAATGGTATTCACTAAACGGGCGCACCATTCATTTTTAGACTCGGCTAGACTGGTTACTGAATAATCGTCCATTTTTTACTTACATAAATGATATATTTTCTAAATCCAAATCGGAACGAAGAAAATAAAAATTCAAAATAAAAGTCATGAATAGTTTTTCATTTCTAAATTCTTTCTTAACTTTATGAAAGGTGAGTAAGAGTTGGTACTTTGGGGGCTCTGCCATCTGTTGCACTTGCCCCCCGCCCCCGTGTGATTGTTTTGGGGGCTCTGCCCCCCCGCCCCCGTGTGATTGTTTTGGGGGCTCTATACCTGCGGGACTGGGTGATTGTTTTGGAGGCTCTATACCTGCGGGACTGTCCACTGCGTCCCCGGGTGATTGTTTTGGGGGATCTGTATCGTCTGTCTGACTCATATCTATCTTCGCCGTCTGTTCTTGCGTACGGGGGCAAGGGGGCAGAGCCCCCAGCGGAATTGCCTGGATATACTCCATCAAATCCAACCCACTATACCCCTTTTCATATAACTTATCACTTAAATCCAAGAGAGTACAATAATCGATCTTGCTGCCGCTCGCCACAGAAGCATGTAATCCATTTAATGTATTTTTAAGCCAATTCGCCTTCTTTTTATCTAGTTGTGGCCCAAATGTTTTTTGAATACTTAATTTATGTAGATTTACTCTAGTACCATCTTTGTTCGGTTCTGAAACAAATATTTCGCATAAACGCGACAAAATCGGTTTCAATAGTTTATATTTGTCTTCAACAATAATAAAAAACCGGGTGGTATGACAAAATAATTCGATACAGCGGCGTAAAGCCGATTGTGCATCCGTCGTTAAATTATCGGCATTGGATAAAATCACCGTTTTAAAATGCCCCGACCCTTTTATATTAATATGTGTCTTTGCAAAAAACTTTAAATCTTCCCTGACGAATTTAATACCTTTACCATGGGCACAATTCACATTCATCACATAGGCTTTCATCAATTCTTTATTGTTATGGTAGATATCCGACACGAATGTATTGACAATGGTACGTTTGCCGCTGCCACTGGGACCGTGAAATATAATATTTGGTATTTTTTCAGTTTTAAGAAAAAAATTAAGTTTTTCTGTTATAGAGGGGTGATAATCTATAGTAGACATTTTATTTCTATCTATCTCTACTTTTAAAGGTTTAAATTATTTTTAATACATTTTAATACATTTCAATTCAACATTATTTTCTTATTTTCATTATTCAAATCCTCTAGAAAATCTTCATAGGGCACAGTGCCGTTTAAAATAGCTTGAATATAACGTAGCATAAAGCTCCATGATGCGCCACTATGGCTGCCATCGTCTAGTAATGTATTCATTTGCTGTTGAAGTTGTGCTTTTGTAGCATCTTTTTCTATAGTATAACTAAAACCACCAGGTCGTTCATTAAAATTTATAATGTAATTTTTAATGGCCGGGTATTCGGTCAAAATGTCTAGACAGCGTTTAACTTGTGTAAGGCTCATTTTTTTCCTTTCCTTTAATCGTAATTGTATTTTTTAACATATAAAAATGGTAAATCAATTTTTATATATTATACTTTATACTTTATACTTTATACTTTATACTTTATACTTTACGTGTATAACCAACATAAAACAAAAGTAGAGAAACAATAAACATGACAACAGATGAAGTATATAAAAGTATTTTATCGCTGAAATAAGTATTTACAATAGACCCATAATAAGCTCCAAAGAAATAGGCTATAAATAACAACGTACCAATTAAATAATCTATTTCTTTTCGTTTACCATATTCAATCACTGCTAGTAATGAGATGGGCGGCAATATTGAAAATAGCATTGTACCTATTAGCGTGCGATAGTTGGGTATAATATTCGATAAGAGTAAAAGTGGTAACATTAGTGTAGTACCAGCTAAACCCAATGCACCGCCTATAATTCCAACGAGTGTACCAATAACGATGGCTACTATGATACGAAGCATTATACACTATACTTTTAAAAAAAGTATAGCAAAAACTATGGTGTAACTATTTTGCGTAAAACTATGTAATACAAGGGCTTTTTATTATGCCCAACTCTGTAAGGGCTTTTATTATGCCCAACTCTGTAAGCTCTGCGTATACGGGTTATTCTTAAACGCCGTTAATATATCTGGATTAATGCGTTCGCATTCAATACCGGTGTTGCGAGATTGAGGGATTTTAACAGTGCCATAGGATTCCATCGATGGTGTCGATGTAGCAATATGCGTTGATCCTGGGCTGCGTACCCATAAACGATTATTGTCACGATCACAATCTCTTCGATGAATACTAATATTATCTTGTTGATTAAACACTTGTGTGCCGCCTTGATTCGGTCTATTGACAGATGTTTTATTCACATTGTTATGTTGTGCGTAATTAGATTGATAATTCATCGGGGCGGTCATCGCACTAGGCCCGGCATTACCTGAATACGATTTATTCGTAGAGTCGCGTTGTAGATTGACCGGTTGATATTCTTCGACTAAATAACCATTACTGTCTTGCCCTTGTCCTTGAACATTCAAATGGTTAAAATCTAATTTCGCTTCGGTCATTTCACGTATGGTGGTTTTCGTACGGTCAGCCGGGTTATAAATCACACCGTTTTTACCAGCTGCATTGATATTGCCAGTGGGTCTCAAGTTACCAATCACATTTTCTTTTCTCGAGGGTCGTAGTACATCGAGTATAGGCGATACGACAGCTTTCATAATTCCACTGACAATGCCTAAATTTTCCTGCGGTCGCATTGTCGCGCGATTGTTCGGCAGATTGCTATAGCTTTGCGATCCATAATCGGCCACGGTAGGCTGTGCCCGCCCGGCGGCGTTGGGTAATGCCGGTTGACATAGGGGCAATACTGTTCGTTTAACAGGCTCATAGGCACCCGCTACATACGTGGCCTCGCCTTCTTTGGCAGCGCCTGCCCCAAAATATTCGGCCGTTGTGCTCGTGCGATTCACATCTTGTAGCATTTCAATACCCCGCGATGTTTGTGCTTTTTCTAAACCTGTCGTTGTAAACCACCGGTCCGGACCCACTTCATAATAGGTATCCGGTAAATTCTTCTCTACTTTACCCTGTGTTTGTATAGAGCCCGAGTTTTGTACATAGGCTATGGCTGGTCCTTGATGGCCGGCCAGTTCAAAAGATAATTTCGGATTGGTTTCCACTCGCAGTTGGTCTACCGTTCTAGGTAACCATTGTTCTCTGGCTTCCATACCTGAATTGAACCCCGCGCTGCCGTCTGTGCCGAAACCTCTATTTAAGCCAGGCGCTACTTTCTGCTCTTCCCATGGCTTCACATTTGCCATTCGCATTGACGGATTCACCCGTGACTGTAAAAAGTCACTCATGTTAGGCGCCCCATTAGCGAATTGCATATTCTTTTGCGGCTGAAACAAGGGGGCAATTTCCTTTTTATTATATTGCTGTGAACCTTGCCCTTGCAGAGTGTCTAAAATAGTTTCAGAAACATTAAAATCTGTAGAGGCGCCCTTAATTTTCGCGCCGAAGAATGGGACCATGTTAATATGGTTAAAACATTCTTTATCAATCGGCTCACCCGTTAATGAATAACTTTGTTTCGTCGAACCGCCTACACCATAATTTGTATTTTGCTGGTCTACCGTTTTGTATAAATCTTTTTGATAGTATTTATCGGTGGCCTGGTTTGCGTTGGGATAATACTTGACGTTGGATTGATTCACCGCCGCGGTGGTGGGATAGTTAATAGGCGGCGTAGGCGGATTCACACCAGGTAAAGCGTTTCTATCAGGTGTCATGTTGGTAAAGCCTTCTTTTCTATGTATAGACCCCCCTTTTTGATTAGACATAATATACATACCACCTAATGCTAATAAAGGAATTGCTATTTCAGCCATATTATTACTATAACCTTTTAAAAAAAGGTTAGCCACCAACCAACCTTTTGGGAAAAGGTTGTTTTTTAAAGGTTGGTTCTAAAAGGTTGTGCCCATCGGCTTAACAAATGGGTTTACCATCACTGATTCGGATGGTGACGTTGCTGTAAAGCAAGGAACTTGAGTAATGTGTGCATTTTGCTCTAAAAGTCGAGTATTTAAATTGTTTTGAAATCGCATACAGGTATTTTCTTGAGGGTTAAGTGGCAATGTATACCAATTGACTTGTTCTAAATCTCTGGACATCCAGGCTGGGTGTGTAGCCCTTGATTGATCCGTGATAGCTTCGCATGTGGGATAATTTATTTTACTGGTTTTAACCGCTCGTGTTTGGTAGTCGTTTTCACTGGCGCAATCCCGGCTTACAGCCCGTGTGAGACCCATTAAATCGCTTTCTAAATTTCTGGTATTGGTCATTACATTCGCCCCCCATTTTTGCATTCTTATGTGGGGGTCTTCCATAAAGCATGGCTTATCACCATTACCCGGCACATTTAACATATATCTGCCTAAACCTGTTTGTTCTTGTAATTGTTTTTGTATTCTACAAGGGTCGTCGTGAAATCGAGTAGAGGACATTTTTTATGTATATATACAACCTTTAAAAAAAACAAACTTTGCCTTTAATCGTCGACGAGTCGTCAGCGTTTTACAAAAATTGAAATACTTTTTATCGATGGAATGGGTTGTACCCTACGAATTGAAAATGACAACGCCAATAATGCCCTTGTCCGTGTGGCTTCCGACCACCATTGCTCGTTTGCAGCAAAACGATCCAACACTCACCTTAATCGAGCGTATCAATCATATTGATACACTGAATGCTGATTTCATGATTGATGCTGACGGTATTGCGTTGGCCCAGGCCTTACAAGGCAACACACACGTTACATCTATTGATATCGCACGATCCAATATATTGGATGTAGGTGGTGCTGCGATTGTGAATGCACTGAAAGATAATCGATCGGTTACATCGTTGACCTTGCGCGCCAATGGATTTTGGCGTGCCAATGAATTTTGGGGCACAGAATCAGCGATTGTTGCTCTTAAAGAGTTGCTGAAAGTGAACAAAACGATAACAACATTGAACTTGCGTGGCAATCAACTGAACTCCGACGGTATGCTTATCTTGTGTGAAGGTCTAAAAGAAAATACATCAGTTCACACTCTTCATTTGGATAACGTCAGCATGGGTAGTGTTGGTATTATTGCGTTGGGCGAGGTACTAGAAGTCAACCAAACGCTTAAACATCTCACCACAGATGGCAATTATTATACTCTGGCTTCGGCAAATATGTTCATCGTATCGCTGGAAAACAACCGTACATTGACAACATTTGTTGGCGATGGTTGTTTACACCGAGCATGCCATGTCGCAAATATAATGACACGCAATAATAAAGTGGCGTGGTCGTACCGCAACCATGCAGAAGAGGCTTGCCCGGAATTACATACGCTGGTCATGTCGACGTTGATGTCGGCGAACAAGGCCACTACATCTGTCAATAAGGCTACAGGCAAAGCGTTGCCTCGCATGCTACCGGAATTGTGGGAAGGGCATATTTTCCCACATTTCAATACCAATGCGACGTTTTAATAACCCTTTCTTCTCTCTTTACCCCCTTTAATAAAAATAAAAATAAAAATAAAAATAAAAATAAAAAATAAAAAATAAAAAATAAAAAATAAAAAATAAAAAATAAAAATAAAAATAAAAATAAAAAATATACAGGTTCATATTTTTTATTTTTTCTTAAAGGTGTTTGGCGCAACCTTTTCAAAGGTTGAAGGTGTTTGGCACAACCTTTTCAAATGTTGACAAAAGCGGTTTCAAAAATGTACCCGCTGATTATTCTCAATCACCAAAGGCATTGGCATAATAAGTTTCGGCAGCCGATCAAAGTATTTAATTTCCGGTAGGGTTTTTCTTTCAGGCACTACCGGTCGTTGCGGATCTACTAAATTAGTAGAGTTGATACCAAATAAAGCCGTTTCAATATCAATTGAATTGTAAGCAAAATTATCACGCCCCATTGTGCTCGGGTTAAACCCGAATTCCGGTAACCCAGTCGTATAAGCAGGTCCATTGGGTGCATTCGCGTACAGATCATAATCCCTGGCCAAATGTAGACCGCGTTGTTCTAAAACATAGTTTTCTTTTGTATTTTTATTTCGCGTGGCGGCCATTTGAGTATTAAATTATGCCTATATAATTCTTTTCACGTCAAATAAACAAAGTCAAATAAACAAAGTCAAATAAACAAAGTCAAATAAACAAAGTCAACCATCGGTTTTGTCACACTTTTTTCAAAAGTGTTTGTAACAATGCCCTTGTTTCTTCCTTAACTCTACCCTCGCGTAAATATTCCGACAAACATTTATGCGTCATATCAAAAAACTCGTATTTAAATAACAATTCAAATACTAATTTATTATCGTCTCGCTCTTTTTCTTCTTCGTCCGGTTCTTCATAAATAAGGTTTAATAAATTCTCGATTTCTTTATTTTTTCTGCCCGCTTCAATCAGTTCTCTAAATATTGTTACATCTTTCACTATTGCATAGGTGGCATCCATGACCGTAGTTACTTCATCTTCGTCCCATTTGTCTAAACCAAAAGCTTGTAACAGTTGGGCTCTATATAAATAATCTTGCCCAAATTCATCATCCATCAATTTATAAGTACAAATAAAGTCGGTGACATAAGAAGACATTTATCTAAATATATTTTATATAATTAGATACTCTTTAAGTTTAAGATGCTAGATTTATGCAAAAATCATGTATTCAACCTTGCCTGTGTATTGTCACACTTTCTCAAAAGTTGCCACCACACGTTTTTTGACCTTCCGCATATTCCTTATCACGAATCAGCTCACGCGACGGTAAACCACCCCGAATCCACCCGTCCGCCGCTACACCTTCGATTAAATTAGCCGGGTTGGCAACAGTGGCTTGTAGAGAAGGAATCATCGGCGTCGTATGGTAAGGCCCATACGACACTTCCGATAAAGGATTAATGCTCTTTCTATTAAAAGCCATATCCCCCTGCTGCATTTGCGATTCCAATAAAGGATTGTTCATACCACGACCCATATACGGCACCGTTAAAAAAGGCCGCTGTTGTAGACTAATACGGCACGCCGGTTTGGATAAATCCGTTAAGGACAGCTCGGAATTCTCATCTATATTACAACCATTAATACCGACTTGGTGCGAACCGGTAAAATTGACATTGAGCTGACTGGTGGCAAAATCGATCGCATTGCTCATCGGGCATGCCGGCCGGTAATTGCTCAACATATACGTCGATGCGTGTGCGTTTTGAACCGTTTGCTGACTTTTATCACATACGTCATCGCCTAATCGTGTCGTTTGATAGAAATTATAATTGTAAACAGCCGCCATTTATATATACAACCTTTAAAAAAGGTTGTGCCAAAACAACCGTTAATTTATATGCTTTTCTTAAAAGTCAAAAGGTTGGTGTAAATGTTTTTGGTACAACCTTTTTTTTAAAAGGTTGCGCCAAAACAACCGTTAATTTATATGCTTTTCTTAAAAGCCAAAAGGTTGGATAGTAATTGATGTAAACCTTTTTAAATGTTTTTGGTACAATCTGCTTCGCTTGAACATTTTTTAAAGGTTGGTTAGTAGTTAGTCCATCTCGGTGGTGCGTTTCTCGTACAAGCAAAAGCATCGCCTTCCTTACATGAAATCATATCGCCGTAACAAAATTCGGAAAAGGCTTTTTGGTCATTCATCACTCTGGTATTGGGCGTCGCATACCATGTTCGCATGGATTGATCAAATTCATAATTATCGCCTAAATCTTTAAACAGCCGTTCATCAATCGTTGGGTCGTTAAAGTTACTAGCGACGAATTTTTGAGTTTTATCATTCATCTCACTTTCAACAATCGGGTTATACGCTGGTGCGGCTGCGTTTCTATCCGGGTCATCCGCTATATCCGTGAGTAAAACATTCATGGCTGGATTTAATACCGTCGGTTGTGTATAATTATCTTTAATCACATTATAAAGTCCAGGGTTGGTGTTATTATTCATATTCGTAAAGGCTTCTTTTTGACTTATTTTTACTGAAACTCTACTCTGAATCTTGTATAAAATAAGTATTGCTGCTAAAGTTACTGCTCCTGTAATAAGTATTTTAAGTGTTCGTGTGATTAAATAGCCTAATAGCGTTAATAGTAACACTAAACGTGTAATTGAATTTAATTTTTCTTCAGATGTCATCTGTGGTGTAGGCCATATCTGTGTAATACTCTCTTGTTTAAATAAAATAGTTGGATTGCTTAACCAAAATGGTGTTGTCATTATATATATAAATTATGTTATTTTATAATAGGTGTTTCTTGTGTACTTGAGTTTACTTTTTCTTATTCTTATTCTTTTTCTTCTTTGCTGGCTCTACCTGTGCCTGTGCCTGTGCCTGTGCCTGTGCCTGTACCTGTACCGGTTTAGAGCTGCGTTCAACATTTTCCCCTGTACTAAATACTAAATTCTCTACACCATTCTCGTTGCTTACTTTATGAAGTTTTGACTGCTGTTGGGCCTGGGCTTGCATTTGCTGCTGGGCTTGCATTTGCTGCTGGGCTTGCATTTGCTGCTGGGCTTGCATTTGCTGCTGTGCTTGCTGCTGGGCTTGCGCTTGCGCCTGCGCCTGTCTTTTTGCCTCTAATTTACTGCGCATTCGGTCCTTTTGCTGTGATGCTTTCATATTCCTGTTTAAATGCGACTGCATTGCGCCCATATTCATTTTACTGCCACCCGGCATATTCATTCCCATTTTACTCATCATACTCTGTAAATTGTCCATACCTGGCATGTCCTTCATTTTCTGAACCATTTCACTGGCTTCTTTAAGTAATTCGGTTTCACTAATATCACCCGATTTGAGTTTCTCATCTAATTTACTGCCTACACTCTTTACTAAACCCATTAATTTTGTGGGATTCTTAAAGAGTTGCTTAAAAACATCGTTTACTGACCCAGCGTTTTCCATATCCATATTCAAATCCGCAGCGGTTTCAGCAGCAATTTCTTTTGCCAGTTTGCCTAACTTACCGTCTAACATACCAGCCACATGGTCGTGAATATCTTGTGGATTGGGCAAATCGCCCACATTAACATTGTCCGTCTGTTCTTCTGCTGAATTGCCCTCTGCGTTTGTGGCCGGGGCAGAGCCCCCAGCGGAATTGCCCCGTGCCGACCCTTCCCGACCGCAGTCGGAATTGCCAAATAAATTATGCATTTGCTCTATTGTTTCCCCTAATTTAGATTTAAATTCGTCTTCATCAATGGCTTCAAATAGTTTGGCCGTATCACCAAACGATGCCCCGTCTGAAATAGTAGAGACGACTGTAAATAAAACCAATTGAATATATTTCCATATCGTATCACGGGTTTTATCAGTGATGTTTTCATCCCATAATTCCGAAAAATGAATACCAGGTAGAAATTCAGTCGTGGTATATTTTACTTTATCTACAAACAATTCTTGGTTTTGGTAGAGAATTTCAAAGAACCGTTCGGGATATACTTGCTTACAATGATTGTAGACAAAATAGAGCGACGTTTGTTCTGCGTCGTCTACACCCTCTAGTAAATTCTTCAGATGCTCGTTTAATTTCGATTCATATTCTGGAAAAGTAGTCAATATATCTTTGGTAAAGTCTACTATAATCTTTTTAAACTCGGTCAAAGAGGGTTCGGTCGGTTTTTCGTCTACCTTTGAATCAGACATATAGTTGATTTAAAATGTTTAGTTTTAAATCAAAATTATTTTAAGTTGTTTATTATTATATTGTTGTCACTTTTATATAACTTTATATAACTTTATATAAAGATATAAAATGTGGTTTGACACAAAAGATATTATTAAACATGATATCATTCCCGTTGCCGATTTACATGGCTATGTCTTACCGCATGCCAGCACGGAATTTACAGGTGGTATTATATCTCATACATTAAGGTTTCGTCCAGTCAAAAAATTCAATAAGATTTTGATCATCTATTATCCATCCAGTAATAAGCCCGACATTGACAATACCTACTATCACGAATATTATGTACCATGGAAATCGCTAGAAACTGTTTTTGGTACTGCGATTATGTACAAAGGTATTCTGGGTGGATCTACTAGTACTTTATCATTAGATAGCCAAACCCTTGTCGTTGTATCTGCTGATTTTTCACATTTTATGCCTTTTCAAAAAGCGATTGAAATGGAAAATAAAGCCGCTCATGCTCTTATGTTTAGACGAGTTATGGATAATGTAGATTATATAGACGCTGTCGACGATATTCATTCGTTTCGCATGTTATATAAGAGTATCCCTGATAATTGGTTGCTACAATGGATAGGACGCACACGAAGCAGCGGAATAAAAGCAGTCGGGTATTTAACCTTTTTATTAAGAGAAACGCCCCTTAAAATAGATGCTGCAAAAGCGAATAGCATGTTTGTTACTGTTTTTTCAGATAAAATGACGCCTCGCGAATGTTTGGGTGAATGGTTTATTGGGACAAAAAAATGGTCGCCGTCCATAGAAAAAAATCTCATTGATAAAGTACTACGTTTGGGTAGTACAACTAGCCGGTTAACTGGTGGCCTACAATTAAATGTACCATTAACCAATTATACGGTAACTTATTTGTACAAGGAGAATACTACTACCCCTTTTGTACGTGGTTGGCACGGTTTATTACATAATGCGTTTTATTTACCGGAAGTATTTTTAGAGAATACTTTTGAAAATGGTACTTGGATAAAATCCATTAATAAAGAATGGCAGCAGTCAAATAATGGATTTAATATAAGTGAAACTTTAAAAATGTTGGACATTAAATCTGGTGCTGGGACCAGGAGAAGAAAAAGTAAAAGTAAAAGTAAAAAAAATCGGAAATTTATAAAAGGAGGCAACGGAATTACATTATTTACTAGTAAAGTAGCTCATTATACTATTATATAGTTGGTTTCGTTTTCACCGTGTAACAATTTCAAAAAGCGAGGTTATTTGGCACAACCTTTTCTAAAGGTTGAAGGTTAATTTTGGCACAACCTTTTCTAAAGGTTGTTCTAAAGGTTGGTGTACAGCCTACACAATTTACTCAAATTTTGGATATACTTCATCACTTTGGCTTGATCTTCTGCCCCCATATCTCGTACAGGTTGGCGCAAACAATCTATTTTCTCTAAAATCATGTTGCTGGAGCCTACATTCATCAAATCATTTTTATAATCATTATCAATGAAAAAATGTAGATCGCCTTTTTCAATCTGTTCACTATAGGTCCCAATAACATGCTCATTAAATGCCTTGATAATCAATTTGGGATTGACTTTTCTCACCTTGGAAATAGCAGAATGCAATGTCGTGATGTCTGTATTATCAGGGAATACCAATTGAACATCTTCTACAAATTCTGTAAAATGATCATTGAATGCACTTAAAATCTGCGACTTGTCCATAGATAGCGTTATAATTAATTAGTGTAATTTATTTAAGTTATTATTATAATAAATATAGGTTTGTTTGCACTACTTTTTTTTTAATAACAATACTATTATACAAGTATTCTAATTTATATAATACCCTGAAAAATTTACAAAAAAACGTGATTTTCGGAGCCATACGAAAAAACGAAAAATGGACATTTATAAATGTCCAAATCCTGAAAACGGGCCGCCAAAATAAAACACGAAAAGTGAAAAATCCATTTTAGAGCATAATGCTCTCATTTCCGTTTTTTCATAAAAAGTTTGTGACGCTAAATTTTTAATGATTTAATTTAAAAATGATATAAGGGAATTATAATATTTCCATATATTAAGCAACATGTTAACCAAAAGTTGCCCAAAAGTTGCTCGAAAATTTAGTTGCGATAAGTGTGACTATGACACTAGCAAGAAAAGTAGTTATACCAAACATCTAATGACACGTAAACATTTACAGTTAACACCAGTTAACAACGAGTTAACAAATGTTAACTTGGTGCTGATAGAGAATGAGCCATTACATACATGTAGTATATGTACCAAATCTTACAAGTCTAGAGTAGGGTTATGGAAGCATAATAAAGTATGCTTGTGTGATGAAACCATTATACATAATATTATATGTGACGACGATATATCTAGTGGCAACGCCCCCAGTGAAAACATGATCATTTCAACCAATCCCAGTGCAATACTATCCAAATACGAACAACATGAAAAAGACATTACCCAACTTACCCACTTGGTCATTGAAGTAGTGAGAAATAACAGTGAACTACAAAAACAGATGCTAGACATGTGTAAGAACATGCAAAACACCATGACCAACTGCAATAATACCAACAGTCACAACACCACCAACAATTCATTTAATCTTCAAGTGTTCTTAAATGAACATTGCAAAGATGCGATGAACATTAGTGAGTTTATCGATTCGTTCGACTTACAGATTTCCGATTTGGAAAACGTAGGTCGACAAGGCTATATTGAAGGCATGTCTACTATTATTATTAACAAAATAAAAGACATGGATGTGAATAAACGCCCCCTTCATTGTAGTGACTTGAAAAGAGAAGTCATCTATATTAAAGACGATGATGTATGGGAACGGGAAGATGCCAACAATACCAAATTCAGAAAAGTGATTGGTAAAGTGATGCGGAAAAACATTGGTATGTTGACCGGTTGGCGAGACAAGTATCCGGATTGCATGGATATAGAGTCGGAATACAATGATATTTATATCCGTCTGACCAAAGAAGCTATGGGTCCGGATGACACGATTGATAGTGAAAACAAAATAATCAAGCGGGTACTAAAACATATTGTTATTGACAAAAAGGCAATTTGCCCACTACCGACTACCGCATGAGAGTAGAGTTAAATAATTGGTATATAATATTATGTATAAAATCTATATACATAATGGATGAAAACACGATTGAAAATAATATACAAATTACTGAAGATATTATATTCGACTCTGTTGTACAATCAATCACTGATGAGAATTCCGTTTTTAATTTAACTATACCTGAAACTATAACAAAAACAACATATATACCATTATCGATATCGGATAATCACAATCAGGACAATCAGGACAATCAGGACAATCAGGACAATCAGGACAATCAGGACAATCCTAAAAATCCTAAAATAAAAGTTCCTTTCAACGAAACCTATGTCATTTTTCTACCAGAATGTTTTTTTGGTCATTCGTGGTACAGTTATAGCTATTATAGTAAAATTATTAAAAATTTAAGAAACAAAGGAATTAAAGTTATAAATATTATAAAGATTGTTAAATATCAAGAAAATACACAGGATTCGGCATTGTTGTTTGACGATAAGAAATATCCAGATCCGAATATTTTATATATCCACTTATTTAATGGTTTGTATTACAATGATGCGGTCTTTAATAAAAGGAAAATCGAGAAAGAACGAGACATGTTATTATTATTAGCTGGTAAATTAGGTGTTTCTAGTATCAGATTCAGTACTCAAATTACAGAAACGACCTTGGTAAATATCGGTGCGTCCGCATCTGTCAAAGGGTTTGAAAACTCTATTAAATATACGAAAAATAGTAAATCCTATCAAGGCAACAGCGGTATTGAAAAATATGCTAACAGCGGATCCGCCATTTATATTACATCGTCAGACCTTAATGAATTTGACGATAATATAAAACGCACATTAAGTATATTGAAATCAAACATATTCAATTATGAGTATTATAAAAAAAATAGTAAGTTGGAATTATTTGTATATAAGCGATTCGAATATAAGATGTCTTCATTAGAATACACAATAGAAGTAGATGATATATCCGATAAAAGTTTCGCGATTAAATCGTGTTTTATGGATTACGGCCTGGGTATGAATATAGATAAAAGCACCAGTTATACAGAAAAAATTTCATATACGTTTAATTTTTATAATGATAAAGAAATACGAATACAGTATTATGAAAATATAAAAAGAAAAAACGACAAATTTCTAACTATTCGAGAAATATATGATTTCTATACCAATAAAGATATCGCTGTTCATTTTATTTGCGATTATGTTAAGAAAATAGCACGAGATACCATCTATGCGGATTTAAATACAGGTGAACATAACAATTATTACAATAGATTAATGGACATGATTCGAATGAGTCCTGGCGATTTTTATAGCATTTGTCATTTATTTACAAATACAGAACAAATTAGAGAATGGATTATAGAAATTTTATATTGTAAAGAAACGGATAAATTTATAGAAAATCCTATAAATAAATCAAAGTTTGATAAATCTATTGCGTTTAGATAGCATAATGCTATAGAAGTGTTATGGCATATTTTTATAATACATATATAATGACAGACTTTAAATCAATTAAAACCACTTATGATGTAAAAAGAAATACTGATAAAAATAAATTAGTAGATGTATTAAAAACAACTCATTTAGCCAATCAATTACCAAATGAGGTATTAAACATTATCGCCGAGTTTGTTTATCCAGATAAATTACATATAGTGTTTCAGCGTATTGATATAACTACACTTCCTTTATCCATTACAAAAAAATATATAGTTTTTTCGGGTTCAACTTTCAAACTGGAACGTTTATTGAAACAAAAAGATATCGATGTACATGTAAACGCAATAACATGCATTGTCTATGATACAAAGGTTTTATATGACCAACGCTGCGAACAAATAATCAACTCTCGTAACTGGTCTCGTAGTGGGGTAGACACGTATGAAATTATTCGTTTATAAAATAACCAAATAAAAACACTGACGCTACTGTCTACTGCCGCTACTGTCGCTACTGTCGCTACTGCCGTTTACCAGTGACTTCTGCATTGCGTTTTTGCTGTAATTGTTCCATTGAAACCTGACCTACTTTATCGGGGGTATATGTATCCGGTGGCGTTTCAATCATGCCTTGACCATCTAGGGAAGCATAATGATGCTGTTGGCGCATACCGCCATTGCCCTTGGCAGAGAGTGAATCCGCATCTTGATCCAGGAAACTATAATTGTCAGAAACCACACCGAACGATCCACCTGCCATAGAAAATGCTAAAGGTTCGCCATTGGTTTGAACAATATTATTTGTTTGAGCCACATGTTTCGGTTCTAAATGTCTATTGATATCATTGCCAAATAAAACATGATGATTTCTATCTAAAAGTAGCAAAGCAGGGACTTTTGTCACGGTCGGTGGCAAGAGAATTTCTTGTGCATTTTCTAAAACAATATAAGTAGCACCATTATTTTTTTTAACACGCTTATCAATATTTATAAAATGTATATCATTCTTAATATTTGATTTTGATAAAATTTGTAATAGTACTTTACAGTTGTCACAAAAATTACTATAATATAAAATAGAACTCATTATATACAACCTTTTGGAAAAAGGTTGGACCAAAAAACGTAGCACAAAAGGTTGAACTGTAAAAGTTATACATCGGTTTTGCCACGCTTTTCTCAAAAGCGGGAGGAAAATTGATTTATAAATAAACCTATAGTATATATCAATAACAATAAGAATGGCTTCTTCCAGCATGAACCCTAAAGTTTCGCAACTCGCTGTCGTCGATGCAGCTCTTAAATTCACTTTAAGTGGCGTGAATGTTAGCATCGCCAATGCCTTGAGGCGTATTATTCTATCAGAAATACCCACATTAGTATTCCGAACAACACCCCATGATAAAAATTTAGCCACATTTGAAATAAATACATCACGCATGAACAATGAACTCATCAAGCAACGGTTGAGTTGTATACCGATTCATATTACAGATGTTAATTTTGCATTTCAGGATTATATTTTAGAAGTAAATAAGAAGAATGAGTCAGACATGATTCAGTTTGTCACGACAGAAGATTTTAAAATTAAACACGTTAGTACAGATTCCTATTTAACCGATGCACAAACAAAGATTATATTTCCGCCAGACACTATAACCGGCGATTATATTGATTTTGTACGTTTGAGACCGCGCATTTCAGATGATATTCCAGGCGAACATTTGAAACTGTCATGTAAGTTGGATATTGGTACGGCATCGCAAGACAATGCATTTAATGTAGTGTCGACGTGTGCTTATGGTAATACGGCGGATCCTGCTAAAGTACGCGACGCTTGGTTGGAAAAAGAGGCAGAATTGAAAAAAACTGGCATGACCGCTGAAGAGTTGGAATTTGCTAAAAAGGATTGGCATTTTATTGATGGGAAACGTATATTTGTAGAAGATTCATTTGATTTTACGATTGAAAGCGTGGGACCTTTTCCCAACATGTCGATTATGCACAAGGCCGTTGAAATCATGATTACTAAACTGACTAAATTTAAAGATACAATACAGTCGGAACAAGACATTATTGTAGCGTCGGAAAGTACCATACCGAATTGTTATGACATCACACTTAACAATGAAGGGTATACGCTGGGAAAAGTAATTGAATATATTCTATATTCAAACTATTATGGTAAGGCAGTGACCTATTGTGGCTTTCGTAAACCGCATCCGCATATTGATAGTTCTATGATTCGTATCGCATTTAAGGAACCAACAGATAGAATTAGCACTACTAGTTATTTCACTAATGCAGCGAATGAGGCGATTGTATGCTATCAGAAATTGTTGCCGGTTTTTAACGGGGGCTCTGTCCCCTAACCCCCGTGTGATGAAACTTATATGGGGGCTCTGCCCCCTAACCCCCGTGTGATGAAACTGCTGCAGTGATATGTCGAGTGATGAAATTTATATTTTCTATTTGGCGTGTCTCTCATTTTATTCTTTTACTAATATAAGGTAATGGATTTACAACCTATCCAAGAAGTAGATGAAGATGAAAAATTAGAAAAAGTAAGCATTCAATTAGGCGACATTATAACAATACTAGCACCAACGGATCAACTATTAAACAATCGAACCTTTTTTGTTAAATATTTAGATAAAACCAAATTAGAATTAGTAGAGCAAGACGGAAATGAAACAGCCATATCATTTGATACCACTGGTAAATTAGATAATGAATCCATTACAGGTATTGAAATATTAAGCAGAGCCGACAGTGCGAGTTATGCCATTCAGAATAATCTAATGCCGGGTACATGGATAGATGTCTACTTTGGCGGCGATGTACCCGTGATTTTTACAGGTAAAATTACTAATTTGGAAGAAGACATGATTGAAATTACCACCTACCCCGAAAATGATGTTATTTTTATTGATTTTGGATATAAAGGCATACCGCCAGAGTTGCCGATTGAAAAAATAGTAATTCGAGAAGCCCCTGCTGGTAAAATCGGGGAAATTCCAGAACCATCTGTTTTGCCTGTGGTCGTGGCCGAAGGGGCAGAAGGGCTAGAAGCAGAAGGGCTAGCATTGCCCGAAGCAGAAGAGCTAGCATTGCCCGAAGCAGAAGGGCTAGCATTGCCCGAAGCAGAAGGGCTAGCATTGCCCGATGCAGAAGAGCTAGCATTGCCCGAAGCAGAAGGGCTAGCATTGCCCGAAGCAGAGTTTGAAGAAGAATTGATAGAAGAAGAAGAAGTCAGTCCTATCGATTTACGAGCACAACTGCGTGAATTGATTTTAACGGCGGACCAAATTAAAATTGGTACAGAGCTCGAGTCAATTACGCAAGAAGTAGATGTACCTGAATCGGAACAACGGTTTGGCATTGAAAAACAAACCAATGATCTTTTAGATGAATTACTGTCGACTGTGCCCAATAGCCAGCGCACAGAATCCGTCTTGAATGGTATTCATAAAATGATTGAACGGTTTCAACAGCTGCGAGCCGAATTTTCTATCTTCGATATCCATGGCAATGCGTTATTACCGGCGACTCAAGGCGCGGACTACAAACCGTTAGTGGAATCGCTACAAAATTTCAGTCAAAAGTTGTATTGGATATTACCAGTGGTTAAAAATAAGAAAAAAATATATGATGTAGATGATACTGGAGAAGATGTAGAGGCGTTGACATTGGCCGAAAGTAGACTAGGTGAACAAGCTGTGATGGACAGATATAACAGTTCCAATTTTCCAAAAGATGAAAACAGATATGCTTTTCTTATTAATGGCATGAATCCTTATTTGACACCATTTACTGAACCGGCTAGAGACGTCGACGGAATTATTATCAAGACGCCAGTAAATACAAATATTCTGGCTATAGTGGATAATGTCACCAATAATCTAAAAAGCTTTTATTCGTCGGTGGCGAGTGGTGGTAACGAGAAAACACAATCGTCCATTAAACAACGCCGGTTTGTCATTGAACAGTATAATTTAGGGATGAACATGCTGGATATGAATAAAGTGAAAGGCGGCAATATGATAGTAAAACGCAAGCAAATAACTGAAAATGATACTCTTGCTTTAACGTCGATGGTGATGTTACCCGAGGTCACTGTCCGTTTTTCACGTGTGACTATGCCGTCTACAAATGTCTTGATTAAATCCAATTTGAATATAAAGTATTTGAATTATTGGCAATTGTTGAAAAACAATACATCTGTGTCTACCACACTCGTAGATGATTTGGATAAACCGGTGGACTATGATGTGGAAAAATTCTTGGAGGGGATAAAACAGTTTGAATTTGCCGCACCGACGACCACAATCACTAGCGGAATTGCCGCCCCCCCACCGACCGCCAGAGCAGCAGTCGGAATTGCCACCATTGCCGCCCCGCCGACCGCAAGCGGAATTGCCGCAATTGCCTATAAAAAATACCTAGAAGCCATTGTCCCCAAAACCCGCATATTATTTGATCTAGTTAAGCCCTATATAAAAGGCAAATTATCCATCTATAATGTCTTGTCATACCTAGAACCGTTTATGATTTATCAAAGAGATTTATCGTTTAAGCAATACGAAACTATAAATGAATTTATATCAGAAAAAATAGTAGACTTTAAACGGCGCTATTTTGCCAATGCAAAAGAATTTAGTACATTGACCAATAGAGGTGCGTATGACTATGTACCCAATTTGGTAAGATTATTCGAGGCTAGACAAGAATTACGGGAAACAGTGTTGTTAGCGTATGGCATAGATATTTCCTTGGTAAATGTAAGTGACAGCGAATTTCTAAAAAAAATCAATGATGTAGATACTGGTATATTGTATAATAACGCGGTATCGTTGATGGTTAGTTCTCTCTTGGGATCAGGGAATAGTCTGGAAGAGGTTGTGTTACTGAAAACAAAATATGAGAAAAACAAGGTCGCGATCAACGACGCCGCGTCCACCACCAATAATCCATGTGCCAGTTATAAGGTTATTGCAAAACACTATATTGAATTTGATGAATTGGAAGAAGACAATTCTAAAAAAACATACTTTGATAAAAAATACGATACTACCTATTATGACATTCTGAAAGAATACAAGTTTGACTCTACGATGCCAACCGAGGAACGCATAGCCATATTAACTAAAAAATTAGCAGAGAAAAATGGTTTGAGGGAAAAAGAGGCACGTCGTGAAGCTGAAGCGATGGTAAACGGATTCAGAGAAGTGAAAGATGGCGATTATGCGATTTTCGAGTCCAAGTCGCCCGACGGTGAGATAAATTTTTCCTATTTCATTCGTATTAATGATAAATGGCAAGAGGATGAATCCATACCACGTGATTTAATGACCGATTCATCCAAAATGTTTTGTAATTTAAATGAAAAATGTATTCAGGTAAAAGGCGATTGTTATAGTATTGACGGCGAAGCCAGTGAAGCTGCTTTAAAGAATACTAATTTAAAACAGATGATCGACGAAGTAGACCCGTCCAATGAATTTTATAGTAATTTGGAAGAGACTTTAAATAATAAACGTGACCAAATAAAAGAAGAGTTTGATAATGCCGAATTTAGAATTGGCAAAATAACCACGAGTAAAATTGTCCAACTGTTAAAATACGAAGATCAGAAATTTCGTATAGGCGCAACAGCCGCAGATATTATAACAGAAGTGTCACCGTACGCCAGCATGCGAGACCGTATTTTTGGACAAGGCGATTTTATAAAACGGCAAATGGATATTGTTAAATTTGTTAGAATGTTTACACGTCAAGCCGTTGTGAAAAGTTATGTGAATACAGAATCGCCAGGGCCGGAAGAAGACAGTTATTGGTATTATTGTACAAAGACCAATACAAAACTAGTACCGACCTTTTTAGTTGAAATAGCGGACGCAGTGGTTAGAAATGAAAACTTTTCCAAAGTCATTGAACGCATCTGTGCCGAGCAGGGTACGATTAGTGACGATGGTAATAAATGGGTAGATAAACATAGCGGGTATACCATCCGTAGTATCGATTTAAGTACGGAAGAAGATTATACCGAAGAAGGATTCAAAGTGAAAACGCGGGCTGTCATGGAGGTTGATTTGGGCGATACTCTATTTCAACAGGAAAAAGCACAAAAAAAGGCGGAAGATACAGAAGATGCCAAACAAACGGTTATCATAAACAACATTGTCACCACTATGGCACGCAATACGACGATAATGATAGATGAACAAAAGGAATTTATTATACGTAATGTGTTGATTCAACAAGGGCGTGTTATGCCTAGCAAAACGGATTATAATAAATCATTGGCAGCGGCGGCTGCGAAAGGTAAGAAAAATTTAGATGATTACGAAACGGCCAGCAACAAGTCTCTGTTACTTTTAACCTTGTGTTATTTTTTAATTGCGGTACAAATCAGTGTGCCGCCCGTCAAATCGCGTAAAACATTTCCAGGGTGTATTTTACCGCAACGGAATTTTGAGCGGGGGTATCCCTTGGGGGCTATGCAGCAGTCGGAATTGGACCTCACCGCCATTACATATATCGCGTGCGTTGCTAATAAAACCAAAAACAAAATAAAACCATGGAATGCAATTCAAAAAATGAAACCCACGGATATTGTCAGCAGCATGAAAACCATTATAGATAAATTCATTCTGCCAACAGAAGAAGTCAAAGAAGGTATTAAAGTCAAATTAGACTATTTAAATCTCAACCCGCATTTAAAATTCAACCCGGCCGCAGAGGATAATATAAAGTGGTTAACTTTTTTACCGCCGTTACAACCGGTAAAATTATCGGCGACGGCTTTGCAAAATGTGACGGAGGGATTTCAAAAAGAGTTTATAGCCGTCTTACGAAAAGGCTCACCGAAACAACATGAAATGCTCAATATCATTCGCTCAAAAATAATCACTTTTTCGTTGGGCATAATTGAAGCTATACAAAAAACCGTTACTAAAAAGGTAGGTAAAGTAGCAATATTAACCAGTAGCAGCATGGAACCGTTTCTGGAAAATGCGTGTTGTGATGATGGCGACATCAACACATTGCGTTATTTTATTAAGGCTGAACCGGACATTGTCACTTATAATGCTACGGTGGTTAAATTGGCCAATATTATCGATGATATAACACAAACGCAAAAAGCGGGGCTTTTTTATGCGACAGCCGATACCAAATATAAATTTCCAAGTATAAGCGAAGAGTTTTCAGAAGAGGTGATTTACAAGGCGTTTATAGTGTTTTGCAACTATGGAAATGCAATGCCTATTAGTGAAGAGCTAAAAGCAGTATGTATGAACAAACCTGACCGCTTTAATGCGAATGATTCATTAAGCGAGTCTATTCGAATACTAAAACGAGATGGCAAAAATTATTCCGTCGAGTCATTAGACCAGCTGCTGAAAGTAGTAAATACCAATAATACTATTAAAATGAATTTAAATAAACAGGTAGTGTCCAATATTGATGCACTACGTGATTTATTAGGCTCTATGAAACTGCGAAATGTAGACAATCCTTTGAAAAAAGAGTTTATAGATAAATTTTTAGCGATACTTGTCAATTTTGAAAAGGGTAGTTTGTTTGCCGACACCCCTGAAATGCGTGCATTTAAAAATATGTTGGCAAAAGCCAATGAAGCCATGTTGATAGATATTAAAGACCTGGTTAAAAGAGTACCGAGTATAGACGCTGCCGCTATAGATAAATTTAATACCTGTGTAGAGCATATTACAGATTTTGAACAAGAAGCTGGTCAAAAGTCAGGCGATGGTGTGTTTATTGAACGCGAAGATGAGACATTATATAAAATGATTGGGTTTATCAAAAACTCATTGCGTAGTCTAACACGTGAATTTCCCAATATTATTATCAATCAAGTAGATTATGCGGACGTGACAATACCTGCGTATTGGAAATTATCTCAAAAACACAATTCGGATTTAAGTAAAGATATCAATACCCATTATTCGTTATTGTCGAATTATTATGGGGATTCGGACATTAAAATGGTAATGAGAAAAACGAAACAGATGACACGTGACATGGAACAGCTGGCACAGAATACGTTATTTTTTGCGCCGATACAATTGGCCCCGTCCGAATATATGTATTCTGTTTTTGACCGCAGATTAACAATGCTGTTATTTAAATTTTATTTTTATAATGTACTTACAGATATTATATCTCTGAAAAATGACGATGAAATACTTTTGAAAACAGTTTTAAATGAGTTAGAAGACGTCGACGATGAAAATGAATTATTATCGACTGACGCTAGATTTGAAAGACAAAATGGCACCGCGGGTTTAATGGAAATGGAAATTATTCAAGGTAACAAAAAAGAGTTGGCAGAGAAGATTGCCAATATAGTAGTTACCTTTGCCACCATTTTATGTAAAGACAAAGCCGTGATTGATTACAGTTATAAGAGTTTAATGGATAGTGTATTACGTGAAAAAGATAAAGAAAAAGAAGGGATTAAACTTATATTTAACGCATTGCTGGATAATCATGAATTACGCGAATTAGAAAATACATTTAAAAATCTTAAATTAGGCGACTGGAGTAAAGGGCTGAATAAAAGTATATTTGCTTACGATAAAGATACATATGACGAGGAACGCGACGCAATGGACAAACAGGCGACAACGGATATGGCATTGGCTACCAATGCAGCAGTGACGGATATGAACCGTGACATATATCGTCTCGATGCCGCACAAGATGAAGTAGATACAAATGATATGGATAAAGAGGCAACAACCATTAATTACTTGGGCGAAGATGCGGAATACGAGGATGATGATATGGATGGGGATGAACAGTATTAATTTAATTTAATTTACACCTTTTCGCATTGAAAATGCGCAAAGGCAACGTTACTTTTCACTCATTTACGCCCACAAAAGTGGGCGTTTTAAATGAGAAAAGGTGTAATAAAACGTCGTATATTATAATTTATAATTTATAATTTATAATTTAATCAAATGTTAGATTAAATTATAATTCCCTAAATGTGTTCTGTATTTATATTTTTACGCAACATTACACATAATAATATTCTTCAAGCCATAAAAAATCTCGGGTAATACCACGGATAATCGTAATAACCATAATAGCCTCTGCCTCTACCACCATAATATCCTCGACGCCACCCGCCACGCCACCCGCCACGCCATCCACCACGCCATCCACCACTTCTGCCTCTACCGCCACCATACGCTTCCAACATTCGCGGTTTATAATAATAGTAAACCAACACTATTAAAATAACAAATAAAAAAGAATGAACTAGTTTCATTATATATTATACGCTTAAAAAAATTGAAATACTTTTCATAAAGTAATAATAAGTAAATTAAACGAACCAAAGCAAAAAGCTAAAAAGCTAAAAGCTAAAAGGCTAAAAAGCAAAAGACAATAATGGCGGAAAGAGTAGAACGCATGATCGAAGTGTCGGTGGGAATTATGACACAAGTACCGGCAGTAGGCCGGTTTGAATTTGTTGTACATTACACCACCGCCGTTGTTCCAACGCAGCAAGAAGTGCTGGCCGCAATTACACCCACCATTTTATACGCGTTGGGCGGTCAACAAGAGGACTGGATCATCGAAAACCATGCCAATGAGAACCAGGAAAATGAATTTACATACCTGTATTCATTTGGATGGTTACATCTGAATAATAAAGAACGATCAAGTCCAATTATGCGAACCATCACGTTTCGACCACATCGTCATCGCTTTATTGTCCGCATGTAAAAAGGTATAAAAAATAAAAAATAAAAATAAAAACACTACATAGTAAAACCCTTTAAGGACGTAACATAATACAAAACAAAAAAATAAGATGAAATAGCTAAAATAATGGCTAAAAGCCATGCCGGTATAACAGTTTTCCGTCTTAAACCAATGCCAAACTCTCGTAAACTACCATCTAAATTATATAAAAAAGCCGGTTGCAAAGCCACAATTAATCCATATAAAAAAATAAAAATTACTATAGATACTACAATTAAATTATTGCGTATTGTAGTGCGTAACATATATTATAGATTTTTAAAAAAATATATTAAAAATATAGTATAGAATATAGTATAGTATATAGTTTTTTTATCTATTTAGTTATTCAGTCATAGTGTATATCCTCGGTTTAACCCCCTTTTGCGCGTCATGTAATGTATTTGCATTTTCATTATATTTTTTGTCCTTTTGTTTCATATCTTTCAAATTTTGTGAACAACCCGCATTAACTACATAATTATAGCCGACAGACGTAACTAACCCACCCGTCAACAAGTACCACATATATTCGGCTACAATGTCTTTCAGACGAATAAATCCATAGAGCTGTTGTTTTAAATCGCCATTATCGGCAACACCTGATTTGAATAAAGAACTCATATTTGTCCAAAAACGGTCAAAATTACTGGTAGTTATTTCATTAATAAGTAGAGACTTGTCGGAATAAATATGTTCTAAAGCTTCAACCATCACTTTATCCGTTGCAGAAGGTTCCAATTTCGCCTTAAATATTTTATCTAAAAGGTCACTCACGCCCATAAGTCTAGCCACACCATAACCAAAAGTATTTGAAAAAGGGGCTAACCAACCGGGAAAAATCATCAATACTAAATTAAGTATTCCAAAAATGATGACCCATGGAATCAAGGTAACGAGTAAAGCGGTATTCCATTGCCGCGAGCCACACATGGTGTCTGTCAGCGAAAGATTAATAATATATTCCCCAATAATTAAGAGTGTGATGTAGATACCAAAATAAATTTTACTTTGGCTTGAGTCAGTTGTATTGTATTTAATCGCGAAATAAATGGTAGTGATGATTAAAAACCAGAATAATGCCGTAGTGGGTGAAGATGAAGTTGAGGCCATTATAGATATTGAGCATAATTTTTTTCAAAAATATAGATGTATTTATTAATGGAGCAGCGACCATCATTAATTGAACCAGGGGTTAGGTATTTTATTAGTAGTACACTTAAAGAGTGTCGTAAATTTAAGGACCGACACATCAGCTTATTATTTAATACCAGCATGACTTTATTACTATTAATTGTTATTGGTGGATTTTTAATTTACAGATATAAAGGAAAATTGACTGGTAGAGATATTGAAGTTAAAAATAGAAAAACACAAGAGTATATTATATCTAAATTACAGCAGTTGGCTTTGTATAAACAGCAGCATTATCAGAGTGAGAATATGATAACGGATTTACCGGGCTTTTGACGTGGAAAGCCGGGCAAAACCGATGTAATGTTTGCGGGTAATTTGCTTTAATGTCATAATGTAATGCATCACTTTTCTCATATGCCAATTTACATCGGTTTTGCCTAGCTTTTATCAAAAGCTATTATATATATAATATAATGGACGACGAATTCATTGTAGCTATGAAAAAGTATTATAAACTTAAGGAAAAATACGAAACAAATCTACAAAAACAAAAAAATAAAATAATGGATACCGACTTGTCAAAAAAAGAAAAACAAGCACGATTTAAACGGCTAAAACCAAAATGTATAAACTGTAAGAAAGATGGTGGGACTATTTTTACCAATACAAATGCCACGCTAAAAGCGGTATGTGGCAGTGAGGATCCCTGTGATTTAAATATAGAGCTGTTTAAATCTAAATGTATAGACAAGCAAGAAGAAGTACGATTATTTGCTCACGATTTAAACAAGTATAAAACCAGTATAATCATGACGAAATTAGATTTTTTATTTGGGTATCAAAGTGAAGAAGAGACATTGACGCTGTTTGAAGAAAATAGATTAAATATTGCTAGAATAATGGACAAAATGCTACAACTGGAACGTGATATTGACAACATCACCAATAATAAAGAGAAACAGGAATCAATACTATTATTGCAAAAAGTATTATATAATGACATTGCGACCTTGAAACAAATTTATAAAGATAAAAAAGCAGGAGCGTATAAGGATATGGCTGAACTGTATTGTACAAAAATTAAACCGCAAACCAAACTGATACGTGAGTTAACCTATAGCTATACGGGCATTGACTATAATGAAGACGATGACATTTTTAAATTAATCGAATTAACCTTTACCAAAGATAAAATGGAAATGTTTGATAAGAAAAGCGTGATAATCAACAAGGGAACCTAGGTTCCCTTAAAAACCCTCCTTGTGTAAATTATACAGGTCCATATTTTTTTATACTTTTTTTTATACTTTTTACTATACTTTTTAGTATACTTTTTTTTATACTTTTTACTATACTTTTTAGTATACTTTTTTCTATACTTTTTTCTATACTTTTTTTTGCCCTACTTTTTTACTATACTTTTTTACTATACTTTTTTGCCCTACTTTTTTGCTATACTTTTTTTTACTATACTTTTTTTGCTCTACTTTTTTCTAAAAAGTAATTATATAAAAGACTAACACTAGACAATGTTTTTCAAATACATTTCAATCAAGGTTTTTTTAATTAGTCTAGCTCTAGGATTATTATTTGTCTACTTATCCAGTCCAACGCCTACCGTAATAGTAGTTTATCCCACGCCCGATAATGTGGACCGTATCAACTATAAAGATAAAGCGTCCAACTGTTTTAAGTTTAAATCGACCGAAGTAAAATGCCCGTCAGACCATAATTTAATCAAGACAATTCCAGTTCAGAAAAGTAAGAAACATGATGAATGATACATATAATAAATAAATAAATATAAATATAAATAAATATAAATAAATAAATATAAATATAAATAAATATAAATGTTATTAAAAAGTATAATATTTTTCTAATATATATTATTATTTTAGCTAACATGTTGAATAAAGTTTTAAAAATGATTCATACACAAAATGGTAAATTCGCGGTTTCATTTATTCTAGGCATTGGGCTAGCCAGTTTATTTAGAAAGGTATGTAATGATAGAAATTGTATTGTATTCAAGGCACCTGCTTTGGAAGAGGTCACAAGTAACATATACGAATATAACAATAAATGTTATACATTTAAAGAACACGCAGTGAAATGTGGCAGTGCCGAGCAAGAAGTTGATTTTGCGTAAATAATTTAATATATTAAATGAAAGAATATATATATTAAATTATGGATCCAACTATGATTGGGACGACTAGTATTGATGCTTTGCCCATGGCTTCCCCCGGTCAGCAAGGACAGCCCATTCAACAGCAAATGCAGCAGCAGCAGCAACCACAACAAGCACCACAACAAGCGCAGTACCAGCAAGAAAATATTAAATTGGAAATCGATCATAATAAATTTCAACAACAGCGCGACAATGATCCCGCAATAAATCAACAAAATCTAAATCAGTTTGTTACAGGTATACAGCAGGCCAGCGCGGCTGGTATGACTTCTCTACCCGCTCGTGATATTCCACAGAGCCAAGAAGCGTTGACACGAGACCAACAGATGAAACCAAATTATATACCCGTACCCGAAACCACCGATTATATTAGAGAACAACAAAATAATGAGGAAATCATTAAAGAATACGCACGCAGACAACAAAAGACGGATTCATTAGATAACATGTATAATGAGTTACAGATTCCCATTTTACTTGCCGTACTCTACTTTATATTCCAACTGCCAGTAGTGCGAAAAAATGTATTTAAATTTCTACCGTCACTGTTTAGCAAAGATGGCAACCCGAATTTGTCTGGCTATATTATTAATAGTTTAATATTTGCTGCGCTTTATTTCGGTTTAACCAAAGGCATGAAATACTTTGCTATTTAGTTGGCCAGGTGACATAGTTCTGCGTAAAACTATAGAAATCGGTAATAAAATAATCGGTTATAGTATATGCCGACGTGCTTAAAACATATGTATGAAGCTATAAAGAAACATGTGAACAATGAAAATTTGAATCATAATGGCACCACACTACAAAGAATACGTAAGGGAAAATATACTAAAAAACGAATAGGGCGTAAGAAGACAAAGAAGACAAAGAAGACAAAGACCCGGCGCTAAAGATCTAATGTTGTAATATAGATAAAAACAATTTAGTATACAAGTGATATGGCGGCAAACAGCACCGATTCTATATCCAAATCTATAACAATTATTGAACGACCCGAGTTTAATGATATGTATTTAGAAGAGGTAGATTTTTCATATAAAAATTTCAAAGAAGTTAGCTTTAAGGGTGCTAATTTAATAAATGCCAATCTACAATTTGCTATTTTCGAAGGTGCTAATTTATCCGGTGCGAATTTCTATGGCGCTAATCTTCAAAACGCGAACTTTAAGAATGCGAATTTAAGCAATTGTAAAATGTATAAAGCCAATTTATCTGGTGCGAATCTAACAAATACATTTTTAAATAACGCGAATTTATCTGGTGCGAATTTAACGGATGCAATTTTGATGCGTGCGGATTTGACAAATACGAATTTAAAAGCGGCCAACTTAACAAATACAATATTGACAAAAGCCATCCTGTATAAATGTAATTTACAAGAAGCCACATTAGACCATACAAATTTTAACCATGCGGATCTTCGAGGAGCGAATCTAAATAAAACAATTATAAATAATACATTGTTTGAAAATGCTATTTTGAATAGCGTATCGATTCAACAGTCACGTTGTAATAGATTGAATTTTAAAGACGCGCAAATGACTAAAGCAAAACTAAACATGTCTACATTGATGGAAACGAATTTTGTCAATGCAAACTTGGAATATGCGGAATTAAACAATTGTAATTTAATCAATTCTATATTTAATCAGGCAAATCTTACAGGCGCAACTTTACAAAATTCAACTATAAATAATTCCCAATTCATGATTGCTAATCTCAATGAGACTAATTTATCAAATGCAAATTTATCTTGTGCGAATTTAACCGGAGCTAAACTTGTAAATACTAATTTAACGCGGGCTGAATTGATGAATACTATATTAATATCCACTTTAATTTATGATGTGACTGCTACCTATGCGAATTTTACACGTGCTAAATTAGTAGACGCGACGATTAAAATAACCGATTTTAGAAATAGTATTATGGATAATGTGAATGTAACAGGGGCAACCATAGAGGATTGTGAATTCCCCCATTAAACAAAAAAACAAAAAAACAAAAAAACAAAAAAATAAGTTTGGTTAAAACCTTTATAATAAAGATTTTAACTATATAGGATGTCTAATAAGACAAACACAAACACAAAGTCTACTCTTTTAATGCGAGAATATATAAAAGCCTTACTTTTAAATGTTGACCTTAGTAAATTAAAAAAAGAAATAAATTTGATATTTGACGGTGGTGCATTTAATGGCGGTTTCGCCGCAGGTGTTGCCATGTATGTAAAAGCACTGGAAGAACAAGAACTGGTTAAAATCGATAAAGTATCGGGCTGTAGTATCGGATCCGCAATAGCATTATGGTATGTATGCGGGTGTCAAGAGGAAGCTATTCGTTTTTTTGAACAAATGACAATAGATTTTCAAGACACGCTGAACCTTGTTGGGTATCACAAAAATATCAAGGATTTTGTTCATTTTTTATTTCCTGATGGAAATGTGTCTACTCTTAAAGATAAACTCTATATTAATTTTTATGATACGCAAAAACATGCGCAAAATGTAGTATCTGAATTTAAAGATGTAGACCATTTAATAGATTGTATATTACAGTCGAGCCATCTACCTTATATAATAGATGGTAACGCCAGATACAAGGGGCGGTATATCGATGGTATTTTGCCGCATATTTTTAATGGCAGTGGCGGCAGTAGCGGCAGTAGCAGCAGTACAGTCAAAAATGACGGCAGTACAACCGACTCTTTATTTATTAAATTATTAACGTTACATAAATGTTCTAGAGCTATGGTAGTCAAATGCGAAGCCAATATTCATTATAGATTATTATCAGGTATAGCTGACGCGAATGAATTTTTTACCATTGGTTCATCGGATATGTGTAGCTATGTAAGTCAATGGTCTTATTTCAATATTTTACAAATAAGATGTAGAGAAATGGTTATTTTATTTATTATATCTATGATTGAATGGATTATTCTAGTTAAAAATAATATTCCGTCAACCATTAAAAATTCGTTACTTTATAATGGTTGTGTAAATTCGATAAAAGGATTATGCTGTGATGTATTGAGAAGGACGATTATCTAACGGGGGCTCTGCCCCCAAACCCCCGGGGCCTGGGTCCTGTGGTGTTATCCTGTGGTGTTATCCTGTGGTGTTATCCTGTGTTGTTATCCTGCGTTGTTATCCTGTGTTGTTATCCTGTGGTGTTATCCTGTGTTGTTATCCTGTGTTGTTATCCTGTGTTGTTATCCTGTGTTGTTATCCTGTGGTGTTATATTTTTATAGCATATAGTTTATAGCATATTTTATTTTAGTGTACACATTTATATTCAGCCTACGGGCAGAGCCCCCATGTAAGCCTGCGCAGGCACCTGTAAACAAAAATCCAGAGGATAGCCTTGATTTACACATTCATCATAGGATTGATAGCCTTCCACCGTTTTTGTTTTTAATTGTTGATAAACACATACCAAGATAATTATTAAAAATAATATATAATGTTTTACATTTAACTTCATTATATATAACCAAATTTTTTAAAATTGAAAACTTTTATAACAATTATATATAAATGGGTAATAGTAGCAGTTTAGACAAGAATAAACCACAACCACAACAACCACAACAACCACAACAACCAATAATACTAAACCCAGCACAAATACCAATAACAAAAAACAAAGGTAATGAACCTAAACAAGAATTTACAGATGACTATGGTAAATTTTATTTCATTTCATTTTTATCAGCAATTTATTGTCGTATGACATATTTAAATCCACATGATTATTTAAATGTATATAACCAAATTTTCGGCACTATTATACCACTCGCATTAATGCAAGATATGGGGAATACTATAAATTCAAATGGCATTGCTGTGATAATGGATGATACAAAGATGTTTGCGTTGAATAAAAATGAACCAAAATATGGAATGGACATTATCGCAACTGATAAAGATAAATTATCGCTAAAATTTTTGCCAACAGCGAAAGCAGTAAATGTAGTATTGGCGGAGCAACGGATAAACGCAAACGATCCAAATTGTTATATAAACAAAGGTAACACGCCCATTACGGCCAATGACAATTTAATTTTTGTAAATATATCTGGATCAAATTATGGCGATATATATATTGTCGGTGATAAACGGGTTCCTAATATTGTTAATGTCACTTTTCGAGGCACTGCGAATAAAAAATCAATGGGTTCATATATATCACCACGTACCATAGGTGGACCCACTACTATTTTAACATTGACAACGTCAGCCGGCTTTGAAATTAAAATAAAAGTGTTACATGGTATTTATAAAATTTTAAATGAAATCATAAACCTTATTATGAATACGATAGAGTATGTAGCTACAAAATGTAACGAAAACAAGAAAATGGGAGATGAATCTATAAAGATAATTACCACGGGACATTCACTGGGAGGTGCATTGGCTACACTGTTTTCATTGAAATATGTCATTTTTCCTAATAAATATAGAAGTGGAAGAGAGTTTTTGGATAAAAATATTTGTTGTATGTCGCTTGGGTCACCTCAAGTATTGGGTGTAGAGGCATCCGTTCTTTTCTGTTGCCTAATAAAACAGAATGAAGACGAAATAAAGGGATTAGCTGTAAACAACATGCAAATTAAAAATATGGTTGATGTTATTCAAAAATATAACATTATAGGGAGAATAACCTATTTGCGTATTACTACATACAATGATCCTGTAATTAAATTACCTTTAACGTATAGACACCCGTGTTCTTCAAATGAATTAAAAAAATATTATAATGGTCAAAAAACCATTAGAAGAAAGACGAAACAAGATTGTTTAATATTAGTAGAGGAACCATTTAGTACTCGATGTTTATTTAAAAATAAAAAAACACCGCATACGAATAATTATAGTTATCCATTAAATTGTGTTGATGATGACCGGTCATCAAGCTTACTTGATAAATTTAGTACCGCAAAAACAGGCAAATTTTTTACAGATAGATTTGTGTATCATACTCAATATGTAGGCATATCCTTTGCCGGAGCATTAACATTTATTACATTTGGTCGTCTAGACCAAACAGTTGGAACAGAAAATGATATAATTACTAAAAAAGGCGATACCATTGAAAGATTAATAGTGTATCCTAATATTTCCGGCGATACGTTAACCGCTAGTTTATTCTTTTATGATTTGGTTGTGTATAGAAATAAACCAAACGACGATCTGGCAGAAGCCGAAATTAAAGCCGAAGAACCAGTAGAAGTAGATTTAACAGTTGGTGCTGATGCTACTGCCGTTACTGATGCTACTGCCGTTACTGATGTACTGATGCTACTGCCGTTACTGATGCTACTGCCGTTACTGGTGGCGGTACAGGGATTTTGTTTAAAGATAAAATAGGTCAAACCCCTGAAGATTCTAAATTTACAAAAGACGTATTTGTAAACATAATAGAGTATATTCGCAGCAGCAGCAGCAATGGCAAAGAAACTGATACTAGGCCAGTTTATACAAAAATGAATAAATATTATAACTTTATGTATGATATTATAAATACGCGCTTACCACCAGTGAATACACCAACAGTAGACCTCGCCCCACAACAGTTTAATAAATATATGATTAATATGGCGAGAATTCAAAATGTATCAGAATTAAAAGCAGACGAAGCAATGGCAGAAGAAGCAGAAAAAGCAACCGTCGATGAAATTGCCCAATTACAAACAACACCACAATCAGACGAACAAGAACTGGCTTATAAACAAGAAGAGTTACAAAAAATACAACAAATACAAAAGTCAGAACAGCAACAGCCAATAGTAGGTGGAACACGAAAAAAATCAAAGAAGCGTAATACATATAAAAAACGTGCCAGTAAATATAAAAAACGCACATGTAAATGTAAATCTTAAAGGGTTATTTTTGATAACGCATTTTCTACAAATTTGAGTATTCTACCTTTTCGTTTTCTAGTTTTTTTAACATTTATATTTGTTTTTTTTGTTTTTTTTGTTTTTTTAACATTTTTTGTGTTATTCGTTTGTTTTTCAGTTGGGTCATATTTAAAAAAATATTCCATATATTCTTTGCTGTTTCTATTATTTTTTAATTCTTTATGTTTTAGTGATCGGGTTTCGCGAATGGACGCCAGTGTCGTTTCTTTACCATAACAGTCGTTTCCAAACCGTTTCAACAAGCCTTTTTGTTTAAGTTTATTTTTAATTTGTACTTTGAATAAATATTCACACATGCAAAGAATTCTATCATGGTCATAATACGGACGGTCAGCATAGAGAAAGGCTAAAAACAAGTTCAACATGGTATCTATTGTGGCAATTTTAACTTGCTTTTTATCAATCGTAATCGTATTGTAACTATGGCAACCGAGTGGTTCATATAGAAAACAAACAGTATCTTTGTCCACCACTACTTCATAATGATGAGCTATAATTTCCCCGATACCCTTCTTTTCATTTATTTTAATTTTTGTAAATCCGGCTTTTTCCAAGTCCGTTTTAATACGCATAGCTGCGGCTTTCGGGTCCGTGGCTAAAGCATCAAAATCAGGACTATTCTCTACTTTTTTCCTTTCAGTTAAACTCATATATTTTCCATATAAACTACTGGCATAGCCACCAATAAATATTAATCGTTGTTTAATAATTGAATTTTTAACAGTGGTATAGAGAGAATTTTCTATGGCGGGATCACCCTCAAAATCACGCATAAAATCTAGGGTATTACATTTGGGATTTTTAATGGGATAATATTTATTTAATAGATTCAGCCGTTTGTATACCTTTTCCCATCTACTAATATCGCCCGCCGGCCTTGATAACTCTTTATACACATTTAAACGCAAAAAATTAGGCGGGGCATATAAAATACCATGTATATCGATGGCTTCCTTAAGTATAGATTTGAATAATAGGGGTTCCATTTGAGTAATATCAGCAATGGGTATAAACTGAACAAACACTTTATATGTCCCATGGTGTACACCTGACCTAGCTTCTACTGAATCATAGCCAGCCTTGGCATAGATATCCGCCAATTCTTTGGCATCGTTCATAGCATCGGGGGAATAAAAATCATAGTCGGGAATTTCTAGATCTCTGTCGTAAAACTGGTCTTTTTTCGGTAAAATATTATTGATAGCAGTGCCGCCATAACACACTAATTTTTTTCTTTTTAAAAATTGTTCTAGAATAATGACTATATTTTTTACAGTTGGTGATTGGGCTATTTTCATATTGGACGTTTTTTCTAATGAGTCTACTGCGTTACGCAATAGCGCCAGCTCTTTTTCTTCATAAGTTTGTTTTTTATTTATGTTATTACATTTAGACATATCTATATATACGTATTACTATTTTATTTTATTACACCTTTGGACAATTAAAACGCCGACTTGTCGGCGATTAATCGGTCACAAAGGCAACGTTACATTGGACATTTTAAATGTCCAATGGTGTAAAATATGTAGAGAGAGAGAACAGAAATTATTGGTTTTTTCAACAATATAAAATAAAATATTATAGTATAAATGAGTTGGTTCGGGCAAAATGAACCAGCTGATGTTGAAATGCGTGATGCTGAAATGACGGACGACGTACCTGAACCACCTGATGTTGAGATGGGTGATGCAGAAGAAGCAAGAGATTTTAGAGAATTTGTACGTGAACAGGCACGTGACAGAGCAGAACGAATTCGAGCAAACGCAAGAGCAGCAAATACAAGAGGAGCACCGGCGGCAGCACCGGCGGCAGCAGCACCAGTAGGTGCATGTCCATGTAGGAATACTGCTATACCACAAGTAGCAGCAGCTAATGAGGATGATTATAAAATACAAAAAAAGTATTATGTGTTAAAATGTCATCCTGATAAAAATAAAGGATGTACGGATTTGGCAGAAGACCGATTTAAAGCATTCTATACATTAAATCAAAAATATAGTGCTGCTGGTGGCAGAAAATCTAAAAAATCTATTAAAAGAAAATCGAGAAAATCTAAAAAATCTAAAAAAACTATTAAAAGAAAATCTAGAAAATCTAAAAAATCTAGAAAATCGAGAAAATCTAAAAAATCTAGAAAATAAATATTCTTTTCATATTCATATAATAAGCAATTGTTCAAATACTTATTATATAACCAATTCGTTTTCAATCCTTTTTTAAAGATTGGGTTGGTTTTGGCGCAACCTTTTTTAAAGGTTGTTTGGCGCAACCTTTTTTAAAGGTTGGTTGGGTTGGTTTAAATAGTAAACGAATAATAATCCGATTTAATTGGACGTTCTTTATACGAATACGCAGGATTGGGTGGCGGGGGTAGCGGTATTGTAACAGGAATATATCTCAAATAGGCCGGTTTTAATAAAAAAGCCGATCCCGCGGTATCAAACATTTCATCATAGTACTGCATATTCGCATCAAAATTCTGAAATGACATGGCCACCATGTGACACCCGTATTTCATCGCAAGAGAACTAGATACATTTGTTGTTTTATCCGACACGTCCGGTAGACAAATGGACATGTGTTTTTTATTAAACTCAATCAGCTCTTGCATATCCGGTGTATAACGCACATCATGATAACGCAGCGCCCGCATAAAAATAGAATTGCTGGCGATATTCACATATTCGTCTAGTTTCGTATCCTGAAAGAGTGGATTTGTTTTATCTACTACAATAATTACTTTCCCCATTAATTTTTTCAACGATAGTAATCCTAAATTTTTCCCACTGTTTTCATAGCTGTATTTTTTACCCAATAGACGACTTTCCAGAGTAGAGTAAAGTTGTTTGGCCATGTCATCATAAATGGGCTGGTTGTTACTCATGATGCGGAAATGTAGGACCAGCGGGTCACCCGGATTAGGACAGGTGCTGCCTGAAAAAGCATAATCACGAATAAGTTCCATAGCACTGGAAAAAGGTACGCTATTATACGATTCTTTTACATCGAAATTGTCTTGCGAGGATACGGCAATGACCGGTTTATTATCGATGGAATAAATTTCAAAATCCAGACATCGCACACCTTGCCGAATACAGGTTTTCAAAGCACACGTATTTACATAGTCGTTTTTAAAAGTACCGGCAGCACAACAATTATAGGCTGTCTTAATATAATAATCCCGTAGGTTATGACTAAAGTTGGCATTCGCTGGATTTAGTGTTCGTATTAAAGGAAAATCTTTATATAAATTGGTCATTCGTTTACAATTTTTATTTTCCAAGGTTAACTTCCCGTGAATCCATAATACTACTGAAAAAACCATTAATATAACAATCGTCGCACCTACTATTTTAATCATTGTCATGTTATCTTCATTCATTATTACCTTACTTATATACAACCTTTAAAAAAGGTTGAGCCAAAACAATAAATAAAACAAATACCTGTGTTTTGTGTTGCTTCGCTTGAACCTTTTCTTAAAAAAAGTAATTAAATATATAATATAATATTAGACAAGTTAAAATGCCTGGCGGATTATTAAACATTGTTTCTTATGGAAATCAAAATGTAATACTTAATGGCAATCCTTCGAAAACTTTTTTCAAATGCACTTACGCCAAGTATACCAATTTTGGTCTACAAAAATTTCGGCTCGATTTTGAAGGTCAACGCACATTACGTATGACCGAGCCCTCTACTTTTTCATTTAAAGTGCCGCGTTATGCGGATTTATTAATGGATACTTATTTAGTCACCACATTGCCGACTATTTGGAGCCCCATTGTTCCACCCCAAGACTGTTCTGGTCAATGGTTGCCGTATGAATTTAAATGGATTAAAAATTTAGGCACCCAGATGATTAATCAGGTCACTTTTTATATCGGCGGTCAAATTATACAACAATTTTCGGGGCAATATTTGACCAATTTAGTAGAGCGGGATTTTATTAGTACCAAGAAGGCAACCTATTATAACATGACGGGTAATACAGCAGAATTAAATGATCCGGCCAATTCAGGTACGCGTCGTAATGTATACCCCAGTGCCTATTATGACGCATCCCCAGAAGGACCAGAGCCATCTATTCGGGCACGAAAAATCTACACGCCTTTAAATATTTGGTTTACTTTGGCGGCTAAAATGGCATTGCCATTGGTGAGTCTACAATATAATGAACTTTATATTGATATTGAAATCAGACCGGTAAATGAAATGTTTGTGGTGAGAGATGTGACTAGCCCAAATGAAATGTGCTATATTCAATCGAATCAAAACGTGCTAGATTTTCAGTTTTATCGTTTTCTTCAGCCACCGCCAAATGTGGCGCTAAACTATGCGGATGCGGATAAACGTACCAATTGGTCAGCGGATGTTCATCTGATCAGTACCTATACATTTCTTTCGTCGGACGAAGTGGCGGTTTTTGCGGCTCAAGAACAGCAATTTCTGATTAAACAAATCTATGAATATAGTTTTCCTAATGTCACTGGCACAAATAGCGTTTATCTCGACAGTCTGGGTATGGTGGCCGATTGGATGTGGTATTTTCAGCGCAGTGATGCGTATTTACGAAATGAATGGTCGAATTATACCAATTGGCCCTATGATTATTTGCCATATGATTTAGTGGACCCGAGTGGAAACGCAACACCATTAACAACATTAACCTGTGGAAATGTCAACAGTTATACGCCGGACATTGATCCATGGAATACGAGTACCGGCTTACCAAACCAACCCTCTAATATATTTATTACAGGGACCTATAATCCAGCGAATCAAAAAGAGATTATGATGCGTTGGGGGTTGTTGCTGGATGGCAAATATAGAGAAAATAGCTTTGATGCGGGCGTATACAATTATACCGAAAAATATTCTAAATCGCTGGGTAGTTCTCCGGACGGATTATATTGCTATAACTTTTGTTTAAATACAGATCCCTATGATTTTCAACCGAGCGGAGCTATGAATATGAGCAAATTTAAAAACATTCAATTTGAGTTTAGTACGTTTCAGCCGCCACTAGATCCTTCGGCCAGTGTATATGTGATTTGTAATCCAAATGGGGGAGATGTTATAGGTGTTAATAAACCCACATGGAGAATTTATGATTATAATTACGATTTGACTGTTTTTGAAGAACGGTTTAATGTATTAACATTTACATCTGGTAACGCGGCACTAATGTATGCGCGATAAAGTTTTATGCGGTTTGCTTATGCATTTCTTTTTCTTTTTGCTTATCTTGCCACAGTTGAAGATTACGATAAAATTCATTGTCTGACTTTATAGCAGCTTTATTTTTCTCTCTTTTTTCCAACCATTTTTGTAATTTTTGTAGTCCTGTTTCGGATGGATCGCGTACATATTTTACTCCTTTGTATGTTGTTGTCATACTATCCTCAATCTGCTCATTTTTTAATAATGTAGCTTCATCTACTTCATGTATAGGTGTTAATTTTCGTACAAATTTAATTGTTTTAGTTTTACGACCACCGCCATTACGACTGCTACGCTTGTTCTTGTGACTGCTGCGCTTGTGACTGCTGCGCTTGTGACTGCTGCGCTTGTGACTGCTGCGTTTGTGACTGCTGCGCTTGTGACCGCTGCGCTTGTGACTGCTACGCTTGCGGGTTAAATTCATATATAGATTAAAAATATAAAGTTTATATTATATTTTTAAAGAAGGATAGTTTTAATGGTAAGGAGGGTTTAAGGGAACCTGGGTTCCCTTGGTTTAGGCACGGGCAGCCGACGCAGCGGCACCAGCAGCGGCACCAGCGGCGCGCGAGGCGGACGCAGCACGACCAGCCGCAGCGGACGCAGCACGAGCAGCACCAGCCGCACGAGATGCCGAAGCACCACGCGACGCCGACGCAGCTCTAGAGGCAGCCTTGGACGCCGAGCGAGCAGCTCCGGCCGCACGTTTGGCCGCCGCAGCCGCACCACGGGCAGCGGACCGCTTGGCAGTCCGTTTGGCAGCAACAGCACGGCTGCGTTTCATAGAACGAGAAGCAGAACGACGGTGAGTACGATGTCTACGTTGAACCATTTTATATATATATAAAATATAAAAATATAAATTATGACAATAAAATAATCAAATATTTCCTAAACAACCAATCAACCAACTAACATTTTAAAACCAACCTTTTAAAAAAAGGTTGAACCAAAAATATATAAGCAAAAACTTATTATGGTATTTTGGAAAAGGTGTTTGGCTCAACCTTTTTTAAAGGTTGGTGCTACCAAATAGAATCCGTATTATGCCACCACATACCATCCCCCTTTTTAATTTCAAAAATAGCTCTAAATACTGGCAACCGCGATAATGGACAATTCACTCTATATTTTTCTAAAGGATGTGGATTTATTTTTAATTGCGCTTTAATTGCTTTTTTAAATATTTTTTGTTTTCCTTGTATTGCTAAATAAATATACAACTGCCTTAAATTAATATAACGAATAATATCAATATCGTTATTAATGACTGAATAATCTCTCAAGTATTCTTCCACTAAAGACATACCCGAAATATCTGCTAAATCCTCGCCAACACCGATTTCTGCATCGAATACAATCCCATCGCGTTTTGCCACCGTTTCATATTGATTCACCACATCCTTGATCTTTGCTTGAAATATTTTTTTGTCATGATCCGTCCACCAATTATTCAAATTTCCATTTTCATCAAATTTACTGCCATTGTCGTCTAAACAATGCGATAATTCATGGGCAATAGTGTATCCTATAAATGCTAAATTATATTCTAACCCTCTTTCTTTTAAATCTATAAAAGGCGGTTGTAAATACGCTAAAGGAACATAGATGGAATTACTGGTAGGTCTATAATACGCATTTACCATATAAGCTTGTGTACCAGTTAGTTTCATTTCCTGCCAGTCTATCTCGGGTATATCAATTACATCTTTTCCTTCTAGACTAATATATCTTTTATGCTTCCATTGTGTTAATAGCCGTAAATTATACCATGAATCATCTGCTTTATAATCAAATAAAGGATCATAACGTAGTTTATTCGGCGAGCCAACGACCAGTTTTAATTGTTTTAATTTATTTAATGCTGTTTTTTTAGTAGAAGGCGATAGCCATGTATTTCTTTCGATTTTGTAGATAAATAAGGTTTTAAGATCTGTGGCTAAATGCTGTACATAGTCTACATAGAGCGGGTTATAATTGTGTTCTATGTACTGTTCAGTTAAGAAGGTATTAAAACACATTGATAAACCAATAATGGGTCTGATATCATGAGGCATTTCAACGGGTTGACCTTCTAAAATATGTTTAAAAAATATGAAATGTATATGATTATATTTAGGTTCAAAACGTATTATTTGTCTATAATGAATATACAACCAATAGGTCTTCCATTTTGGTGTATTCCATTTTTCTTTTAAAAGTGTCATGGTACATTTTAAAGAATTTAAACTAGATACTATTATTTTTTTAGGCGTTTCTTTATAACCCAATTTTCTAGTAAATTCTGTCCAATCAAATCCATACGTATTTTCTATTTCGTCTGAAGTTACCACATTATAAAAATCTGGATTATCATTTTTCACTGATAGACACCCCATGGCATCAAGCAATTCCAATTCAACATCCCATACATCCTGTGGTTTATACCCGTGGTCTTTATCACCTAAACAGACTTCAAATGTTTCATTTATAAATTTAAAAAAATGATATTTAATATACGATTTATATTTTTTGGTTTCATTGTTATCGGCCGGATCATCGATATAAATTAAATAATCATAAATACTTAATTGAGCAGATGATAAATGACTAATGTATTTTGTAACATCTTTTTCATCTGGTAGAATCTGCCATTGGATTGGTGCTCCCCAAGATATAATTTCGTTACGATTTATATCCGCTAAAGCATCATACACATTTGTAGCTGTGTTTGGATTTATGTAATCATCAAATTCCGATAATATTTCTTTACAATGTTTTAACAACGCTTTTACAGATGTATCTGTGGACAAAGAGTTGTATAAGTTTTTTATGGCTTTGGCTTTTTCTGACGTAGGATGTTGTTTGATGTATTTTTTAATATATTCTATCAATTGATAATATACCTTTTCTTGTACAATTCTAAAGTTATCTACTTGTACGTAAAATTTCGGTTGATCTTCAATAATCGTTTCTTTTGCCCATTGACGATTTACATAATCATAAAAGTTATCTTTAATCATATCTTTATTTGTATTGCTTTTTTTAGTAATATTCCTAAATTTATCAATTAAATATTGCGTACGTTTTTCCATAGGAATTTTAATATGTTTATATTTGGCATATTTATCGTCTATTTGTGTAACGTATGAATTAAATGTTTCAATATTTGCTTTGTTATAAAAATCTTCAGTATATTGACTAAATTTACCAGATTCACATATTTTTGAAATAGATTTATCCGTGGTACAAAACTTTCTGTCTTTGGTTGTTGTTTTGTCGTGAGGTAATTTTATAACTTTATGCCAATGTTTTATTTTTTTAGTGAATGGTTTAATGGTATCACCATTGTTTTTACTACTATTGGTTTTACTAATTTTTTTAGTAAATTTCTTATTCCTTTTTCTCATTTACTAGTGTATTTGTATTTAAATGATATTATATTTTATATATAATGTAGAAACGTTATGGTATAAAATATTATTTTTATTATATTATTAAATACTATAATGAATTCCACACCCGTAATTAGAAGGGCTCTTAATCTTAATACATCACCTATAGATAGAATGGCTAGATCTAGACCTGCGTTAGTAGCTCCTTTAAATATTATGGATGAGCTTGGTGAAGCAGAAGAAGAAGAGCTAGAAGAAGACCAGCCTGAAGAGCCTGAAGAGCCTGAAGAGCCTGAAGAGCCTGAAGAGCCTGAAGAGCCTGAAGAGCCTGAAGAGCCTGAAGAGCCAGAAGAGCCTGAAGAGCCTGAAGAGCCTGAAGAGCCAGAAGAAGATAGGCGGACATCTGAAGAAAGAAAGGCTGCTTATCAATTACTACAAGATCAAATGAAAAAACGCGCAGAAGAAGAAGAAGATGAAACGGATGAGGAAGATGAATATGACTATCGCAAAGCGTCTGAAGATGATCCGCACACATGCTTTTCTGCTTCTGCTACTGTTGCTGGTAGTTATGATATTGGTGCCGATATAAATATTAAAGAATATTTAGATAAACATCCTAATGATAATTTTATTATTGAATATAATACCAAGAGAGAGTGCCAGTCATTGTCAGATTTAAAAAAACAATTTTCGGAAGATGATCCATATGGTATTTATTATGAATGTAGTGCAACACTTCTTGAAAAAATGAAAGATCCAAATTTTCAACCATGGGGGTACGGTATAGATGATTATTATACTGAAACAGAATACGCAAAGGTTGGTTCTACCAATTTTTTTATTATAAAACCTGATTGGATGTTTGACGGACCAGTACCAGAACCAAGATATTTTAATTTAGTGAATACCGGTGAAAGGAAAACACTTGTTAACAAGTCGATAAGTATGGGAATAGCTGACATAGTAAGTGGTATTCATTGTGAGCCACAAGATACGTTTGATATATATAGACTTGAACCTATTATAGATGGAGGCGGACACGCTACTAAAAAAGTGAGCAAAGTGAGAAAGGTGAGAAAGGTGAGCAAAACGAAAAAGGTGAGCAAAATGAGCAAAACAAGAAAGGTTAGAAAAGTGAGAAAGGTGAGCAAAACAAGAAAGGTGAGAAAGGTGAGAAAAGTGAGCAAAGTGAGAAAAATGAGCAAAGTGAGAAAAGTGAGCAAAGTGAGCAAAATGAGCAAAACGAGAACAGTTAGAAAAACAAGAAAAGTGAGCAAAACGAGAAAAGTCAGAAGAGTGAAGTAAACTATAATGTATACACTCAAAGCTATTTTATATATCTTCAATGTATATAGTTATAGTTATGTCTTCTGCTATAGATCAAAGAAAAAATGAAAAACTTAAAGAAGAAAATGGAAAAGAAAAGAAAAGTAATTGGCTGGCGTTTGGTATATCTGTACTACAAAACTTTATATTAACATTACTTATTGGTATATTGGGGGCAAATTTTATTTTTTTAAGCAGTTCAACCACTACATTTTTAGAAACAATAATACCAAAAAATAGGGAAAGTTATTTTAAAGAAAAAGATATGAATAATCCTTATACAGCCGACAATCGTGATGCATCGCCGCCTGCCGCTACTGATACCCGCAATAACGGCGGCGGTGAATATTATATTGGTAGTAAACAAAATAACTGTAATAAAGGTGATAAAAGATCGTCCACGATAGGCATTAATATATTTGATTTTAAAAAGTCAGGTACATGGCCTTATAATTTAAGAGACCCTAATGTAGGTCCTATAAATTATATTCAAAAATTTCTAAATTGGATTTTAGAAACTATGTATGGCGCATATTCAATTAACCGTGATTTTCTACAATCTTGGTTATCTATTTTTTCTAAAAAAAATTCCGGTTTTATTAGCAATGATGCCTTTATAATGTTTATAATAGCACCTCTGACATTAATTGCGTCGCCGATAGCACTTGTTTTTGGGTTTTTCTCATCCTTATTTTCATCCTTTTTTATTGGTTATACCAAAGATAAAGGGGATATACCTGGTTATGGATGGATTTGGGCCCTCATAGGTATATTTTTTGGTTATACTTGGGTATTAACCTCTTCTATTAGTATTTTTCAATTTATACAATATATAGTATTTTTTACTATATTACCTTTGCTGAAAAATTTTAATAAAATTAAAAATATATTACATTGTAATGTTACGACACTAGGTTTATTATTTGGCGCTTTAGTATGTGGGTCAGCGTTGTCACTACTAGATAATACCACATCAATTGTTATGGCTGTAGTGTATATCTTGTTGGCAATTAAGACTTTATGGTAATACTTTTAGAAAAAGTATGGCAAAAAATACTTTTAAAAATACTTTTAGAAAAAGTATGGCAAAAATAAGTATTTAATAAATAATAATATTAAAGAGTGTAAGTATTATTATTATAATGAGTACAAACGATAGTAAAGGTACAAACGATAGTAAAGGTACAAACGATAGTAAAGGTACAAACACAAACACTGTTAAACGCAAAATAAAAGATATTCAATCCACACCTTTTGTAAGTATATGTACACCGACATTTAACCGCCGTCCCTTTATCAAGTATATGATTAAATGTTTTATGAATCAAGATTATCCCAAAGACAGAATGGAATGGATTATTATTGACGACGGAACAGATAAAATTGGTGACCTCGTACAAGACATTCCGCAAGTTAAATATTTTTCGTATGATACTAAAATGTGTCTAGGTGAAAAACGTAATATAATGCACGAGAAAACCCGAGGCGAATTTATTGTGTATATGGATGATGATGATTATTACCCACCTGAACGTGTGTCCCATGCCATTCATACTTTAAAAGCTAACCCTAATGCACTTTGTGCTGGTAGTAGTGAAATGTATATTTATTTTAAACATATTCGCAAAATGTATCAATTTGGTCCCTATGGACCCAATCACGCAACGGCAGCCACATTTGCGTTTCGTAGAGAATTATTAAAGGATTGCCGCTATAACAATCATGCTTCTTTGGCAGAAGAAAAAGCCTTTTTAAAAGATTATACGGTGCCGTTTGTTCAATTGGATCCATTGAAAACCATTTTAGTTTTCTCACATGAACAAAATACGTTTGACAAACGTAAACTGTTGGAAAATCCGAATCCACAATTTGTAAAGGAATCGGACAAAACAGTTGAATTTTTTATTCGAGACGGGGATATGCGTGATTTTTATACTAACCGAATTGTTGGGCTTCTGAAAAAATATGAGCCGGGATTACCTGCTATGAAACCGGATGTTTTGAAACAACTTGCGGCGATAGATCAAGAACGAAAACAGCAACAACAAGGACAAACACCCTCATCTATTATAATACAATCAGCTGATGGTAAACAGGTAGCTCTAACAATGGAACAAGTTGCTAATATGTTGCGTCAACAACAAGCGCAACTACAACAACGAGACGAAATGATTCAAGTATTAAATAACGAGATGAATAGATTGCGGGAACAATTAAAGACACAATAGTACCAATAGCAACAATAAGATATATTTATAACTAATTTAAAGATTAATTATAAATTACACATAATAATAATGACTGAACAAATAATGGATTTAAGTAGATATGATGGTGATGGTTTTGAAAATGTGGTAGTAACTCTTAAATCAATGCGGCGTACGGGACATCGTCGTTATTTTCCATCTAATAAGCAAAATAGTTTTATTGTAAACGCTGAAACTGGTATAGCATATCCTTGGCGTGTTGGATCATATGATTCTCGACGTCTTTTTAAGATGGTGGATACTACTGGTGTATGCGATATAAATGGATTTATGATAGACCGTCATACTGAATCATATCCAAACCGTAATCCAAATCATATTTATTACGATAGCCCTGATCAATTTATGAAACATCATCGCACAACGTTAACACCTCAATTGGTTGAAAATTTTAAGAATCGTATGTCACAATTTTGCTAAATGAAATTATTTAATTAACATTTAATTATAATTATATAAATTATTTATAATTAACTTAACTTAAATACATAACTAATCAATAAATTATATATATTATTATGGAGTTAATAATAAAAGAAAATACTTATAACCCAACAATTTGTTTAAACATGATTGTTAAAGATGAAGAAGCTATTATTGTAGATACATTAAAAAATCTATGTCAACATATAAATTTTGCGTATTGGGTTATTGCTGATACAGGTTCGACTGATAACACTAAAGAACTAATACGTAATTTTTTTGAAGAACGATTTATTCCAGGCGAATTGGTTGAACACGAATGGAAAGATTTTGCATATAATCGAACTAAATCAATGGAATGTGCGTTTAATAAAACAGATTATGTACTTATTTTTGATGCGGATGATAGATTTGTCGGTGATTTTAAATTGCCTGTACCATTTAATAAAGATTTATATGATTTAAAATTGGGAAAAGGATTTGAATGGGTAAGACCGTTATTGTTGACAAATAAAAAAAAATGGTATTTTAAAGGCGTTACGCATGAATATTTATGGGCCCCGAATATGGCAAATATTACTCGTGCTGTTTTACAAGGCGATTATTATATAGAGCCGGGTACATTTGGTTGTAGAAGTAAAAATCCAACTAAATATTACGACGATGCGATTGTTTTGAAAAACGCATTTGAAACAGAAAAGAATGATCCAACTGGTGATGCTTCGCTCGTATGTAGATATGCTTTTTATTGTGCTCAAAGTTATAAAGATGCGGGAGCAGAATATTACCCGGAATCAATACATTGGTATAAAAAAGTGTTGGAGTTAAATAATTGGACACAAGAAAAATATTATTCTTGCTTGAAATTGGGAGAATTATATATTCATTGTAACGATATGGATAATGCATTGAAATATCTTCTAAAAAGTTCAGAATATGATAATGATCGTATAGAAGGCATAGTTGATGCCATGGAAATTTTACGATTAAAAGGTGAGAATATGATGGTAAATATGTTATATCATAAATATAAAAAGTATCGCCAACCGTCTGAATTTATGAATGAAAATAAATTGTTTGTAACCACACATAAATATAATGATTATATTGAATTTATTAATTCCGTTTGCGCTTTTTATACAGACGATAAAGAAAGTGGATATGAATGTTGTAAACAAATAATATCGAACAATAAAATTACACCAGATATAATAGAAGTTACAAAAAGAAATATGGTTTTTTATGAAGAATACATGAATAATAAAAAGGAAAAAGCAGAAAAGGAAAAGGCAGAAAAGGAAAAGGCAGAAAAGGCAGAAAAGGCATTGGAAAAAGAAAAAGAAAAACCAGTTGTTACAATGAAAGAAATAGATGATACTTCTATTAAGAATACGAGTCAACCAAAAAATAATATACGCCTACATTTACCGGCAATACCTTATACCATTACGAATGAATTTTATAGTCATGATGCTTTCACCGGGAAAGTACAACGTTTTGCTCCAATGATGAGAAGTAGAGGATTTGAGGTGTACCATTATGGCGTTGAAACATCTGATGTAGATGCTGATAAAAATATAGAATTATTTACAAAAGCAGAATGGAATGAATTGAGAATTAAAACGTTTATGTTTGTGGATACCAAATTAACATTAGAAGAAGCAACTAAAAAAAATGATGACCCGACCTATCTTGTGAATGGTTTATCCAATTGGAGTTCTCCATTATGTATAGAATTTAATAGACGATTAAGAATTAAATTACAAGAACATTATCGCAGTACAGCAACAGATATTGTGTGTATTCCATTGGGAAGATCCTACGAGGATGCTTTAAGTGGTTTAAATTATGTCGCAGTAGAAACAGGTATTGGTTATTCGGGGTCCTATAAAGATTATAGGATTTTTGAATCCTATTCATGGCTTTCTAGTACACTTGGTCATCAGCAGATTCAACCGCCGAATTATTGGTTTGTTGTTCCTTATTTTTTAGATACAAACGAATTTAAATTAACACTAACTCCTACTTTTAAAAAAGTAGGTTTTTTTGGTAGAATAGAAGGCGTAAAAGGGTTACGCGTTATAGTAGAAATAGCGAAAATATTACCAGATGTACAATTTGTTTTATGCGGTCAAGGCGATCCTAAACCTTTTTTAACTCAACCCAATATTGTCTATAAACCGCCGATACATGGAGCTGAACGATCAGAATTTTTAGGTAGTTGTTGTGCTATATTGTGTCCAAGTCAATACGCAGAACCTTTTTGTGCCGTTGCCGCTGAAGCTCAATTATGCGGCACACCCGTGATATGTAGTGATCACGGAGGGTTAGTTGAATCGGTTGAAAATTTTCGAACAGGATTGCGTTGTCATACCCTAGCTGATTATTGTAAAGGAGTACAAATGGCGGTTGATAATAAGTTTGATAGAACATATATTAGAGAAAGAGCAGTTAACTTATTTGACATGTATAAGCTGGCATATAATTATGAATATATACTAAAAACTATTTTAGATGTTCACACGCCGGGCGTAAATGGTTGGTATGCACAAAAGAGTCATATAAATTTGCCTATTACAAATGCTATAACTGTGCCTGTAACTGTGCCTGTAACTGTGCCTGTAACTGTGCCTGAACAAAAACAAAGAATATACTTGTTTATTGTATATTTTGGAAGTTTTCCCAACTATTTTCAGTTGTATTTGGATTCATTATCAATAAATAAAGATATATTAACAGTATTTCTTGTCACAGATATTTCCAATGTTAATTCTTATTCCCTTCCTTCAAATTTAATTCATATTCATATGACTATACATGAAGTTCGTAAAAGAATATCCGGTCTTTTAGTTGATACCTACCAAAAACAAGTGGAGCCAGAATCATTGGTTCGCACGAATTATAAACTCGTTGATTTTAAGATAGTATATTCATTGCTGTTTAATGATATACTAGTCCAACATAACGTGACAGAAAATGATTTTATTGGTTGGGGCGATTGTGACGTTATATACGGTAAATTATCCAACTTTATTGATTTTAAAGAAAAATACGACATTATTGGTGGATGGCATGGTCATTTTACGGCTATTAAAAATAATGATTCTTTTAAAAATTTATTTAAGAAAATACCCGATTATTTTGACCTCGTTACCGATAATAGTAGAAATTATTTAACTGACGAGATTGCGTATAGAGAACCACTTAAAGCGTACCTGGGCGAAAATAATCTTAAAATGTTTTATATGAATGCTCACTTTTGCGATATTGTACCTGAATGTTTTTATTCTTTATTCAGACCAAACTGGAAACACAACAGCAAAAACTTTTTTAATAGTTCACGTGCTGATAAAAATATAAATCATCTTTTTTTCGATAAAATAAAAGAAACATTAACAACATTTAATGATGATGGAACAAATTATGAAACGACATATTGTCACCTACAAAAAAAACAAATGAATTTACCGTTTCAAATATATAAGACCGGTTTTTATATAAATGAGAATAGTTTTTCACTTGTAGATAAAAATACAAATAAAAATAAAAATAACAATATCGATAGTGATTTAAATACTATACCGCTGAATATATTTCAAACTTGGAATATATTAGAATTACCTATTAAAATGAATGAAAATGTTGAATTATTAAAGAAAGAAAATCCAGAATTTACACATTATTTATTTGATGATACTATGTGTCGTCAGTTTATTTCAGATCATTTTAAAAAAGATGTATTATTTGCGTTTGACAAATTAAAACCCGGAGCTTATAAAGCGGATTTATGGAGATATTGCGTATTGTATATACACGGTGGTGTTTATTTAGATATAAAATTAAAATTTTCTGATGGTTTTAAATTATCAAATTTTATTGGTAAGGAATATTTTGTATCTGACGGTACATACGTTGATGTTAATAATGTACAAAAAAATTCAATTTATAATGCATTTATGGTTAGTAAAAAGAATAATGAAATATTAATGAAATGTATTAATCATATTGTTTTGAATGTTACAACTAATTATTATGGCATATCACCATGGGAAGTTACAGGACCACAATTACTAGGAAATTATTATGACCAATACTATAAACGTAGCGAATTGGTGTTAACCCATTGTTGTTATTCATCAGAAAAAGGAAGAAATAATTGGATTGAAGTGGTTAAATACCAAGATAGAGTAGTATTAGAATTTTATGAAGGTTATAGAGATGAACAGAATTCTATGAATGAACAACATTATACAGATTTATGGAATAGCAACAAAATATATAACGATAACATAATAAGGGTAGCTGTATTAATGTTTTATGATGATAATATAAAAGAATATGGCGATATTAATTATAAAATAAATAAAATTTATTGTGAAAAATATAATATAGATTTAATTGTTTGTAAAGAAAGATTATATAAAAATAGAGCTCCTCATTGGGAAAAATTAGTATTAACACTTAAACATATTACTAAATATGATTATGTAATTTGGATAGACGCTGACGCATTCTTTTATATAGATTCGCCAAATATTACAAATATTATAAATAATAATAATAATGTTAACTTTATTTTTAGTAAAGATATAGCAAATAGTGAAATTACTAAAGGTATAAATAGTGGTTTATTTATTGTAAAAAATACCAAATATAGTATAGACTTTATAAATAAATGGACATATGATGAAGAATTATATATTAAAAATAGCTTAAATCCAACGTTTAACGCTTTTCAGGAACAGAGTGTATTAAATGATATGTATAATAACAATATTTTAGATGTACAAAAAAATAGTATTATGTTAGATTATGGAGTTCTACAACATTTTGAAAGCAATGAATTATTAACTTTATCCTATAAACCTTATGTATATCATATGGCTGGTAAGGATAAAAATATGAGAATTAATACTTCACTTAATTATTATAATAATAATATTAAGATTTAAAACTTGTAATTGTATTAAACAAACAACATTTTAATACGTCTATATTTACACCTTTACAGATTTAAACCCACGCGTTTAGATGAAATTAAAAATTAACAATATTTGCCCTTCACATAGCGTGTAAATTTTGGTTTTCAACTTTTTATTATCAATAAACATATATCTAATTTATTATTTTAATTTTCCATTTACTATTTGTAAGTCATCTTTTCTAGTAGATGAAAACTCTGTATAATCGTCATTAAAAGTTATATTATGTTCTCTGTAACCAAAGTGTGCTATAATATGTTGTTTATCTATGATTGTATAATATCCTTGTCCAAAAGCATCCATTTTAAAATTATCTAAAAATGATATATGTGAATTTTCCCAAGTATATATTTTATTTATGATATCATCAATACTTTTACTAATAAATATCGATTTAAAATTATTTTGCACAATATTCCACAGTAATTTAGAACATAAAGTGTCAGATCCATAGTTTAAACTTCCTAATGTAAATATATTTTTTGAAATATGTGAATGCGGTGTTGTTTTAATTATTGAATTTTTTGAAATAATGCGTAATGTTAAGGCTATCCGAACATTATTATCATTATTTTGTATTATACCTTTTCCATGTGTTAAATAATTTGAAAGCAGATATACATACCCTTTTTTATTTAAGAGTTTGTATACTAAATTAGAATCTATATTTTTTTCATCAAAATTAGTTAATGGAGCAAATTTATTATTTTTATCAATACTATTATATTTATTTTGATAATCAAATAAATGAGTGCCTAATATTGCATGTAAACTATTATTATCATTATTATCTGTTAGTCCTATTTGTAATGTAAAATGAGGATAAGTATAGTCTAAATCAATATAAGGATCTATATGCCAATTTGCTGTGTATTTAAAATCATTATTATTTTGTCTTAAAAAAAATTCTGTATTATAACAAATACATTCATATCCAATATATTTTGTAATTATTTCATTTAAAGTATTATTTAAACATAATTCTTTAATATCATTATTATATTCATGATGTTGTTTCATTTGTGTATAATCATTCAAACTTTTATTTAATAACCAAGTTGATATTGAATCTAATTTATCTTCTTTAATATTTTCTAAAGGAAATGGTCCTACAAAACCATTCATTAAAAATGATATCATATTATTTTCTACAGAACCAATAGGATGTTCTACAAGAAAACAAGTAATAAATTCAATTAAATTTGGAATGGTTTTTTCAATTAGTGAAAATATTTCATCTATTTTAGTTTGATGTAAAATATGATTGGGAGATATTGAACCTTGAATACATTCAACATTTAGTCCTGTACATTTACTTAAAAGAATATACAAAATATTTTGTTTTGATTCATTTGTAATACCACATATGTATTCTAATAATTTTTTGAATATTTTATTTTGATGGATAGGATTATTATCTAATTCACTTAAAAAACAAGCTACACTATATATTTGTATTTTATGTTCTGGATGTTTTATATACCAATTATAATCTGAATAATTAATCATATGAATATTTGGATATGGGAAATATGATAATTTAATAAAATTTAAAAATATTTGGCTTTCTTCAATAATTGAAATTCCTTTTCTAACATTTGATATATAATTTATTTCTTCTATACGACTTGTTTTCCAATTAGATGCTCCTATTTTTTTACATAATTTATTTTCTAATAAATAATTACAAATATTATATATTTTTTCTGGAGATATATTTTCATCATCTCTATGAAACATAAAAGTGTCAGCATATGTAATATTAATTCTTTGAAAAGATGTATATAAATCATTAATGATGTCTTCTTGCGTTATTCTATGTATTATTTGATTTTTATTATAAGAATGATGTCCAGCTTTACAAATAATATGTATATCATTTCTATTAATATTTCTTGATAAAATCCAATCTCCAAAAATATTTTCCGACTTTCCATAACAATTAGCAGTGTCGAAACAATTTATTTTTTTATTAAAATAAACATCATCTAACACATTAAAAGGGTCATTCGTATTTGTAATTCTTAAAAGTCCGTATATCATATATTTATATATATATAAATTGTATTTATATATATATATATACATACAAGAGTTTTTTAAATAATTTTGAACCAAATGTATTACAAAAATTAGTTGTATTTTATCATTATCCATTTTGATTATACAAAATAATATAATTAATATACCTTTGGACAATTAAATTGCCGACGAGTCGGTCATAAAGGCAACGTTACATGGAACATATTAAATGTCCAATGGTGTAATAATAAAATATATCGAGAATATTTAATATCATTCAAATGGTTCAAGTATATAAAATTATTCTTCTCCTATCATTGTTTCTTCAATAAGATCGCCGCTGCTGCTACCGCCATAATGAATATCACCGCCTTTACAATCCTTATCTGTATATTTATCCAAATACCTATAGATACGATTTATATCTAATTTACCAATTTCATAGGATTCAAACATCGTATAAATATCTTCTTCCGAGTGGTTATTTCTCAAATCTAAAAAAAATGAAAATGTATCCTTTTTATCCAAGCCTAATTGTTGACATAAATTCTGAATAAATAAAGAATTATTATATTCCGTACTATATTTTGTCAGCACTTTGGTAAACCTTACTTCTGTCGGGTTAAACTTTGGTTTCTTTTTAAAGGTATCATGGTATATCTTATTACAATGAAATGTTTTAATTAATGAACTCATCTCATTGAACTGCCATATTTGCTTTTGAAAGGTTATTCTATCCATATAATCGGCAAAACAGATATTACCCAATACTTTTGTATAAAAGGGTATCGACTGTTGTTTTGACAGCTTGGAAAAGGTATCGATTATATTTTCATGCCATAACAAGCCTACTATAGTTCGGTCCGTTTCATTCATCATTGTGTTATGTTCTGATAGAGAAAACCGTTGATTCATTAGTTTTTTAGTTATTTCCTTTGTATCCTCATTATATGATTTCGGCTTGAAAATATCCTGAATAATTTCGTTTTTGAGTAGACTAGTGTTGTTTTGATAAATCGTATAAATAGATGCCAGTTTACGCAAGTCCCCTTGTAGATAATTGATAGTATTATTGACCAAGTTGACATCTAATTCCGGCATTAAACTTTTAATTATAAACTGAAGTTGTGGATTGGTCGGACTTTTAAGTTCAAAGGAATTACACACTTTCATCAGTTCTTTTATTTTTTTGTCTACATGATAACTGCTGATACATATAATTGGATTAAAAGTGACTTCTTCATTCTTTTGTTTTTTCGTTTTTTTGGGACGAATAAGACGTATCAGGGAATTAATACCGCCTTTATCACCGTTGTTCATACCGTCAATTTCGTCCATCACTATCGCAATAGGTTTGGCTTTTTTATGCAATAAACTAATGACACTTTTGTCCGCCATGTTATGTTTAGTAATCGCATCAATAATAGATTTATTTCTTATGTCACCGGCGTCATATTTAACAATGTCATAGTTCATCTGCTTTAAAATCTGTATCACAAATTCTGTTTTGCCAGCGCCAGGGGCACCATAGACATATATGCCTCTTTTGAAAGACAAATCATTCTTGTGCTGGTTAAAATGGGTTAGAACATTTTTAATAGAATTTGCCAATTGTTCTCTACCTAAAATATTATTGAAATTTAATTGGTCCATTTATGTATTCGTAGTATGATGTTTTTATATATAAATATAAAAGTATCATATGTAAAAGTAAATTTACCTTCTTGCCTTTTATCCCTCATTACGGACAGAGCATCTCATTACGGCAGAGCCCCCCTAACAAACCATAGTATTATTATTCGTCACGCCATCCCACGTGAGATCACACCGATTGGCCATATTTTTTTTCATACATAGCCCCTTGTCACTAGACCAAAAAGATGCTGAAAAATCTAATTTCTTGGGACATTCTTTCTTTCCTAAATTCTTTGGGTTAACACATATTACACCATCGCCATTGGATTCATCTAGCCAATAATCTGGACAGTTGGCAGCTACCGGCGGATATTGAAACGTTTGTTTATTTCTATACAGAGAAATGCCTATAAAAATTAAAACGATGATTAATACAATGACGGCAATAGACATGACGATGCTTTGGAAATCGGCCATGATTTAATTATATTATATATATACTTTTTAAAAAAAGCTGGTGGGCAAAAATACCATATTTTTTTCTACTTTGTTATTATAAATGAATTCTGATAGAACAAATGGTCGAGTCAATATAATGGGGCCAAATATGGATTTACGATTTGCAATGAGTGACCAAATTCCAGTTAATCAAACGAGTACATTTAGAGATGCCATGACCGGCAATTGGTATGATACAGCTTTATCTAGTGCTTTTTTTAGTTCGGCCAATATGAAAATTGTTCAAAATGGAATACGAGCAGGTGTGTATAAAAAATCCAATGGACAATATGTCATTGGCGAACAAAACGGCGATGAGCTAAAGATTGTAATGCGCAGTATTTTTCTTCAATATTCCAAAAATCTACCCACCAATATACCTGATCAAATACGTGATTTAAATAATATCGTGTTTGATTACTCGGTGAATCAGGTCTATGGTGAAGCGCAAGGTTATATGACTTATAAGAAAGATGTCAGCACATTAGTCGTGCCCATTGCACATCCTATTTTGTCTTATACCAATGATAAACAGTTGGAATTGAAAAGATGGTTTTAACATCAAGTTCAAAAAGGTTGTTTTTAAAGGTTGTTAAAGGTATTACTATATAATAATATAGATAGAATGGCGAAATTAAATGAACAGTATTTATCAGGGCAAATTATTACTTATATGGGCAATAAACGAAAGTTGTTACCTATTATTGGGTCAATTGTAGATAAAATACAAAAAGAATTGGGCAAAGAAGAGTTGATAATGGGTGACGGATTCTCGGGGTCAGGGTGTGTCAGTCGACTGTTTAAAACAAAGGCCGCCAAATTATATACGAATGATTTAGCGGGGTATAGTAAAACATTGAATGAATGTTATTTAGCCACACCAGATGAACAAATGGTAGAGAAGATAAAGAGGTATATTGATACAATTCCGACTGTTGCTCTTGTAGTCGGTGGTCAGAACAGCAGTGGAACAGAACCCCAATCAGAATTGCCCTGTGCCGCCCCGCCCCGACCGCCAGAGCAACAGTCGGAATTGTCCTGTGCCGCCCCGCCCCGACCGCAAGCGGAATTGCCTTGGATTGCCGGCCAATGGTCACCTTCATCCCCCATTATCACCGCTGATGATCGTGTGTATTTCACCTATGAAAACGGTAAACGTATAGACTCTATACGCAATTATATTGACACCATCCCTTTGGCATACCGGTCGTTTGTTTTAGCACCTCTACTCGTCGAATGCTCAATCCATAATAACACCAGTGGCCAATTTTCGGCATTTTATAAAGATGAAACAGCCACGAAAGGTGAATATGGCGGTAAAAAAGGTATTGATATAAAGCGTATTACACAACCGATTACCGTACCTTATCCTATTTTCGATACGCATCCTTGCGACGTCGTTATTTCTCAAATGGATACAAATGTATGGGCGAAAAAAGTGGGGGCAGAAACTGAATTGGATATTGTTTACTATGACCCGCCGTATAATAAGCACCCTTATAACATTTATTATTTTCTACTGGATATTATTAATAATTGGGATAAAACACAAACGATACCTGATACCAATCGCGGTCAGCCCGATGACCGTACCAAATCAGTTTATAATAGCATGTCAAAGGCCAAAGATGCTATGGATGATTTAATCGGTAATACCAAAGCCAAATACATTATATTGTCCTATAATGATGGTGGCATCATTCCAATACCTGTGTTGGATGAACTGCTGGCTAAACACAGTCAGCATGTAGAAAAAATCCCGCTAGACCATAAAACATATAATCGTTTAAAGGGTATAAGTAACTATAAACGCACCACAGAGTATAAAGCGGTGAAAGAGTTTATTTATGTGATAAAAACAACCTGGTGTAAAAAAGGTTGAACCTAATCTACTTTTTATTCTATGCCATTGAATTGTGCTATGCCATTAAAGTTCGGCATTCCAAAACGATAATAATATAATCCAAAGGTTACCATAAATCCATTTATCGATGAATAGAATGAATATCTATGTCGATTGTCATTCGTTAATTCTACACCTAACATTTCTAAAAAAGGATCAATGATTGTAAATTCATCATCTGTAAAGCGGTGTTCTATTTTAGATAGAATACAGCCATGAAATAATAAAAATAGTATAAATACCAGTATATTAAAAAATAGTATTATTTGAAACCACGTTTTTGACCCGATTATCATTATAACTACTGTTATTACAGGCATAATACAATGTAGAGAACGTAGCAACATACATGTACCTTTGTCAGATATTTTTATGCTTCTTATACATTTTTCACAAAAGTCTACAAATTGATCACCTTCATCTTTGAACATTTAACTTGTAACTTTTAATACATGTCGAAAATAAAAATGAAACAATAACGTAATTATAGATTTATATTGTTAAATGATTACCAATCACACTATTTATTTATTTATATAAGTATTATTATTTATATAAATTATTGTTTAGCCGCCGCCGCCTTTGTTACTTTTATTACTTTTTTAGTCTTTACGACTGTTTTTGCTTTTGCTTTTGCTTTTGCTGGTTCGACAACGGCAATACTTTTATTATATTCCGTCTTCAATGCCGCCAATTCATGTAACCATAGTTGTGTTTCTGTAGTGGATTTGAGTGTTTCCAATTCAACCTGTTTGGCATCTCGCTCATTCAGAATCTTTTTCACATTTTCTTCGGTAACGCTATCCATCGGTAATTTGACCAGATATTTATAATCTTCGTCATCATCCATCACATCATACTTTTTATCTTTTAAAAGTTGCGAAACAACCGCGGTTTTCTTCTTCCGCAAATCAATCGTTTCATCTAATATTTCTGTAATGAACCGAGCTTTATTCGATAATACTAGTGCTGTTTTTGCCAATGCGTCCACCTGATACGCCTTGCGTTTGACATACAAGTCCATTCGCACTTTTATAAAATGATCAATGATTTCTTTAACATTGGAATATTTAATCAGTTTTTCATTCTCATCAAACATGTGCATATTGGTGGTGGATTGTGTAGTGGTCAATTTCAATAATTTTTCCAGACCATTACATCCATGGTCGCCTTCTGTAGCGACAAGTTTACTTATTTCTCCTGGCGCGAATGTAATTGTAAAATCTACGACAACATCTGTACTCATGTCAATGTAATCTTTAATGGGGGCTCTGCCCCCCAACCCCCGGAGGCCAGAATTGAGAGAGGATATTTTATCTTTTTTTGCTTTGCCTTTATTCGCGTCGGGGGTAATAGACTTTTTACTTTTTTTTGCGTCAGTTGCCGCTTCCGGTACAAGCAACAATTCTTCCAACAAGTTTTTAAAATCCTGTGTCCACATACCAATAGGCAACTCGGTCACTCGCACTTGTTTATCATTCACAATCTCATATTTACCTTTGAACAAATATTTACTTTCGGTCAAAGGAATTATTTCGCCTTTAAAGCCTTGGTAATAGGGATGTAAAGCAATTCCATCTGTTGCAATTCCGCTTGCGGTCGGGGGCAGGGGTGCCGTAGGTATAGCGCCACCAACTAGACTGGCTGAAATATACTCTATCAGGTCGAGCGGGTTATAACACATAATATCGGTGCTGAAACCCGTGCCAATGCCCTTACTGCCATTGACCAGAAGCATTGGTATGATCGGCGCATAAAACATCGGTTCCACCGGTGTGCCATCATCATCCAAATAAGTCAACACGTGATCATCCGCTTCAGGAAAGATATAACGCGTTAGCGGATTCAACAAAGTAAAGATATACCTTTCCGATGCCGAATCTTCGCCACCTTGTAGTCGTGTACCAAATTGACCATTGGGAATCAGCAAATTAATATTATTTGAACCTACGAAATTCTGTGCCATGTTTACAATCGTCTGATTCAAACTGGCTTCACCATGATGGTAGCGACTCAGTTCGGAAACAGACCCACTAAATTGGGCCACTTTAATTTCGCTCGTCAGATTGCGTTTAAAAGCAGTGTACACTATTTTGCGTTGACTCGTCTTGTTGCCATCAACTAAATTCGGCAGATTGCGTTCGCAATCATAAATCGAGAAATGAATAAACTCGTGATTAATAAATTCGCTATAACTCGCTTCTTTTTTGGTCGTGTCCAAATTCAATTCACGATTATACTGCTTTAACCAGTCTTTGCGGTCGCTTGCCCGTTTTTTATTAAATGCCATATCAATCGCATCTTTACATGTTGGACCAGTACAAACAAACTCGACTGTTTTCTTATTGGCGAAATATTCTTTAAACTCTTTTGCTGTGCTGGTACCCAGTCCCTTGTAATATTTAATGGACCAACCTTTTGCTGCCGTTGGCTCACTTTCGTGCCATAGTTTATATTCGCTTTCATTGTAAAAGAGCAATTCTTTGGTACCTTTTTTAGCCTTGATAATAGGCGTATTCATAAACCCGAGAAAACCAGGAATATTCAACAGCTCTTCCCATTCCCAATGAATGACATTTATGCCCAGACCTTTAATATGACTGCCGTCCAAATCTTGATCCGTCATAAAGACCACCTTGCCATACCGCAAGAGTGCTTTGGCCGATTCAGGTGTATATTTTTTACCCGTTTCAAAGCCCATAATTCGTTTAATTTCATTGATTTCTTTATTTTCCATGATACGTGATGTTGTCTCGCCGCGTACATTCAACATTTTCCCACGCATAGGATACACGCCAATAGTATTACGGTCTTCTGTCGACAAGCCACTAATCACCCCGGCCTTGGCTGAATCGCCTTCACACAAGATTAAAATACATTGATGACTTTTATCCGTGCCGGCCCAGTTCGCGTCAGTCAATTTGGGAATACCGCGTACACTTTTGGTCTTGGACCCATCGGTTTTTTTGGCTGCTTTGTTTTCCTTAACTTCAGTCAGTGCACACGCGGCATCCATCACACCCATCTTGGCAATCTTTTCAATAAACTTGTCACTGACTTCACATGCCGACCCAAATGACGCCACCGGTGTATTCATATAATCTTTGGTCTGGCTGTCAAACGCCGGATTTTCAATATCGCACCGGACAAACAGCATGATTTGCTCTTTAATTGTGGTGGGTTTGACATCCACCTTTTTCTTCAGTTTGATATAGACGGTCAGCTTACGAACGATTTGATTGATAATATAATCCACATGCTTGCCGCCCTTGCCGGTGAATATACCATTGACGAAGGAAATTTGTGTAAACTCTTCTTTGGGGGCGAGAGCCACGACATATTCCCAGCGTTCATTGGCTTCTTCGTAAATACGGGGCTCTGCCCCCTTGCCCCCGCCCCCGACCACAAGCGGAATTGTTTTTGCCCCGATATACAAATCCACATACTGCTGAAAATGTTTCACGGGTATCACCTCCCCGTTGTATTTCACTTTGATATTTTTATCTGTGACGGCCGCAATATCATAGATGCGCCGCTTTAACAAACTTAACATATCTGGTGAAAGCGCAGTGATGCCGAGCCGCGCATAATCGGGCTTGAACGTGATTTTCGTATAAGGCTTTTTCGCACACTTTTTAATAACAGGTTTTTTGATAATGTTGAGATTATCAGCAAACTCTTGTGTGTAGATAAGACCGCGTGTATGATCGACAGTTTCAACCTTACCGTATTTAGACCAGATAAGCACTAACTTAAACCCGAACCCATTTTTACCGCCAGTGATTTTCTTTTGTGTCTTGTCATAATTGGTGGATGTACGCAAATGACCGAAAATCATCTCGGGGATCCAAATGTCTTCTTCGGGATGTTTGGCAATATCAATGCCATTGCCATCATTGGTCATTGTAATGGTCCCATCTTCAGCAATACCAATATCAATATAGGTCACGGGGATAGGCTTTTTATCGGTGTTGCCGTCTACTTCCTTATATAATCCCATTGCTTGCGCCATTCTCACACAATGATCCCGACAATTCACCACGCCTTCATCAAACAATTTATACAAGCCCGGAATGATGGAAATATGTTTAGCCACAATGGTGTTGGTTTCATCGTTGTAAACATAAGTATCATAATCGGTCATTTCCATGGAGCCAGTATAGGTATCTGGATTATCCAACACATGCTGCTTGTCAGTCTTCTTCTGATACTTTTGAGAAAGCTCTTGGGCTTCGGCAGCTGTGCTTGCGCTTTGTACTGCTGCGCTTGCGCTTTGTACTGCTGCGCTTGTGCTTTGTACTGCTGCGCTTGCCATTTTAGTTGTTATAGGTATATTTATCATTATTATTTTATCATTAAATTGTTTTCAATTTTATAGTACAAAAATAGAAAAAGAAAAAGATAGTATTTATTATACAATAATGTCATTTACTTTTAATACATCTGGTCAGTATATACACAAAGTAAATTCCAATGTTAAATCTATTAATATTATTGCACTGGGTGGTGGGGGGGGCGGAGGTGGAGATGTGGGTGGAAATGGTGGTGTAGTAGATACTACATTTAATTTTTTGACTGGATTATCTACATTTGATTTAACGATAACAGTAGGAGGAGGAGGAGGAGGAATAGGAGTAGGAGTAGGAAGAAGCAATTACACTATGGGTGGCGGGGGTGGATTTACCTCAATTATCAATACACAACATAATATTTTTATAATTGGTGGAGGTGGTGGCGGTGGAGGATATAATTTTAAAGGCGGTGATGGCGGTGGTTCAAACGGTTATGGCAGAGGTGGTAAAAATAATGGTGAAGATGGAA